AAATAGAAAGGACTGGGTATTAAAAATGAATAAATATGTGACCAGCTCTGGTGATCAAAATTCGTTGGGGTAGGCTTTGGGGCACTATGAGCACAGAAAAAGGCTTCAAGAAACAAACCCTATGGGGGGGAGAAGCCGATGATGGTGTTGCTGCGTTAGCTGGAGTAAAACTAAATGTTGTAAGTATTCGCGGGGTTATAAAACCCTGCGATAGCTGCAAGCGTATATCTAGATGTGCTATGTATCAATCGTTTACTAGACACCGATTACGCCATGGAGAGTATAACCAAGGTACTAATATACTGTTTACTTGCGATATGTATATACCTAATAGTATGCCTGGTGATATAAGAGCTCCAATGATACACGGAAGAACCTCAGGTCAAGATCCCACATAAGGAGTAAATATGGCTATTTCCAGTCATGAGTTTCAAGGAATGGCTCGGTCAAAAAAGGGCAAGCATAAGACTAGTCCACCTACCGTCAAAGTACCCAAGATAAGTAAAGCTACTAGGGAATTACTAGTACCATATCAATCGCCTCAAAGACGTTCTAATATATCTTTTTCATAGGAGGAATACATGTCCAAGAAAAATAATTTGCAGAGTTTGTTTACTCTTATGACTAGCAAAAATAAAAATATAAAGAAGCTGGAGAAGAAGGCTAAACTTACTGTTGCAAGAAGTAAGAGAAGTCCCCGGGGAGAACCAATGTCTAATCCCTTGAGTTACCCAGAGAAGATAAGTTATAATTATTAAGGAGGATATATGGGATCAGGAGAATTAGGTGTAAGTGAAGCCCCAGCAACTGCAGGTAGCTTTCATTCTATTGGGCCCGGAGGAATACCAATGAAAAAGAAAGTAATGCCAAAAGCTAACCCAAAGAAGCTAACTGCTAATAGAAATTGGAAGAAGAGCTTTTCTAAATTTGGAAGTAAGATATCTGGCGGTAAGAGAGGATCATAAATGAAAAAGCAATATATGCCTATAACGGATTTACAAAAACTAGGATATCTAGTTGAAGAGTGTGGAGAAGTAATGGCTGCAGTTGGTAAGACTATTAGATGGGGATTAGATTCTTCTAATCCGGAGTTACCGGAACAAGAAAGAGAAACCAATAGAGACTGGATCTTAAGGGAACTTAAGGATCTTAAGGATGCCATAAAGATTACGGAAGAAGAACTAGAAAGGGATATTTAATTATGAAGAAGTTAGACCCAGAAGTAAAGAAAATGACTTTGAAGCAGAAACAAGAACTTCTCAAGAAAGAAATGGCTATAATAAATAAGAAGTTTAAGAGAGAAGTAGTTACATTTGGATCAAAGAAAGAGCAAAATAGAATACCATTCAAGAATAAAGATCTCAATGAAAAGACTAGTGGTGGCGTTCCATGTGGAAAGTTCACTGTTATATGGGGAGACAAGGGATCTTGCAAGACTACTACTTGCTATGAGTTAGTAGCTCAAGCCCAGCAAATGGGAAAGATATGCTTATGGGTAGATTTTGAGAGAAGCTATTCTAAGCCTTGGGCGGCTCTTCAAGGAGTTAACCTGGATGATCTAATTTATGCTCCGGCGTTTGAAGACGCAGAATCTGCTATGGATACTGTGATCAAACTTCTAGAGACTAAAGCTGTAGATATGGTAGTTATTGATTCTATCCAGGGTATGTCTCCTATTGGAGAACAAGAAACTAAGAAGCATGTAGAAAAATCAATGGCTGATGATACAATGGCATTGATAGCAAAAAAGTTAAGCCAGTTCTTCAGGAGAAGTTCATTTCAAGTGTGGGAGAGTGACTGTACATTTATATTAATTGGCCAGACTAGAATCCAACTAGGTAAGTTTATAGCTTTAGCAAAACTAAGTGGAGGACATGCTCTTGAGCATTGGTCATCTATGACTATTCATGTTAGTAGAACAGCTAAAGACCAATGGCCTCATATCATGGTAAAGGATCCAGGAGAAGCAAAAGCTCATAAAGAATATACTGGATTCACAGTTGTTGCTACAGTTGATAAATCTAAAGTAGGCCCTGATGAGGGTAAGAAATCTTATATAGATTTCATGTATGGACAAGGTATGTCTGAAGAAGCAAAAGTAAAGATAGAAGCTGAATCCGAAGAAGGGCAAAAAGAAGAGGCTGAATAATGGAAGAAGCAACAAATCTACTTAAGTGTAAATGTGGTAACAAAACTTTCTATCACACATGGCTAAATGGATGTGTATGTGATGAGACTACTAATATAATAAGAGTAGTAACAGTAGAACCAGATGAACATTTTTGGTGCGAGAAATGTAACAAAGAAGTTAAAAGGGGGGATCTATGATAGATGAATGTGATAACTATCTAGATGGGTTCTGTATTAAAGATTTGGATGCTGGTAGATGTTGGGATTGTACAGCGCCAAATAAAGAAGCTAGAGTACGTGAAGCAAAAAAGGGATGGTATATTCCCGGCTGTCCGTATCCAAAGCTCGGCAAGGATTAAATGGGAATTAAATTTGGAGGGATGTTTACGATGAAGAAATTGAACAAGATAATATTCACCTATGAAGATGGAACTTCTAATGCTATAGAAGATCCTCGTGCATGCCTATTATTTCAAAGCAGATGTAATTCATCCGGTGTTTTATCTGGGATGGAAGATTATATTGTCGATGTCAAACCAGGAGAGAAAGATGCTGCTTAACCAATTAAGTAGGGAAGTAGCTGAATGGAGAAAGAAAAAAGGATTTAAAACTGGATGGGATAATATGCCAGAGAAGCTTATGCTTGTAGTAACAGAGCTGTCAGAGGCTATGGAGGCGTATCGACATGATGATAACAAGAACTTTAAGGAGGAGATTGCTGACACTTTTATTCGACTTTGCGATATCTGCGGGAGCGTTGATATTGACATCGAAAGCGAGATCCGCAACAAGATGGCGATCAATAAGGACCGGCCCTACAAACATGGGAAGAAATGCTAAGTCATATAGAAGTAAACTCGGTAGATGTAGTACCGGGGAATTGGTATCAAGTACGCACATTAGTTAATAAAGCCACTGGTGAACATGTTGTAGTCAGAGAAGAATGCTTTTGGCTGGATGAACAATGGAATAAAAAACAAGGAGACTGGGATGAATAAAGTCATGAGATGCTTATATTGTGATGGGCCTTGTAAGGTCAGTGATGATACTGGTAAGCTGATTATGGACTGTCCCAATTGTGGAGTAAAAGAATTAACCAAGCCTGGTTTTGACAGGATGGAAGCTAAGGAGAAATTATGATTACAGTTAGAAATATAAGGAAGATGGAACAGGGGAATGTTAAGGCATACTTTGATGCTACAGTCAATGGTGTAGAGATCAAAGGACTTAAACTTGTCCTATCTACAAAAGATGGAAATTTATTCTTGTCTTTTCCGTCGGAGAAAGGTAAAGACGGTAAATACTATAACATAGTGTTTATTGAAGATGTTAATCTGAAGAAAGAAGTTGAAGACTTCTTAATTGATACATATAATAAAGCTTAAGCTTAGAAAGGAACTATGTTAGAGAAAGATTTTGTACAGATGCTTGGAAAGATGGAAGATGAAGAACATGCTATAATGGGTACAAAAGGCATGGAGTATACTCAAGGAGATCTGGCCAAAGATAGGTTGGCTAACTTCTATAGATTAGGCGAAGAATTGGATCTTGATCCTAAAATAGTATTATGGGTATATCTTAAAAAACATCTTGATAGTATAGTATGTTTTATAAAACAGAATAAAGTGTATTCTGATGAATCTATAGAAGGACGCATACATGATGCTCGTAATTATTTGGCATTGCTTAATGGAATAATTACACAGCAGAAAGTTGCGGATACGAAAGAGAAATAACAAATGTTTCCGATATGGTTCTTCTTCTTAATGATGGGATTTTTTGCATTCATCCAGATAGAGTTTTGGATGATGTTTCCCAGGAAATTAAGAAATATACTTGTAGCTAATCCAGTTCTAGCATTTATAATAACTTTTGTTTCAGGACTAAGCATTATGGCATTTACCGGTATGGCGAGTTTTGTAGGTATGGCTAACGTATGTGCTGATATTGTTTTTACTGCGTGGGTCCTAATATACAAACATCAAAATGGGATCAAGGGATTAGCTATTGACTGGTATAGAATGTTTAAGTTTATACCTATATTTCCCAAGTTAGTTGTTTCATACGAACTTAATGGAAAGAAATGGGTAGAATAGATATTCCCGTGGGATGGTTCAACTATAAAAAAACTACACTAAAAACCGAAAATATGGACTGTCCCACTGGGAAGTTTAATCAGGAGTTAATATGAATGTTAAAGAAGATTACCAAAAATTAATAGACAAAATATCACCAGGTAGGATAGTTGTCTGGAAAGACGGAACACATATTTATGTACCAGATGGTATCACTTGGGAATATTAAGGTGATGAAGATTGGCTGGTTACTATACCCGCGGAGGTAAAATGAAGGAGCTAATTAAGGGAGGCAAAGCAGAGGGAATGGACTGCGAAGCTATAGCGAAGAAGCATAAAGTTCCGGTGGAAGATATTAAGGCTCAGGAGAAAAAGGGAATAGTTATTGAGCACGAGCATACTCCTGACGATGATATAGCTGCTGAGATATCTAGAGATCACTTGGTAGAGCATCCATTTTATTATGACTATCTCGAAGAGATGGAAAAGGAAATGGAAAAGGACTACGAAGAAAAAGAGTATGGTAAGAAAGATCGAACCAAACAAGAAGAATCTGAAGATAAAACAGATGCTGACAAAGTAAAAAGACTCAAGAAATTATTTGGGTAAGGAGATTTAATGAAAGATGTAGTAATTAAAAAAACAGAGTTACTTGATATATTAAAGAAGAACCTAGCAATGCATAAGGATCTTTATGATTCAGCTGCGGCAGCTTTTAGAGAAAAATATATGGCTGAACTCAACAAAATGCTATTAAAGTCTGCTGAATCGAATGATTTTCAAATGTCTGTTAATTTACAGAAACCAGAAAATCGAGAAGATGATTACGAAGTAGCTATTAGAATGTTGGAAGTAGAATGTCGGGATGAAGTTACATTAGAAGAACAAGAATTTGCTAAGTATGTTCTTAATAAATGGCATTGGATTCATACATTCTATTCTTCTTTTTCATCTAATACTGGGTATAGTGGAATATCGGGATATTCCGGTTATTCAGGAACCCAATATACACCAAGTGATATGAGGAAATATTTTACTGGAGCATAGATAAGGAGCTAACAATGGCATATGGAAAAACACCAGCTGGAAAAGCTAAACCATCAAACTATCCCTTCGGTCAAACCGGCGGCACAGAAATGACTGCATCTAATAAAACAAAGATGAGCAGCAAACAATTAAAACAATGGGCAAATCTAAAGCCCAAGAGTAACAAGAAATAAAATCTTAGAAAAAAGGAGGATACAAAAAACATGATTGACAAGAATGCTAGTGGCAAAGTTAAAGGTGGAAAAGTAGGTAAAATGTTTCCGTTAGAGTCAAAAGGAGCAAAAGGCAAGATCGGTGGTTCATCTAAGAAAGGTAAATAACTAAATGAAAACAGCCCTAGTAACTGGAGGGACGGGCTTTATAGGTTATAACTTGGCTAATGCATTGCATAGCAAGGGCTATAAAGTAGTCGTTCTAGACAAAGCCTTAAACAATATTAAGCACTTAAACCCCAATATAAATTTTATATTAAATGATGTTCGTAAGGTAGACTTCTCTATATCATTCGACGTAGTGTATCACTTAGCCGCCTTAAGATCACTACCGGACTCATTTATATATCCTAAGGAGTATATATCTACTAATGTATGGGGTACATATAATATTATAAAGTCGTTCCCCAGTTCTAGGGTTGTTTTTGCTTCATCCTCAGCAGCCGCAGAATCAAAGAGTGTTTATGGCTTGACTAAGAAATCCGCAGAGCATTTCGTAAACCTACATAATAATGCAGTATCTGTAAGATTCATGAATGTATTTGGAGAAAGACAAATAGATCTACAGATGGCAGTACCTGCTTTCTGTTATGCTCTTAAACAAAATAAGAAAGCAATTATTAATGGGGATGGAAAACTACAGAGGGACTATACATATGTAACAGATTTGGTCACAGAGTTAATCAGTATAGGCGAGTCTCGGATAAAAGGACAAACAGAGACCGGTTATGGAACTCCTATAAGTATAATAGATTTGTATAAATTGTTAGCCCGCACGGCTAAAAAGAAAGAGAATTTTAAATTTGGTCCCGTTAGGAAAGGGGACATGAAGTTTACCTGTTCTAAGTATAAGATTAAGGAGCCTAAGTATGGATTTATGGAAGGAATAAGACGAACAGTAAGATGGTATTTAGAAGAGGAGAGTTTTTAATGACAGTAACTAAAGGAAGAGGTACATATAAAGTAAAAGCCTATATTGAGTATGAGATAGAGGCAGATGATGATATTGAAGCAATAGATAGATTGACAGAGTGTCTTATTAAAGATCTTGAGGAAGGCGAAGACATAAGAGAAATAGCTGAAGTAGCTGCAGAGAAGATTAGTGATCATGACTTAAAGGACTAAAATGCCGCAAGGTGAATGGGATGGAGAGTCAAATGAACAACCAAGAGAAGAGAATAATCCTACAATAAGCTTTGGGGAAGGTGCTATAACTTGGAGTACAATATTCTCAGATACTGGAATGACCATAGGTTCACCAGTTCTTACCATAAGATCACAAGAAACCAATATAAACCCTACCGGTCTTACCCAAACACATTCCCGATACACCACTCCAATACAGTATACCTTAAACAACCAGAGCTGGAAATATACTTTTGCTTTTGCATTAAGCCTTATATTTGGCCCGTGGTTATGTATATGGTCTAAGCTTATGAATAGACCTGCTGGATTCAAGATAACTAATACACATAGAGGATGGGACAGATGAGTAAGATAGAGGCTGTTATTGGCGGCAAGGCAAAAGGAATAGCAGATCAGGTAGCTATTGATCTGGCTCTGGGCTGTAAGAATCAGTGCGTAGGATGTTACGCAAAGAAATCATGCCAGAGGGGGAAACATTATGATAAGGTTATTGATAAAGAATTGGATAAAAAGGTGCTTGCACGGAGTCTCCAGCTTGCTAAGGCCAAAGGATTTCAATTGGCACGAGTTGGGAAACACTGTGATCCGGGAGACCATCTTAACAGTCTTAACGGTGTGCTTGACTGTTGCAACACTGAGCGTTTTAGGTGCATCGTTGTAAGTAAGTCCTTGACATTCAATGAAGAAACTGCTATACTATTACGAACTGGGAATCATGTTCTTCATATGTCACTAGGGCCATTTTCTTCTATCGCGCCGGCAGAAGAAGAAAGAGTTGATACAGCTAATAAATATAGAGATAGCGGAGTTAAAACCGCTATCAGATTAACCAGAGACGTTACTCAAATGATCTCGAGCTTAGATATAGACGTCGCGGCAGCGTTCAAATATATCGTGACTCCGATGAGATATCAATCAAAAAGTCTTATGGACTTTTATAGTGCACGAGCAAGAGACTTTGAGTTTGTCTCCGGTTATTATCGTCCGAAGATAATAAATGATACCTGGAAGAAGTATATGATTAATGTTTGTGGTGAAATTAATAATGAATTGTTCTGCTGTAACTGTCTTGAAAATATATAGTTTATATGGTATAATAGATATAGATTATGAGATATGATGAGCCGAAGAATAATGAATGGATCAAACCAATATATAGAAATTATAAAATGATGTGTTGTGATTGTGGTCTAGTTCATAATACAGATTTTAGGATATATAAAGGAAAAATACAATTTAGGGTCAGGAGAAATAATAGATCAACAGCACTTGCCAGGAGAGTATATGACAGAAATTGATCCAATTAGGACAGATTATCCAGAAGTTCATTTGGAAGAAGAGCATGGCTGGGGACAATTTTCACCAGAAGTAGCATGGTATATCTACGACTTCTTTAGGTTTGAGCTTACACCCTGGGAGAAATTGGTCTTCTATAGCTATTATATAAATGGGTTTACTCTTATGGATATAGCTGCATCTGCTGATTGTACATTTCAGAATATAGGTATAGTAGTAAAAAGAATAGAGAAAAAATTGCATTATAGGTGGAACCATAAGAAAAACTGGAAGGCAAGGACAGATGACTATAAATCAAGAGATTAATAATATAGCTGAAGAAGTAAGGAAAGAAGTAAATGCAGATGTAGATCTTAATATAGGTAAGATAGAGAATCCTGCTGAATGTGTTCCTTTATTATGCGAAAGAATGGATCGTATATGTGCTATGATGGACTTTCAGGCTACGTTAATTACCTATGCTGAAGATACTCTTGAAGAAGCTAAGTATCAGTACAAGAAGAATGATCTACTTGCCCATCATAAATATGATGAGGCTTTTGTAAAATTTAAGCAAGAAGATAGACCTAAACCAAGGGACCAACGTAGAACTGATAAAGAATATGAGGCTATGGCGTCTCTTGAATCAAATATAGTATCTAATGAAGCTTTATCATCCGAAAGAGTATATCAAAAAGCTCAACATAGGCTAGATGATGAGAAGCATAAATATGAGATTCTTAATAATCATTTCTTAAGTTATAGAAAAGCATGTGATCTTTTATCTAAGGAAATGAGTAAACTAGGTGGCCCCAGGGAACATATAGGAGGCCAGTTCTAAGATGGAACATAGAGATGCATTAATAGAGAATATATTTTATGGCCCGAGACAATGTGGAAAGACTACTAAACTATTAGATATAATTCCTAAAGATAGTTTTTTATTAGTGCATTCTCACAGAGAAGCAGACAGAATAAGAGATAATTATCCAGACAAAGTTAGGAATATAAAAGTTATATCTTGGGATCAATATAAATATTGGTCTGGAACTCGTGGAAGAGTTTATATAGATAATGCAGATTGGTTTTTAACAGAATTGCTTATGGATAAAGGTTTTGACCTTCAGGGCATAACATTAACTACTGACAAGGAATGGGATAAATAATGGATTACTGCGTTTGCTCTCTCCCCATAAGGATGTACCAGAAATTAGGCCAAGGAAAAGTATTTATTTGTAGTACATGCAATTTACAAGTAGATTCTAAATCCAAGATGCTTGACAGAAAAATAGATAAGATCAAGTTGAAAGATGCTACTCGTAATGAGGTAATACTCCAGGATAAGATCAATGAGATATCTGATCTTCTTAAAGTCTTATCTGGATAGCCAGGAGAATCAAACATGGAATGGTTAGCCTGCAGGGTAACTACAGGTCAAGAGTATTTAATCCGCGGGAAGATAAAAGCTATAGCTCCTGATGCTGAAGTACTGATACCAAGAAAGTACTTTAAAGAGTTAAAACAGGGTGTAGTAAAGACTAAGTCAGAAAGGATGCTTCCGGGGTACCTTTTAATAGGATCACAATCTGACATTGGGAAGGCCCTAGAGAAAGGATTTATAAAGGTAGTAGGAAAGGTTACTGAGGAGGAAGTTGCCTTACTACGGGCCCAGGAAGGCCTAAAAGAGGATGATTTAGGGGTAGGTATCAAAGTCCTTGTACTTGATGGACCTTTTCAGGGTTGTAAGGGTACAATAGAGAAAGATTCTGGCACAGGAGTTATGGATTGTAAGCTTCTTTTCCATAGTATGGAAGTCAACGCTTCAGTTAAATCTGAGCTGTTGAGCTCAATTAAATGAAGGGTATAATACTAGCAGGCGGAAGAGCCACAAGACTATATCCTATAACTAAGTGTATATGTAAACAGATGCTTCCCATTTACGACAAGCCAATGATTTATTATCCATTATCTATGCTTATGTTGGCCGGGATAAAAGAGATTCTGGTTATATCTACATTTAAGGATATACCAAGATTTGAAGATTTACTTGGGGATGGATCTGATCTAGGTATAGATATATCATATGCTGTGCAGCAAGAACCCAATGGTATAGCCTATAGTATACTTATAGGAGAAGAGTTTATAGGCCAGGATAGTGTTTGTTTAGCGCTAGGAGATAACATATTCTACGGAGATCAATTAGTAACTTTCTTACAAGAAGCTTCTAAGATACAAGACGGTGCTTTAATCCTCGGATATGCGGTCAAGGATCCTCAAAGATATGGTGTAATAGAATGTGATAAGGACTTGAATGTACTTTCACTTGAAGAAAAACCATCTCAACCAAAGTCAAACTGGGTTACTTGCGGTATGTACTTCTATGATAATACTGCTGTAAATAGAGCTAAGAATCTTGTTCCTTCTGCCCGCGGAGAATTAGAAATCAATGACCTCAATAAAGAGTATCTCAAGGAGGGTAAACTTAAGGTTAAATTGTTTGGCCGCGGTAATGCCTGGCTGGATACCGGTACATATGAGTCATTAATAGATGCTTCTGTTTTTATTAAGACGATAGAAGAACGGCAGGGATTAAAGATAGGATGTATTGAAGAGGTTGCATATAGGATGCAATATATTGATAAAGAACAACTTATTAAGTTAGCGGACAATATCCATACTAGTTATGGAGATTACTTGAAAGGATTACTTAATGGATAGCAGAAGTATTCTTGTTACGGGAGGAGCTGGGTTTATAGGAAGTGCTTTCATGCGACTTCTTGTAAAAGAATATGAAGGAAATAGTAATCTTATACTAATAGATAAGCTAACTTATGCTGGAGACTTGGAACGACTAAAAGAAATAGAAGGAAGTTATCTGTTTTATAAAACAGATATATGTGATAAGAAAGCTATAGACAGGATATTTTCTAAGCATAAACCTTATAGTGTATTTCATTTTGCTGCGGAGAGTCACGTAGACAGAAGTATTAATGACTCTAGCCCATTTATAGAAACTAATATTAAGGGTACACAAATTCTTCTTGATGCTAGCAGGAAATTTAATGTTGGTAGATTTATATTGATCAGTACTGATGAAATATATGGAGAGATATATAATGGAAAGGTTACTGAGGATGGTTTAATCAGACCTGGTAATCCATACTCCGCATCCAAGGCTGCTGCAGATCTCCTAACCCAAGCATATATAAAGACTTATAACTTCCCAGCTATAATAATAAGACCATCAAATAACTACGGTCCATGGCAATATCCCGAGAAACTTGTCCCATTATCTATCGCTAGGATATTTAATGGAGAGAACATTAAACTCTATGGAAATGGAGTTCAGATAAGAGAGTGGTTATATGTTGATGATTGTGTACAAGGAATATTAAAGATAGCCTCAAAGGGCCTTTTAGGTAGGAGATATAACTTGGGTAGCGGAATAGAAAGTACCAATAGGGATATAGCTAGGTTATTGTTAAATACTCTGCAAGTTAATCCTGATAGGTGGGAGTTTATTGATGATCGTCCGGGACATGACGTACGTTATTGTTTAGATTCGAGTAAAGTAACTACTGAACTTAAATGGAGACCCAAGATTAATCTTGAGAAAGGTATTAAATTAACTGTTAATTGGGCTCTTGAAAACCGTGATTGGCTTATTAGTAAAACTTCTTAAGATATCTCTACCAAATCCTTCAACTTATCTCTTATCTTCAACATCTTCCGCCGCACATACATCCTATCCATACCGGTAATCCTTGCCATAGAATAATCTGATAATGCTTTACCATTACTCTCATACTTTAAATATAGAAGATATCTTTCGGATTCTTCCAGCCGGCTAAAGAGATCACCACTTGTAATACCTCTAGTCCATCTAAGATCTATCTCATTGAAGTTAACACCTGCATCTCCATCCTTCCCTGAACCATTAACCTCATCTTTATATTCAACATTATAGACACAGTAGAGAGCGTCTTTAGCGCGGGTAGAGCAAAGAGTCTTAAGTCTATATCGGACATTAACTTGCATAAAGTGAGTGAAGGATATTCTGGGCTTTGTACTCTTATGATCTGCTATCATTGGTACATACCGGTAAAGCTGCTCAAGAAAGTAGCACACTAGCTCATCATATAGATCTTGTTGTGTGCAGTCTTTGAAGAGATTCCTCAGATAACCTACCATATGCTTAGCCGCAGCCAGAACAGAGAAACCATTAGCTCTATCTTTATCTGACATAAATAGTCTAAGGAAGGTTATCGTATCCTTATTACTGAAGTCAACCGGCCTAAAAGAGCATAGCAAGAGAACATACTTCTTGAAATAAGGATCAAACTCCTTTAAGATTTGCGCTTTAAGCTCTTCAGTAGGAGAACTACGGTAAGTATCAACCAGATTATTAATAAATACATCATCGTTGTAGTCTTTAGTTTTATCCATTGGTTTTCCTGTGAATATAGACTTCGCATCTAGGATCAGCTTTGTCTACCCCTTTAAAATTTAGAATCAACCTATTCACAATCCACCAGTTATCGTCCTCAAGAACCCCCGTATCCACAAGCAGATCCATAATACTTTCAGCCTTATTGGTAAGATCTGTTCCCCTTCGGTCTGGAGCATAAAAATCTAACTCTATATAGTCAATATCAGGTACTAACTGTGGCTTATTTAAGGCCAATTGCTCAGATGCTATTTTATGCCAGGAGGCATATGCCTTTGACGGAATATTCATTAGCTTTCCGTGGCGCACAAATAAGCACCTGGAATTCTTCTTAGAAGGGATACGACCCTTTACTAACAATCTTACCAAAACTCTTTCCTGTCTTGCCTGTTCTACTTGCTTCTGTGACATGAGGTCCTTGTTTTATAACTGGGTTTGTATACCATTTGAAGTTAGCCCGTTTATAGGGCTCGGTCTTCAAGAAAGCGAACGCATTAGACTTTCGCGGTTCCGTCTGGTATAATTCTGGGTTCTTGCTCTTGAGTTTGTTTATTTTGTCCAGCATTTGTCCTTAACAGGTTAATATATTTTTCAACACATTCGGGTATAACATCATTAATATCCCTTACTGGGAACCCTGACTCTTCCAACTTATCTGTAGATAGGATCAGGTTAGTTCTGATTAACTTAAGTTCCCGGGGTTCAGTAATGGCATAGTTATGAGTAGGAACATACTTCCTGTATTCCTCTAGTAATGTCCTAAACCTAAGTCCGCCATAGTTTACTACGTTATAGATTCCCTCCGCGTCATTCTTAATCAAATACTTCATAGCATCAAGAAAATCAGGTATATAAGTAATAGAGTTAGGTATATCGATTACATTCTTAAATCCTATCAGCTTATCCAATAGATTCCTTGGATGAGGTTTGAAGTCAAGAGGTAGGAGTATCCTCAACTGAAGTATATTACCTGAACTCTTTATTGAGGATAAAGCTGCCTCAGTATATATCTTTGTCCGTGAATAGAAGAGATCAAAGAAATTCGGGCCCTCCGTCTCTTCAATGGGCATATTCCTCTTATAGTCATATTCATAGATCAGCCCAGTAGAAATATGTACTAGTTTAACATGGTTTCTTACCGCGGCCTCGGCTAAAAGAATAGGAACTAAAACATTAGAGGTTAAACTCTTTGTTTTGTCCGCCTCACAACCATCAACATTTTTTCCGTAATGACCAACGCAATTAATAATTACTTGAGGATGGTTCACATCAATCTCTTTCTGTATATCCTCATAAGTAATTATTCTGACATTGGATACCGGACAATTGAAATACTCAGATATTCTTTGTCCAAGCCATCCATTTCCAAATACGAGTAGTTCATGCATTAGATTAAACTAACTCTGCTGCTTGGGTTCCAACTGTAGAAGCTGGTGCCGGCTCGACAAGCTTAATTTCATCGACTGGCTTAGCTTCAGGCTTATTTTTAGTGACATCCTGTATGATGCCATCTTTGGTGATCATATAATCACGATGAGCATCGAGATTCATTTCTTTTATAACCTCGTCCCACCATTTCTTAATTACGCCATCCACCTCATTGCGCATATTAAGTAACTTATTTACCCTTACCATGCTCGATCCAATATTTAATTCTAATTCCTGCGCAGCATTCAATGTATTATCATACTGTGCCTTACGTGCATCACTTAGCTTCCACTCCATTTGTAGTTCCTCCTTATTTCGGTTTTATCGTATACTCTAGGCAGTGATAAATTGTCCTGCCGGCATATACACCATCATTATCATTGTACCTAATATCGTCGCTGCCATAGTATTCCCTAAATTTGGGAAGGAAATTACCCTTAGGCACAATACACACTCCGAACCAATGACATGTACGGCATGGGACATATCTTCCCTTAATTATTCTTATGTCTACCGTCTGAGTTATAAATCCAGCAGGTGTACCTTGTTGCGTCATTGTGTTCTCCATCTAATTATATTATATCATACAATTGTTATTTTTTCAAAGGATCATTTATACTGTCCGGAGCTGTATCGGAACCATTATCAATAACACTTATGTCCCTATCGGTTCCTATCGGTTCTGGAAAAGTATAGAGTTACGATCGCAGTTGCCGAGGAAACAAAAGCTCCCAGCAATAACATTATGATATCCTTAACCAACACAAATACTTCTTTGTTTGCCGCGGAAGTTAAAGCTATGTTAAGACATTTATCGACGGACCAACAAAGAGTTCCTATAACTAATATTGTAGTCATAAATCTAGCGCTAGTAATCTTTCCCAGGAATCTATTTAGAATACAAGTTAGATTCTCAGCTGCTTTTCCCATGTGAAACCTCCATCTATGTTTTCCGCCCGTCTCCAATTGTAGAACCTATTTCCCCCTGATCGTTAAATATATCTTCCAATTGTCATATTGATAACCATATCCCATTGTATTGCATTCTAGTAAGATCTTCCTATGGGGTTCGCTTGTACCCAATACGTCAAATATAATCCTGTCCTGCCACCAATCAGAATATCCTATAAAAGCTACTGCCTCCCTACAACCATCCAGATAACACTCATCGGCGTGGTATAGGTTCCCCCTATGAGTCATCGCTAAACAATGCATGCTACAATGTAGTCCTAGTCCATGATCCCAGTTCTGTACGTTGCCAACTCCGTTTAAAGACCTAAACTTATTAATCAGGTCTGGTATCATATCCACCTCACTCTGTGAACTACTTAGCCACCTATACTCTCAACAATCCATCTTTTTGCTTGAGCCTCTGGGCTATCAAGAAATGTTTTTATTTCCTGTTTGGTTCCCCACCAAACCTGCACTGGTTTAGGTGCTATAGGAACATTACTATGGTTAAATACACCACAGCCCGGAAGAAGTATCGTAAAAGCAAGAACACATACTATAAATATTTTTTTCATTTCATCTCCCTAATTATCTTGAGCGTTGTTCTTTAACAGCTGAGTCAAATAAACAATCCTATTTTCGATATCAACCACTCTTTTAGCTTTCTTCTTATCAGCATCTCCGGCCAAAAGAGAACTTCTCTCCCGCTGGATATTTTCTAGCTCATTCTTCCACCGTTCTATACGTTTCTGTATAGGAAGAATGCCAAATAACTTATCAAGAAATCCACCCCATCCCATATTTACCTCCTTAAACAGTTGTTTTAAAACCTGTGAGTATAGCCACGGTTGCTAAGTCAGCTATTTGAAGACCACCAAATACAGTAGCCCATACCGGTAACAGGGTTGTTCCATAAGTAAGAACCGCAGATAATCCGCATCCTACAAATATAATAATAGCCTTTGTCCAAACTTTCATGTTTTCTCCTTTTTTATTAGTCTTTAAACACCCACTTAGGTGGTCTCTTGAAGATAATACGCAGGATAGTCTCTATTCTACCGTGCCAGGTTAAGTCACAGAGACATGTCCACATCCATCGCATAGCGATATTATCTTCTCCACCCTCAAAAATGAATATACCTATCTCTCTATTTTCTTTCATATCTACCATCTCCACTATGACTATTCAGCCATCTCAATGCCGGTAGCATCCATTTGGGTTGATTAAAATCCATCCATAGGGCCCACCATATAGAGTGAAACGGTTTAAGTAAGTCCATTTTAGCAGTCCTCTGATCCTTCGAACTCAGCCCTTTTCTTTAGTTCTGCGTAGGCTGTAGCCCTTGTATGATCTGGTCCGGGAATTGACATGGGCACAACCTTAATATACCCAGCCTCATCCTTGTCCCTGGCTTCCTTATCTTTATATAGCGCGATCCTAACTACGGTAGCCATATAAAGAGTATTTGAATGATTACCTATAATCTTCCAGTAGTTACCTTTCTTATTACCATACTCATAATCTTTCTTAAGTGCCATTGTATTGCCTCCTTTATTTTTCTAGTTCTGATATTTTAGATTCTAATACACCTATCTTAGAACTAAGTTCCTTTACTGCATTAACTAATGCGCCAATAATACCCCTGTCAGATAAACCCAGATAACCATCCCTGTTTTTATCGACCGCTTCTGGAATAAGTCTCTGTATTTCTTGAGCTGAAAATCCCGCATAAGTATGGTCTATTCCTATATCAATACCAGATTCTTTATTCCACTTATATAATATAGGATTGATTTGTAATACTTCTTTGAGACCATATTTTAAGTTACCTTGAATATCTTTTAATCTAGTATCTGAAGAAGTTGCTACAGTGCCATCAGCAGCAAAACTAGTAGTTCCGGCTCCATAATAAGGAAGTTTAAGAACGCCTAAAGATGTTAATGCAAACCAATTTGTTGCATTATATGCTAATTCAAATACATTATTTCCTATAGTTGGACCTATACCAGCTCGCCATAACATAGCATTCGTAGAACTCTTCCAGTCTATCGTTCCACCATAATTATCATAGCTCAACATTTCTATCTGTGGAAAGGAAGCTTCCATCCGAGCACAAACTCCTGAAGTGTCTTTTACGTGTAACCTAACTGAAGGAGTACAATTAACTCCAATATATCCACTACTAAGAATTGATAATCTTGCTGTTCCCGATCGAGTAGATGCATCAGCAGCAGTATATAAGTTTATAGACGTTGCTGCATTAGTCTCTCCAAATCCCCCACCTATAACTAATTCATTATGACTAGCATCCCAGTTCATAGCCCCTACTAGGGTTATACCCTCTGGTTCTGAAGAACTTGAGTATTGAGGTATAACTATTTGACCATTTTTACTAGTTGAATCTGCTGTAGTAGTAGTAATAGTAATTTGAGGGATAGATCCCACAAAAATAGACGTAGCGCTTCCAGAGTAACCTGAGACTCCAGATCCACTATATCCAGAAATGCCACTATATCCAGAGTATCCGGAGTAGCCAGAGGTTCCACTGTATCCTGAGATTCCAGAATATCCAGAATAACCAGATATACCACTATACCCGCTGTACCCTGAAATACCACTATACCCAGAGTATCCACTATATCCCGATACACCTGAACCCGAGTAGCCAGAATAACCGGATATACCGCTATATCCAGAGTAACCAGAGTATCCGGAATAACCCGAGTACCCGGAGTAGCCGCTATATCCTGAGTAATCTCCGGGTGACCAAGCAAAATCATATATTGTAGTTCCCTCAACCGCTATAGCTGCATCATAGTATGCAACAGCATCGGCAACATCCTGATAGATGGTCAACTCTACTTGGGTAGCATTAGCGTCTATTAGTCTGGTTGCCGATATCCTTTCATAAGTACCACTTCCACTGTGGCCTGGTCCGTATGTGTCTCCTACTCCATCATTTATCTTTATGTTACAGCTGGTTACATTTGTATTGATCCATACTGAGAATGTAACATTCTTACCCTTCCAATAATTTATACCCTTTTTGGTGTGGATCGTTTGCTGCGTTAGAGTATTGGCACCAACGCGAGTCCTCTTGCAACTATAAGTACCATATTTTACAGTTATTGAGTCTCTTTCAATTATAGAATTCACTCCACTGGATACCCATGAAGCTGGATCAGAAGTTGTCCCATTTGGCCATTTCTCAAAATCTCCATTATCTAATTCATTAGGAAGATATCGGAGCCCAGAGATACCACTATATCCTGAATAACCTGAGAATCCTGAATATCCAGATATGCCAGAGTATCCGGAATATCCTGAGGTGCCAGAGTAACCGGAGTAGCCAGAGATTCCCGAGTAACCTGAGTACCCAGATTTACCAGAGTATCCAGAGTAACCTGAAATTCCGGAATATCCAGAATACCCACTGATACCACTATACCCAGAGTATCCACTATATCCCGATACACCTGAACCCGAGTAGCCAGAATAACCGGATATACCGCTATATCCAGAGTAACCTGAGATACCACTATATCCTGAATAACCGGATATACCAGAACCTGAGTAACCTGATATACCTGATCCACTATATCCAGAGTATCCGCTAATTCCACTATATCCGCTATATCCCGATATTCCTGAATAACCGCTATAGCCAGAATACCCCGATATTCCAGATCCACTGTATCCTGATACTCCCGATCCAGAATACCCAGAGTATCCAGATATACCAGAGTAACCGGAGTAGCCAGAGATTCCGCTATATCCCGAGTAACCAGAAATACCAGATCCTGAGTAGCCCGACACGCCAGATCCAGAGTATCCACTATAACCTGAAATGCCAGAATAACCGCTATAGCCAGATTTACCGGAGTAACCAGAATAACCAGAATAGCCAGAAATACCAGAACCAGAATAACCCGAAATACCAGAACCGCTATACCCGGAGTAACCAGAGATTCCGGAGTAACCACTATATCCTGAAATACCACTGTATCCAGAGTAACCGGAGATGCCTGAGCCTGAATATCCTGAAACTCCAGAACCCGAGTAACCGGAATAGCCAGAGATACCTGAATAACCGGAATATCCAGATATTCCGCTGTAACCTGAATATCCTGATGTACCTGATCCGGAATATCCCGATACACCTGATCCTGAATATCCAGAATATCCGCTAATGCCAGAGTAACCGCTGTAACCAGAGATTCCGCTATATCCTGAGTAACCAGAATATCCAGAAATACCAGAACCCGAGTATCCTGAAATTCCTGATCCGCTATATCCTGAGTATCCAGATATACCAGAATAACCAGAGTAACCACTAATTCCGCTGTATCCAGAATATCCAGAAATACCAGAGCCGGAATATCCTGATACGCCTGACCCACTATAACCTGAGTATCCCGAAATACCAGAGTACCCCGAGTAACCTGAATAACCCGAGATTCCACTATAGCCAGAGTAACCTGAGAGGCCAGATCCAGAATATCCTGAGACTCCTGAGCCGCTATATCCTGAATACCCACTGATACCGGAGTAGCCGGAATATCCACTGATTCCAGAATATCCGCTGTATCCCGAAACACCAGATCCCGAATAACCCGAAACACCAGAACCCGAATAACCGGAGTAACCACTTATGCCCGAATAACCAGAGTATCCCGACATCCCGCTATACCCAGAATATCCTGAGTAACCAGATATACCTGATCCGGAGTATCCAGAGACACCAGACCCACTATATCCCGAGTAACCGCTAATACCGGAATATCCACTATAACCAGATATACCACTATACCCGGAGTATCCTGATATACCGGAGCCGGAGTAACCGGAGACACCAGACCCGGAATATCCAGAGTAACCCGATATACCTGAGTATCCACTATATCCTGAGTAACCTGAGATTCCGCTGTAACCGGAATAACCAGAGATTCCTGAACCAGAGTATCCAGATATGCCGGATCCCGAATAACCTGAGTAACCTGAAATTCCGGAATAGCCTGAGTAACCAGAATAACCACTAATTCCTGAATAACCGGAGTATCCTGAATAACCACTAATACCGGATCCCGAGTATCCCGAAATACCAGAGTACCCCGAGTAACCTGAATAACCCGAGATTCCACTATAGCCAGAGTAACCTGAGAGGCCAGATCCAGAATATCCTGAGACTCCTGAGCCGCTGTAACCGGAGTAGCCACTTATACCACTGTATCCAGAGTACCCAGATATACCGCTGTATCCTGAATATCCAGAGACGCCAGAACCAGAGTATCCCGAATATCCGCTTATTCCTGAATAACCGCTATAGCCAGATTTACCGGAGTATCCAGAATAACCAGAATAGCCAGAAACACCAGATCCAGAATACCCGGACACCCCCGAACCGCTGTATCCTGAAATTCCAGAGTATCCAGAGTAACCACTATATCCGGAAATACCGGAGTAGCCGGAGTATCCGGAAACTCCCGAGCCACTATACCCAGAAATTCCGCTATATCCAGAATATCCAGAGATTCCAGAGTATCCCGAGATTCCCGAGTATCCACTGTATCCGGAATATCCACTAGTGCCTGAGTATCCAGAGTAACCTGAGATACCAGAATATCCGGAGTATCCAGATATACCACTATATCCCGAGTAGCCTGAATAACCAGAGATTCCTGAATATCCTGAGTAACCACTGATTCCAGAGTAACCTGAATAACCGGAGTAACCTGAGATACCGGATTCACCCTGGGGTCCTGGAGCACCGGCCAAATTAACATCCCAAGAACTAAACTCTCCAGTACCGGTTACTGTAACTACAGATACGGCTAAGGCTCCATTATCTTTATTATATGTGGTTACTGAACCTTCTATTTTATGTAAATTATCATTAGAAACAATTATTGATTGCCCCGGGGTATAAGAGAGACCAGTCCCTATTGTAATACTTAGGGATGCCCCAACTGAACCCAGGTCGACTGTATTGGAGGATGTTGTTGCATAAATATCTCCAGGGATACCACTGTATCCGGATTTTCCGCTATATCCGCTATAGCCAGAAATTCCTGAGTAGCCAGAATAACCGGAAACTCCTGATCCACTATATCCTGAGTATCCACTGATACCGGAGTACCCACTGTATCCTGATATGCCAGAGTAGCCGCTATAACCAGAAATACCTGAGTATCCTGAATAACCAGATATACCTGAGTATCCTGAGTATCCTGAAATCCCTGAGTAACCGGAATATCCTGAGATACCTGAACCGCTGTATCCACTGTAACCAGAGTATCCAGAGATACCTGAATATCCGGAGTATCCAGATTTACCCGAATAACCAGAATATCCAGAGTAACCTGAGACTCCAGATCCAGAGTAACCTGAGATTCCGGAACCAGAGTATCCACTATATCCTGAGTAACCAGATATTCCCGAGTAACCGGAATAGCCGGATGTTCCCGAGTATCCTGAATATCCCGAAATACCTGAGCCAGAATATCCAGATACACCAGACCCAGAATATCCACTATATCCGCTAATACCAGAATATCCCGAGTAACCGGAGATGCCGGAATAACCACTGTAACCTGAATATCCCGAAATTCCGGAACCTGAATAACCAGAAATACCTGACCCACTGTAACCCGAATATCCGCTAATTCCTGAGTAACCTGAATAGCCTGATTTCCCGCTGTATCCGGAGTATCCCGAATAACCAGATATTCCAGAACCTGAATAACCTGATATTCCGGAGTATCCGCTGTAACCTGAGATTCCTGATCCACTATATCCGGAATAACCGGATATACCTGAGTAACCTGAGTATCCGCTTATTCCAGAGTAACCAGAGTATCCTGATACACCTGATCCCGAGTAACCGCTATACCCTGAGTATCCACTATAACCTGAATATCCGGAGATACCTGAGTAACCAGAATAACCCGAGTATCCGGATATACCAGAGTAACCACTGTATCCAGATAATCCTGCTCCACTATATCCAGAGTAACCGGACAAGCCAGATCCAGAGTATCCACTGTAACCTGAATACCCACTAATTCCCGAGTAACCGGAATAGCCCGAGATACCACTGTAGCTACTATAGCCTGAATATCCAGAGGCTCCTATGGGTACATAAAATTGAATTAATATTTTATTGAAGGAAGGATCTACTATGCCATTACCATCCTGGCCTACAATCCTTAGCCATACATCTGCTTGCGCGCCGGTAACAAGAATAGCCCAGACCCCTATCTTTACGCCAGTGCCAGTTCCCACATCTAGTTTTCCGGCCGCGGCAGTATCGGCCGCCTGGAAGGTAGTATTATCCGTGGAATATTGTAAGTTTATACTTGAACCTGCAAAACCAGAAATTGCCTGGTTAACTATGATTCTGTATTTAGATGCAGGAGTTAAATCTAATTTAATCCTATTAGCTGTTGATCCGTCAAATTCTGTTACAGCCGCAGGCATGTTTGACCATATAGTAGCCGAGGTAATTAAATCCCATTCAACTGTAGTAGTTGTGGAATTTATTGATACACCAGTACCGCTATATCCAGAGAATCCTGAGTAACCAGAATAACCAGCTCCTGAAGAGCCAGAGTATCCGCTAATACCGGATCCTGAATATCCACTATATCCTGAATAGCCGGAGATCCCCGATCCAGAATAACCAGAGTATCCAGAATATCCGGATGCACTGGAATATCCAGAATAACCACTATAACTTGAATAGCCTGAAATACCAGAGTATCCGCTGTATCCTGAATAACCCGAGTATCCACTTCTTCCACTATACCCAGATGAACCTGCTCCAGAGTATCCCGAAACACCTGAACCACTATATCCGCTATAACCCGAATATCCGGAATATCCCGAGATACCAGAGTAGCTTGAATAACCAGAAATACCACTATACCCAGAGTAACCAGATATACCTGAGTATCCTGAGTATCCTGAAATCCCTGAGTAACCGGAATATCCTGAGTGTCCAGAATACCCGCTGTATCCACTTATTCCGGAACCCGAATATCCACTGTAACCTGAGTATCCTGAGAATGGAGTCCCCACACTAACCCACTTAGTACCATTAAAATAATATAGCTCATTAACATTTTTGTTAACAAGAATCCATCCATCTTCTGGTGTTTCAAAACTCCAGCTAGACGTGGCGGTAGAATATGTAGCTATATTTTCATTGTAGAATTCCCAAGCACCAGATCCAGGAGAAAGAACTAAGTATCTATCTCCATTACTAGGTGATATCGGCGGGGTAGTTTGATAATTTAAAGCGGGGTCTTTCCAGGAAAAATTCATAACCAAGGAAGAACCAGAATACCCAGAGTATCCGGATTTTCCATCTACACCTATTACACCATCCTTACCAGAATAGCCAGAATAACCGCTACGACCGACACCTCCGGCCTCAACGTTTGTAATCCTGGTTTCGTGATTTGTTAGTATAGATTGGTGAGTAATGATCTCTCTATCATGATCATTATAATCAGCAGCATTTGCAACATCCGTTCTTCCGGGAATGTCGCGACTGGTATCCTGAGTATTGGGGGTATAGTTCGGATATGCACCTGGCATGACTGTTCTCCTATGATTTAGGGTAGTCCTGTCCACAAATTAAGTCTATCCCCCCCTGCTTGCTCGGATATTATAATTTTATAATGGACTGCGGTAATCTAATTATTTTAATTATTTCTTCTGGTTTAAAGAATATATCATTGTTGCATTCTATAACTTCCCATATATCAAATTGTTTCTCTCTTAAGTATTTCCTGTCTTTAAGAATATTAACATTTTCTTTATGCCCAAAGATATTAGGATCGGATGGGCCAAAGATAGCATAACCCGGTTTATGTATAAGACTGCAGAAATGCTGGAAGAAATTATCAACACTTATCCATGTATCCGCAGCTGCAACTAATTCCCTGAGGCTATCTAGAGTAAGGTCTAACTTTATATCATTAACTCCCTCAATAGGCTTCTCCCCGGATCTTCCAATCTGAATAACAAAAAAACCTTCATTCTTTAATAGGGATACCAACTCTCCCCAATATGGATAGTTTTTGGGATTGACTTTTCCATTTCTCATCGGCCGGCTATAAGGAGATATAATTATGTTTTTCATAGGTACATCCCCCTGTAGGCATCGGCAAGTGACTTCTTCCAATTTCGATCCCACATCCATTTGTATACACTATGATCATCACTCTTAGTAACCATATAAGCTTCGGCAATACTGATTTGTTTTATATCTGTATCTTCTTTAAATACCTCAGGATAGCAATGGGCAAGTATCAAGTCCTTGTATCTCAGCTTTATTTCCGGTAAGATAGATTTGAATACAAGGTGATCTCCGAGTCCGGAATCAAGGACTATTAATTTCACATGATGAGGAACTATCCCCCATTCCTGTAACTTCTTGGAGAATATTATCTCATCATTAGCCCACAACTGTCCATCTGTTTCGCTTCTTATCCCGCCGGAAGAGAGACGCAAATGCCATGTTACAGCTGATGGATCAATAAGTAATTTCCATCCAGCCCTCTTCATTTCATAGGTAAATATCGTTTCCTCTCTATGTCCTATCTTAGAGAGTTCCATGCAATAGCCATTCCTGGCAGCTTCCTTACTATATATAAATGTAGAATACAAATGATCAACTTCTTTTGTCCCATCAAATTTAAACCACTGTTCATTGAGGCCGCAATAGATATCCTCGATCTTATTAGAGGCCAGCCTATTGCTGACTATAGGTTGCTTGGGGTCAAGAACTAATCCTGCCACCGCGCCAACACCGGGAGCTACATTCTTAACTAGCTTCTCTAGAACATCATGCTCCATAACATTATCATCATCTATCCTCCAGATCCATTCCGTATTTGCCTCCTGAATAGATCTCTGATGATTAGCTACCTGTCCTTTTCTTTCACCAAATTGAATAGTCCAGCTTATTCCCCGGGCCTGGATAAACTTAAATATATTCTCATATAAAGGATCTTGTCTTAAGTCCTTCTGCTCACCATCATCATATATTATTATATGCTTAGGTCTATACGTTTGTAGAGCGATAGAAATTAAACAGTTAGGCAAGGTAGTAAAATATCTATCCCTTGTAGAAATTACAGCAGTTACTTCGATCATTTAACTTCCTTTATCATGTGCTTAAATTTGTCTTTATTATCTAATACATACCGCGGAAAAGATTCGTCAAGAGGAGCAATAGAATAAGTTTCTTCTTCTCTACCAAATACATCCTTACCTTCATTAACTAATCTCTCTATCCTCGCGCGATCTAAAATATCAGGCCTATTAAATTCCTGATGAGCATATGCCTTTATCTTTTCCATAATGGCATCAATTCCCCCCTGGAAACTAAAATGCCATCCCGCATCAGGGATGCTAGGTAAACTATCTATATGATGATATTGGAGAGACCCCGGAGAGTACCTGACGGAACAAGGAGTCATTGCATACTGCCTAAAGAATGATACCGGGACAATAAGGCTTTCTTGCCACTTACCACCCGGACTCAAGCTTTGACTAGAAATATAATTTAAGAAATAGAAACATGAACTTAATTCCAACTTACATAAGCCCATATGACGCCTATAGTTTCTGACAGTCTTAGCATTGGTTATCTCATCAGCATCCCCTAGTATAAGTATATCATATTCTCTAACATTATTCAAGCCTTTTGTTATAGAATCTCTTTGGAATCTTTCTCTACTCCAAGATGAATCATAAGCCCCGGGGATATATTCAGGCCATTCAGATACTACAATATGTTTGATCTTAGGAAGAAACTTTGAAAATCTTTGTTTATTCTCATTAAAATAAAGAGGTTTTGGTTTTCCCTGGTGTGTTTCAGTTCCTTCCACCAGGACGAAGTAATCCACTTCCTTATCTAACTCGTTTAATCTTATCTCTAATTGGTCCAGCTCATTACAAAAAGGGAAACAATCATAGACATAAGGTTTATCTATATACCATATATTATTCCAATTAGTAAGGACTAGATGGCCAAACTCATCCCCCAGGGCCCTTGCCACTGCTTCCCATAATACATCATGACCGGCTAGGAGTCCGCCACTCTTTACTTTTGGCCACCAATCTTGTACATCCTGCCTAACGCATTCATAAGTGTGCTCGGCATCTATAAACACAAAATCAAAGTATTTGTCTTCAAAATGGGTACTGGCTTCATGAGAGCTCATACATAGAACCTGAGGATGTAGATCGAATCTTCTCATTGTATCCAGAAATGCCACCTTAACATCATCCTTCTTAAAGTAATCCTCCAAGCCTATACCACTGACAAAGGGATCAACCGCCACCACAGTTATGTTCTTTGCCTTGATTATATCGGCTACACTAGCTAGTGACCTGCCCTTAAAACAACCTAATTCCGCGACAACCCCATTTACCGGTACCCTATTCTTAAAGAAGTCCCTATAGGTGTCTATATCGTGTTCAGCAAAAAAACCTTCTGGGTATAATGGATATCTCTTTTTAACGATCTCGGTATTTCTTACCAGCAGTTCATTAACTCCCCCGACATCCCGAAGCGTTACTTCCCCCTTGTGGAATATAGGAAAACCTCCTAACATAAAATTAGGGGCATAATATTGGTAGGTAGAGTTAGGTACCTGTACTAACTTATAACCAGCATCCGTTGCCCTAAAACAGTAATCGACATCTTCTCCGAACCCTGGATTAAATATCTCATCTAATAATCCCAATTCTTCGAATAGTCTCCTCCTAACAGCAACACAGAAGAAGATGAGGAACTTTCTACCAGTACTTTCCCAGTCTATCATCATTGGTCCAGTAATACCGACCTTGGGATCCTCAAAAGGTTTTAATAGCATTTCTATCCAGTTGTTTATCCCCTGGTCCAAAAGCACTGTATCATTACTAAGTAGGATTATATATTCCCCCGTTGCCACCTTAATACCGTCATTTGTCCCTATGGTGAATCCGGTAGGCTTATCACTCCATACTAGCTTAAAGTGCTCACCTAGTGACTCTACGTAGGCCCTAGTGCCATCAGTACAGCCGTTGGCTGATACTATAACCTCTACATCTTTTAGGTCTGTAAACTTAATAATGCTCTCAATGCAGGGCTTAAGCAAATCCTCGCAATGATTATAACTAGGGATAACTATCGATATCTTCATTACTTTCCTTTATTTGCTATTGCTGAATAATAGTCTATGGCCAGCTTAAGGCCCATATCCAGAGGGACTTTGGGATCCCATCCTATTTTTCTAAGCTTTGTGGAATCTATATACTGTTTCTCAATCTCTTTGAAATGTTTTGATTTCTGGAATAATTTAATATCCTTAACCGGATCCTTCCCCATCAGCTCACATATATCAGTAATAAGATCTATCATTGAGCAATGCTCTGTCCCCCCGCAACAATAAACTTCACCACTCTTACCGTTTCTTGATGCAGTAACAAACGCGTTTGCTACATCAGTAATAAATACAAATTCTCTTATATAATCCGAGGCTCCCTCAAAAAGAAGTGCGGGTTCTCCCTGGGCAAGTCTCATAATGGTATTAGGTATGATCCTTGAAAGATTCGGATCACCAGGACCGTATACATTAGAAGAGGCTATAACTTTGGTAGGAACACCATAATTATGAAAATAGCTTAATGTGATCATCTGCTGACATGCCTTGGATGTCTCATAGGTATATAAAGGATTCAGTGGGGTCTTCTCTGTATACGGAATTGGAGCATGTCCGAAAGCTTTATCACTTGTTGACACTACTATGCTTTTTACGGTATCACCGGAGTTCCTACAGGCTTCAAGGAGAGACACGGTTCCCATAACATTAATGTCATAGGTTGTATAGGGATCGTTAGCGCAAGTCCTCACTATTGCTTGTGCGGCGCAATGAAAGACTTCCTCGATCTCATAATCCGCTATGACTCTTCTTACAAAATCATAATCCCTTATATCCCCCTTGACAAAGATATCCGGACTATGTATCTTATCCCTTCTCCTATTCTCATCTCTTTCGATACCAACTACTACATCTCCACCTGATTTCAGAAGTCCAGTTATTGCTCCACCAAGAAAACCCGTGTGACCAGTAACTAATGTGTTCTTCATTGATTAATCCCTTCCTCGTAATATATCATGACATTTCTTACATAAAGTTTTCCCGTTATTAATATTCCACAGTTCTGCACATGCTAAGGCAGCTTCAAGAGTTTTAATCCCATATTCCTTAAGTATAATATAAAACCTTTTTATATGATGTGCCTCTAGATAAACGGTTTTACCATTACCACCAGTTTCTCCACATTCTTGGCAAGTGAAGTTATCTTTAGTAAAAACATCAGATCTCCATTGCCTATATTCAAAAGAATGTCTTATCTGATCATTTAATGGAGTTATCCCACCCTTCCAGTTTGGATGGTTTTCCCCGCAATTATCAATCATCCATTCTTCTGTGTGTTTAAAACAACCTGTTTTTCCTTTATTCCAGGGAGCCATTCCCTTTTTGAATTCTGTGTGCAGAGAATTATGCTTACCCTCTCTAATTTTACTCCATAATGATTTAGTCTTCTGAGAAAATGATTTACCCTTATTCCACGATGGCACACCTTTCTTAAATTTTCCTTCTTTATCCTGCCATTTGCGTGTTCTCATTCTATCTCCTTATATTATCTGTTCTATTACGATGATTCATTATATCCATTAATTGGCTAACTACAGAGTCATCTAAATTATCTACAACCATTGGCTGGAGTTTTTCGAGATAATAATCAAACTTATTTCTATCTGTCAGTAGCTCCATTACCTTATTTTTTATTTCATCTTGCGTTGATTCATTAGTTATCGAACTCTTGTTATTAGTCATCTCTGCTGCTACACCCTTAACTTGAGGATGTGCAACAAACATACTATCTCTATATAATAGCGGTAAAATTCCGCTGAATAGGGATTCCTGAATAGATCCGGCAAACATCACCGGTATTGTAACCGAACACTTATGGAGTTCCCTAGTGTACTCAGGAAAGGACAGAGAAGGATGCATAGTTACCTTATCCAACTCCTTAAGTTTATCATACACCCCTAACTTCATTACACGTGGAAAGTTCTCTGGATTGAACTCATGACATGAAAATATGGATAAAGAAGATCCTGTTTCTTTACAGGCATCTACTGTGGCGAATAAGTGCCTAGCTGCAGATTCACTATAACCTAATGGTACATTAGAAGCAAATGCTTCCTTAGCTACCCAGCCGACCCTCTTGTTATCAAACTTGCTTTTGCCCATTCCTTTTCCGAACGGTTGGGCAAGAAGAAAACATCTATCTTTGAAATTTATAGGGAAGGGAATAGTCGGAAGGTCATCCCTGGTCCATCTGGCAACATAGTCATTGTCCTTGAAGAATCCATCCCTCATTACTTCACCCTTCCAGCCGATCACTCCCCAGACATATTTATCGGCATTGATATAGTGGGATTCTTCTTGTCTGGTAAGCCAGGAAGTAAATATAGCTACATCAAAATGGGCCTTACACAACTTTCTTTTCTCATATGCCTGTATCATCAACACATTGTCAGGGACTTGACAATCTCCCCAAGAACATAATTCCATATCAGGGGCCATAACAATCCTATGCCCATAATCCTTTAAACATCGGGCAAGACTAAGAGCCCATCTTCCCTCTCCCTTACTAGAAGAATCTAGTCCGTTTCTTACCTGCCCACATAAGCCTATAAACACGTCCATTAGTATTTCTCTTCTGGGTGTAACTTTTCAAAGTAGTATTTCCAGTATGCCCGAAGCTCATTCATTAATCTCTGCGGAGGTTCATCGGGAGTATCCTTGACCTTATACAGATAGTCCTTAATCTCCTTATTCATATTACCCTTAACCATTATAGCATTAAAATCGCTGAATACTTTAACATCTGGATATACCTTTAAAACTAAATTCCTAAGCTCATGCCACTCTGATGGTTTATATCCTTCAGTGGCGCCGGTTAACCAAACCCCCGCGATCCACCAGTTACGGCAAGCATTACGATAGCTGTCCTCGTCGGACTTAACATGGTAATATGTTTCTTGCCGGCGGATAGTCCTGCCATTCTTATACCCAACCAGACACTGGTGAAGATCTACCATATATCTCATTGTCGGCTGGTACAAATAAAAGATCTGCCTATAGTAGTCTACCGGACCATTGTCGCTTACTATGGTTCCCTTATTATCTACTTCTATTGGATGACATTTGAATTCAACACAGGAATAAGTTCTACCATTGTCAGAATTATTAATTATGTCTCTCAGGGATTTTAATAACTGTTCACTCGGGAGTTCATCATCATCACAGAGGAGAACCCACCCTTCACCTATATACTTTAGGTATTCATTATATTGATTAGCGAAGCTATCATCCCACTGTCTCTGTGTTACAAATATCTTTTCAGAATATCTCTCGAGCCACTCCTTACTGCCGTCAACACTGTAACCGTCAACCACCACAATCCTATCGACATAGTTCACCACCTTGGGTATATTACGTTTTAAATTCTCTATCCGGTTCTGTGTTACACAAACAAAAGTAATCTTATCTGACATAGATCTCCTATATTATAAATCAATCCACCAATCGAATATCCCCCCATGACACTCAAAACCTTTTTGGGTGAAGTATGGCTTACCGATCTTGGAAGAAAACTCCTCTACGGCCTGGCGCACGCCTGGACAAGAAGGGTTATCAAAATCATGCCCACTCAATACCCCACCTTTCTTTATCTTATTATACCATATATTTATATCTTTTTCAACATATTTATAATCATGATTTGCATCTATGTAAACAAAGTCTAACTCTTTATCCCTAAACATCTTACATGCGTTCTCGGAAGTATCCCTTATAAACTGGACATTTGGCCTATTCTGGAATATTCCACTTATCCATATATATATCTCAGTCCAGTCTTCTCTTGACCGGCCGCCAAATTCATCGTAGGGATCAATCATATAATACATCCGAGGTTTAAGATTTCGCAAGCAATATTCCGCTGTTTCCCCAAGATAGATACCTATCTCTGCCCCACAAATATCACTCCCAAGTTTCTCCTGGATGTGTAGATAAGCTGGGCGCATAATGAAGCCCTTAGTATTAATGTCTCTAAGATATAATGATTTATCTATCATAGGTTAAAATCCTTGATTACTTGATCTCTCCATTTAGAATGACCATATTTTTCTCCAAACTTCCAGTCTATGGGTTTATCCCTTGGGTATAACTTCTCCAGCTGATCGCTCAAGAAAACACCGTTATACCATTGTGGGTACATTTTTTCTCTCTGGTTTGCATCGTTGACTCCTCGCCAGATATCTTCCCTTCTTCTGTGGCGCAATGAATCATACGTTCCCTTGTCCAGACCAAACATAATCGGGGGATTATTGTCGTGATCAGTAAACCTTGCAGCACTAACATATTCCGGGTTAGGTTCACCACTATTACCTTTACCGTCGAGAGATGGTAACCACATCTCATTAAATATTGTTCCTTCTACCATAACGGAGAAATATCCTTTTCCAAAAACACTGCCAACAAAACCCGTATCGGAAGCCGTAGTCTGTACATTCTCGTCCCAGTTTCCAACTTCTTCGTACACGCTTCTTCGAATACCTATATGTAGAGTTGTTCCGGATCCTCTGGTTAGGGCCACCTTGCTCCCCCCTGGCGAAATATAAACACCGGGTCCATCTGCAATTCTGGGAGTTACATTTACTACCCCAACATAGGGAAGGTCCAGGGCTGCTTTCATATTCTTAAGAAAGCTAGAAGTCATATAGGTATCAGTATTAAACTCCAGTAAGTATTCTGAGCTGGAGGCGTCCTTGCATCGGTTCATTGCTTTAGCAAGCCCCACATTCCCGCCAAGGTTGAAGATCATTGTGCTTACTCTATCCTTGAGGGAATCAAATAAAATCTTCTGGCTTTCCCTGGAACTGCCATCATCGTGCAGAACAATCTCTACTGGCATATCAGCGTAATTATGGATACTATCTACACACTTAATTGCGTACCGTGGCCTTCCCAATTCGGGAAGCAATATAGAGAAATAAGGAGGGAAGAAGTGGTCTATACTAAGCTTTTTATTTAACTCCGCTCTATCTGCTATCAATTATCCTCCTTTATAATATATCCTATTCCGTATCCAGAATTATCATGTAAAGGGGAAAAGAAGTCCCTCTTGGGTCCTTTAAAATCATCCCACCATCCACCGCATTTTCTATCACCTGTACCACCTTCTTGCTTCATATTAAGATCATGCACGCCTATAATTCCACCAGTTCTCACTAACGGAGAATACATTTTATAGTCTAGATCACATCCACCGTAGGTGTGGTCTCCGTCGATGAATAATACGTCTATAGGTTTACCACCTAACTCGCTAACAAGCCTATCCCTTGTGGACTTAAGATGGCTATCCCCATCAATAAGCCTTACGGAGCACTCCGCAGAATTAAGGTCCCAACCAAACTTTTTCCAAATACACCAATCCATGTCTATTCCAACAACTAAACCATCACTACTTGTAATTAGAGTACTAAGTATTTTAAGAGTTCCTCCAGCATAAACTCCTATCTCAACAATAACCTTGGGATTAATTCTCCTGCAGGTTTCCCAAAACCAAGTTATTTCTTTATAATCTTGACTAGAATTATATCTACATTTTAAATCCAATATAACTTCTTCTTGAGTCATTACCCCTCCCCCGCTATGCATGCAATACTACAGGTTTCCTATTAGCATCATATTCCACATCCTTATTACTAAGTCCGGATATATTTTCTTCCGGATGCAGAAACATAAAGTAAGACACAAACCAAGACCGGGCCTCGGGATTCTCATCTTCTTTATGTTCAATAAACCATTGTTTGAACGAGGAATATATATTTCCTTTTTGCATATATTCCAAAAATTGATAAAAGTATACAAATCCAGCGTCAGAGGCCATCTTCTTAAAGACTAGCCAGTTTGGATCATCATTCCTATTATTGGCAACAGCACAGGTGGTCCAGTAGTTCCTACATGCTCTAATAAACTGGTCTGCCCAAGGCTTAATGTGGTAATACTGATATTCAGTTTTCATACATCTATCTTTTGCCCCAGGGCGGTAAAGAGCAACGTGGGTATGCCCGGTATATTTCATCCCGGGGGTAGATTTAAAGTATAGTCTATTATAATAGTTGGATAATGAATCATAGATACCACCCTCAAGATCTGTCTGTATATCGTGCGCTCTAAAAGCAACACCATCGCACCCGTGGTCCTCTGCTTCCTTAGCCAAATATCTTAGCTTAAAGAGGGCTGGTGTCTCAAGTAATTCATCACAGTCCAGAACCAGCGCCCACCCACCATTAACAAGATCAAGATATTTATTGCGCTGCTCTGGGGGGTTATCTTTCCAGGGATGAACATAGCACTCAACCTTAAGATCCTTACACTCCTGAGAATTGAAGAACTCTACCGAACCATCGGTAGAGCCCCCATCTATAATTATTGTCCTGTCTACATGAGGGCAGTGATTTCTTACCCAGATCCTGCTCTCGTCCAGCCTATTGAATGAGACCATACAGAGGGTTACTTTGATATTAGGTTGTGCCCCCATTTATACCTTTCTAGATAAAATATACTCTTTTATCTTTCCGGCCATATACAAAAGATCATCGTTGTTTAGCCCTTGCCAGACACCAATAAACAATGAATCTCTCATCAGTTTATCTGCCACGGGATAGTCTTTCTCATATTGTTTAAATGGTGTATGTCTAGTTATGTTACCAGCAAAGAAAGGCCTTGTCCTTATGTTATTGGCTTCGAGGTATTCACTAAACTCATTCCTATTCATTCTGGTATCTTTGAATGTTAATATCAATCCAAACCAGCTGGGCTTAGCGTGATTCACTATCTTGATATCAATGAAATGATTTTGTACTGGCTTAAGAGCCTTCTTGAGGAAGTTATAGTTTTCTATCCTTCTCTTAGAAAAACCATCTAATTTCTTAAGCTGTTCTCTCCCGAAGGCCGCATTAGCTTCCGGTAATTTCATATTAAACCCAAGAGTTTGATAAGTGTAATGCTTGTAATACTTTACTCCACCAATCTCTCCGGAGTATTTTGTCTTATTGTCTCCAAGGTATTGATCATCCCAATTATGGATCTTACCCCAATCTCTAAGTGATCTTAGCTCTAGCGCCAGGTCCTTGTCGTTAGTTGTTATCATCCCACCACCGCCAAGAGCAGTAATCTGATGGGCTGGATAGAAAGAGAAAGTTCCCAGCTTACCAAAACTTCCTACGTACTTAGTACCGATTTTTGATCCAACTGCTTCGCAGCAGTCTTCTATAATAGCTACCCCAAGTTTATCAGCTTTAGCCATAATTCTGTTCATATCCACAGGACTCCCCATCGTATGCGCAAAAATAGCAGCCTTAACATTTGGGAGCTGATCAATAACCATATCTACATTTATGTTATGCGTGTTAATATCATAATCTACCAGCACTGGTTCAAGACCGCAATGAAGTATTGGCGCAAGAGTTGCGGGAAAGCCACAGGAGCTAGATAGAACCTTACTTCCTTTTGGAAGATTAAGGGCCTTTAAAGATAAGAGATTCGCGCTACTCCCAGAGTTTACACATATCGCATATTTAGTTCCAATAAACTTAGCAAACTCCTTCTCAAATTCTTCATTCTCATTTCCACTGGCGAGCCAGTAACCGCTCATAATCCTATTTACTGCAGCAATCTCTTCTTTACCAAAGTCTACTTTAGCAAAATCTAACATTCTCATATTTCTAATCTCCCTTTCATAAAGTTATTATACAAATCCTCTTATCTTAGCTGGAACACCAAAAGCTATTACATTTGGAGGGATGTTCTCTTTTACAAAACTGAAGGCTCCCACTACCGAGTTCTCCCCCACGGTTACTCCAGGCATTACAACGGAATGGGTCCCTATCTTGCAGTTCTTCTTTAATACTACCGGACCATGAGTATTATCTATTGTTGAATTCGAATAGATAGAACAATGTGAACCAATCTGGACATAGTCCTCAATTGTAACCCCATAACTGGCATTGATATACGTAAACTGTCCAATGTCTATCTTAGTTCCTAACTTAAAATTCTTCTTATATTGGATTATCCAGTTATATTTATTGGGACGGTTTTCTGTAAGTGGAGGTTTCTCCCAGTGCTTAAATCTTTCTTCCATAGAACTCCTTCACTTTATCCACTACGTACTGTCTCTCTTCTCCCGTAATCTGATCATAACACGGAAGATTAAGACACGTGTTGGATAATTTCTCTGACATATCTACCTTATGTATTATCCCCTCAAAGTTTGTGTATTCATGAACGGCGGGATAAAAATAAGTCTTCATACCTATTCCACTATCTTCCATAAACTTCTTTAATCTATTTCTAACCTTCTTATCGCTCACCCAGAAACCAAAATCCTTACGCGATGTATTACACCTGGGATCTATCTTCTGGAATCTTATTGGAAGGCCTTCCAGATTCTCCATATAGAATTTAGCCAAACTGTTTCTTTTATCCCGGAAGTCATTTAACATTTTCATTCCGTGAATTGCGAGTATAGAATTGATCTCTCCTATTTTTGCATTAAGACCTTTCTGTACACAATCTAAATTACCAAACACATTGCCATGGATCCTCCCCATCTCTACCAACCTTCCTAGATGGTCATTATTCGTAGCAACAATTCCCCCCTCACCACAGGCCAATGGTTTTGTGACTGCTATACTGAATGCCACGGCTGATCCCAAATCGCCTATCGGATGTTTATCATATTCCGTTGACATTCCATGGGCCGCATCATAAATTAATCTGACTCCGTGCTTTCTGCATATATCCCCAATTTGCTCAACATAAGTACAATTACCCCAGAGAGTAACGGGGATAACACACTTGCTATCAGGATGTTTTGTGAGACAATCATCTAACGCCTCCGGATCTAAATAACCACTTTCGTCTACATCTGTCAACACTATCCTTAAGTTATTCCACTCAGCAGCCTGAGAAGTTGCTCTAAATGTATATGATGGCATTATGACTTTTGAACCGGCGGGCAGATCACAGAGCAGTAGGATTAAAGCATTAGAACAGTTATTAACTGCAAGAGCATACTTAGTATTGAAATGGACTCGCATCATTTCTTCCAACCTGAGGGTGTACTTTCCTGGGTATAGTATTCCCTGACGGTACGTATCTTCAATATCATCACTAACTACATCCCAATCGGGCATCCCTGGCTTAAAAAATTTAATTTCCATATTTCATCTTCCTCCCATACTATATATTATAACACAAAATGTACTATTTTTCAACCCGGAGTTTCATTGTTATAGGATGGGTTCCTATGAATGTTCCAAGGTTTTTTAAGTCGATATGATCAATAGCGGTATTCTTTATTTCCTTACCCTCATAAAAGCTATGCATCCTATTCTGTTTCTTCAAGTAAGCTGCATCACTTCTAATGTGTCCGTAATGAAACACGCTTATATTAAGATGCACCAAATCCTCTTGTTTCAAGGGAATACCATATCTATCTACATGAGCATCTATATCCATTCCCGAGTTACTATGATGTATCCCCAGTCCATTCCTAACCATATACACTTTATTAGTATAGAGGTCCTTCCAGGATTTACTGCCATTCAAGATGTGTTTATAGTCACCGTAGAAATGGAGAGTATTGAACTTTACCCCGACAACATGATCGGATACGGAGTATGGTATTTTCTTTATCTTATCATAATCCAACTCATGGAAGACTTCATCTGCGTCCATTAATACACACCAATCTTTAGTGCATCTACCTATGGCCATTGATTTTGCTATCTTATACATTGCCCACCCTATATTGGGTAGCCAGTCTATCTCATATATTTTAATCCGCGGATCATTAATAGACTTTATGGCTTCAACAGTCCCATCGTTACTATGGCTGTCAACCACTATTACTTCGTCCGCAAAACCAAGAGCAGATTTTATTCCCTCTACGACACAGTATTCCTGATCTATGGCATTATAGGTTGTTGTATAGACGGAGATAGTACTCATCTTATTATAAATTTCTCCTCACTAAGCATTGGATATTTATCTTCAAAATTCTTCTTTGTTTGTGCCCCGGGTTCACCCATCTCGTGCTTATACTTAAGTTCATATAAAAGGTATCCCTTATTTCTATCTATATGTCTCTGTAGTCCCTTAGAATGTATTATATAATTACCCTCTTCCTCGGGCAGCTTCTTACACTTTTTATACCCAACCACCTCTCCGTGGACGGGCCTTATCCTCCTGCAATACGACCTATAAAGCCGTTCCTGATAATCGGTAGGTCCGGAACCCTGCAGCATCCCATCAATAAAGTTCTTCCGAGGGAATGCCCAACAATCAACTTCCTCTTGATCAATCATATTATTAAGATTCTCTAGGACCGGTTTCTCTAATCTCTCATCGCAATCCATCAGGAGAATCCAATCTGTCTCAGCCATCTCTACAGCCCTATTTGCCTGGTTAGAATAGTGGCCATCAAACTTTCTTATCCGGATCCTATCAGCAATCGGGGTAGCCAGCTCAACTGTCCTATCAGAACTGCCCCCATCTATAACAACAATACTCTTAACATATGGCTTGTAGTATTCCAGGAAGTCTTTAATATATTTCTCCTCATTTAGTATTACCGAACACAGAGTAATACCGTGATATTCATCGTAGCTTCTGATTGGTATTATTATGTCAAAAGCTTCTGTGGTAAAAAGACCGTTCTTCATCTATTTCCCCTTGGCTTTAAGTTCAGAGTCTATTTCTAATAACCTTTTATATATTTTACCAGCTGTGGTATCCCAGGTGAATTTGGCTCCTATGTCAGCAACAGCCTTACGAGCCAACACGTCTGCTTTTTCCTTATTGTCATATACCCACCGCATCTGTTTTGAAAGCTCCACCTCATCAATATCGAACCATCCCTGGCCTGCATATTGAGGTTGGTATCTAAGGAACATCGGATCAGCTATTGGAACTACCTTACCATCAACCAACACAGAGTTAGTCTCATCCATAAACTCCCTATTTCCGCCCCATTTAGGGCCTATTGTGGGGACTCCACAAGCCATAGCCTCAAGGAAAGGGAGTCCGAAACCCTCTCCTCTGGTAGGAAGAACAAAACAATCAAAAGACTTGAAGAAATGAGGCATAGTCTGTTCGTCCATAGTATCAAACCAAAACAGGATCCTTGGAAAATCTTTTCTCCCAGAGTAACCATCCTTGATCTGCTGTATTTCTGATCTGACATATTCAGCAGTTTTCTCCAATGGGAATCTCCAGAAAGTACGTATAGTCAGCGTTACATCCTCCCCACTAAAAAAAGAGTTGTAATATGCCCTAATAAGCGCTACTGGATTCTTTCGCTCTGTCCAATCAAATACAGATCCAAAATTAAACTTACCCCTATTATAGTCCAGCGGTTTGATCTCTGGATTATATCTATCAACATTAATCCCGTGGGGGATTACGGTGATTACTTTATCTCTTAGTCCAGCGCGGATATAAGCCGCCTTATTATGCTCGGATGGAACCCATACTTCATCCATAGCCTTTAAGGGAAGAAGCCAGGGCATCGGTAGGCCATCAGTTTCAAACGGAGTATAACAAATGTGATATCTAGCCCTGGGATCTATAAAGAAATTCTCCGGAGTGAGATGATGGAGAAAAATGAAACTATTCTCGGGAATTGGATTTCTCTCTAGACTATGAAGGATATCCCCATCCTCCCTAAGGTCAGGAGAAGCTCCCGCCCAAAATTTCTTGGTCCTTAACCTTATATTAAGTCCTTTAATCTTCGCTAGCTTTAGTAAGTGGTTCCTGGCCACTGTCCCATATCCAGAAAGATCAAACGGACAGCTGTGGTATAATAAATTTATTTCTTCCATTACATTCCCTCCAGGTTATATTTTGCATCCGCAGGAGCAACATTATCAGGAACCTGTCCATCAGGGAATAATACCTCATCTATTAATTTCTCCCACTGCGCACATGTTCCCTTCCAGTCCATCGTCTTAGCTATTTCTCTCCCAGCAAGACCACACTTGGTCCTGAGTTCCGGATCATCAATCATCCCCAGAAGGCATGTTACATATAAATCAATATCTATGATTGCCCTTCTTATGTTAGTCATTGGTTCAGACTCTAAAACAACCGGGGGTACTAATAACCCACCCCTACCCACCCACTCAGTATGAGCAGAATAGTCTGTTACAACCACTGGTATCCCGGCAGACATAGCTTCTAAAATTGGCAGTCCAAAGCCCTCTCCCCTTGTGGGAAGGGTAAATATATCAAACGCATTATACACTCCATTGAGAGTGTACTCGGACACTCCGGAGCCTATTTTAAGCTTTGGATTTACAAGAACCTTGCCAACTAAATTGTAATCCTTTTGTAAGTCAAGCAGATCCCAACCGCAATCAACAATAGCTGAATGAAGATATAGCCTTACATCGTCTCGCGGTTCACCTTTCTTCACATCTGTGCAACCACAGTGACGGCATATATTTACTGGATATAGTTCTTTTCTTACGAGATTAAAAGGGTAAACTGTAACCTTATTACACTTTTTACACCGTACATACATACCATTGAGTATATAGAAGTATGCTTCAAATAACTTATCAAAGGCCTTCCTTGGCTGGTTTCTAGCCACAACCCCAAGTACCTTTGTTTTATCATCTGTTATCCCCAGCATGCTTTTCCTTGCCTCTAGACGTTCCTCTTTTGATACCGGTTTAAAAACCTCGGAATCAACACCGTGATATATATACTTAAGGTTCGCTTTTGGAGCGCGCTGCTTAATTACTTCCATGCCATATTTCCCATAAGCAACTGCCACGTCCATATCCTCAACAGTGGCTCCCCATTTAGATGGAGACGGATGCCCGTCGATGGGGAAATAAGCAACCCATTTAAATGTTTTCCTACTGGGAACAGTAGCCACATGGTCTACCATCCACATATCACCGAGAGTCCAAACCATATCAGGTTTAAACTTTTCAATATACATAGGAAGAGATTTGTGAGCATACTTATCTTCCTGAGTAGTTCGACCCTGGTTATCCTTCTCTGTTAAGAGAATGGGGTATGTAACTTCTTCATTTGTTTCCTGATGAAACCAACCAATGCAACGTATATCGTACTTTCCGGTTCTATTTAAGTAAGTCCATATTTCTCTTCCGACCCCAGCAAAGCCAGTATGGAGCTTAGGAGAGTCCGTCATTACAAGTATTCTCTTGCGTTCCATTATTTATGCTTTCCTTTCTTCGCTAGTTTACTAAGTCTTTCTTTAATAAGGGCATCAATATCATCCTCTGATTTATCTTTCTTTATGACGGTCCCATCATCCATAAGTACCGCTACTACTTTTCCGTGTTTATCCATTATATCCAACATTTTATTTACCTCCTTGTTTCACTTCTCCTGCTTTATCCGGAACCTGATTAGGATCCAACTTAACAGTCATACCATTCTTTAAAACAAAACAAATGTATTTGCCCTCAGTCCGAGTGCTAACTACATTGTCAGAAGTTATTAAATCTTTTGCTCCTAGCATTTACCTACCTCCCCATTAATACTCTTTTCATTTAAACAAAACAACTTATAAGGACAATCTCCACAGCTTATATTATTTGGAGATGGGTAGAAGACACCGTTCTTTATACCATTGCATATATTCCTTATAGCTTTTTCCGCCCTCAGGAAATCATTCCCGGTCCTGATCGTCGGAGTATCCTCTGAACAGCTTATATTCTGAAGTGTAATCTTATCCTCTTGAGTCTTAAAGTTTGATCTAAAAGCATAAGAGGCTACGCTCATTCCCAAGTCGTTCTTGACCATGAAGGTATCCGGATAATTCTTCGACATGGAAAACATAGTGATACAGGTTTCACTCTTATGAGTCCTATCATTCAGTATCTTAATTAAATCAATATCCCCAGTAACGTGAAGATGTTCCTTTCCCTCGAAGATAGCCTCGTATTGGAAATTAACAGCAATCGGGGTTATTGGCTCATCAGAGAACCTTTTGAAGAACGTGTTCATAAGTATTGCCGCTTCATTTGATTTCTTCTTTAACTCTTCCTCTGAAAATAAGTCGAGCATCTCCCTGCTAAACCAAAGTTCTTCCCATCTCTTCATCATTAGTTCAAACGACTTCTTTTTCTTATCCAGTAAAGAGAAATAGTAGAAATAAAGGGCCAGTTTGAAATAATCTTTGAAGTAAGAATTTATTGATTTATCAAAAGGTATCTCATCTAAATTCTTAAGTTTGTAATACAGGGGACACTTAATATAGTCCTTAATCTCTTTGATGCTGATTCTCACGTATTCCCTCCCTTAAAATGCATCTACTGAACCCTTCACGAAAGGATTCTCCCCTTCATCGGGGTATCTCTTGTCCATGACCTGTTTCAATAATTGCTCATATTCCTTCTTCCACGATCCAACTTCCTCGCTTGTACATTCGTAAAACTTAGAATACTCAGGAGAGAACTTGTAATACCAGGCACCCTTAAACTCTGATATTTTGTTCTTCTGTATATCTATTTCAAGAACCGGTTTCTTAACCAGCTCTTCTCCGACGGAATCCATCCAGAAAACTTTAGCATCATGTCTCCTGGCATGCACATCGCTATATACCATCCCTATCAGATTATTATCATATTCCATCTGCTTGCTCTCACTGATATCCTGTAATGAAGGATGTTGGCTACTAGCTCCGATGAACTTCCTTAGCTCCATTGTGCATATGGCAGTAATATGAAGTTTGTTCTTCATAGCGTGTATTCTCGCAGATGCGTGTTTAAACCTGATACGTTCTTCCTTATTTCTTTCGTCCCCGAGTTTATGGAAGTTATCCAGGAAGAAAGCTATCTCTTTATTCGGATAATTCTCTTTTGCCCAACGGATCCAACCCTCTGCAAAATCCAAGGTATTTCCGTGGCTATTATCCTTTATGGAGAATTTGTCACTATCAACCAACAGACGTATTGCTCTCCATCCGTTCTCTAATTTTACTCTATCCTCGTCGGTAGTAATATTTTGAAGAGGATGAGATACTTGATTTATCCTAAGGCCAGATTCTAATGCCACTAACCTAGCAATAGCCTGTTGCCTGGAATCGTCAATAGACATAAACAACACCATTATGTTGTCATTGTTCTTTGCTAACCTGAGGGCTAAATCGAACATAAAACCTGTCTTGCCAACATTAGCATCCCCGGCAAAAGTTATCATAGCATCCTCTTTGGGAATACCAGATATGCTGGCATCCAAAGTTTCAAACCCGGTCTTCCATCCTTGTAACCCGGGCTTTCTTTCCTCAAAAGTCTTCTTGATCTGGTCTATGAAGCTGATTACTTCTGTTGAGGAGTTAACCTCTTCTTGAGCCTCTGAATTGACTTGTCTAATCTCTTCAGCTGTAACTTCGAGAAGAGTAGCAGCATCACCTTTTTGATATTTAAGATCATCGATCAGTTGCCTTATCTTAGTTTGTACAACGCCGTCCTTCTGTGCTTCTTCGGCGTTAATCATCTTATCTACTTGCTTTAAAACTGTCCGTAAACGGACCCCAGTTTTTTCAGATAACTCTTTCGCCATCATCTCCCTATGTACTTCATTGGGATCGGTAATGATTAGCGGTATCATTTTATCGCATACTTCTTCCGGCTTTGTATCATAATTAAACCTCTCCAGTCTCCATTGAAACGGAGTAAGAAGAGGTATTTTTTTAAATTCCTCAGGACCATATCTTTCCAGGAAGTCATCCGGATCGCACTCTTCCGGTTTATTTGAAAGTTTCAGGATCCTAACCCTTATTGTTTCATCCCCACCAAAGTATTGGTCAAGTAAGCTTTCTGTCCTATTTTGTCCCGCAGCATCACCATCAAGCGCAATGATTATATCGGTTATCCCGAGCTCTTTAATGAGGCTTATATGGTCCCTAGTAAGGGCAGTTCCCCCTATAGCGCAGACATTCTTAAATCCGTGCTTAAAAGCCGTAATATAGTCAGGATAGCCCTCAAATATGTAGAGAGGGGGTTGATGGTGCCTTCCCACATTTAAACCGTACAGAACCACTCCCTTGTTGTAAATAGGGCACTTTGCAGAGGTATTGATGAACTTTGCCTTCTTTGAGTCCTTTGAATGGGACATATCCCTTGCGGAGAAGCCCACAACCCGGCCTCTTTCGTCCCTTACAGTGAATATTAGCATGCCCTCATTAAAGATATACCGGTTTAAATCAACCTCATCCACAAAGGATCTCTCATACCCGCGGATCTCCATCTTGGACAAAAACTCTTCATAGCTCTTTACCGCACCCACCTGTAGTTCCCTACACAAGGTCACGGGCCAGTTTCTCTTCTGGATATAATCCAGAGGTTGCCACTCAGATATGATATTTGCAGCATCTGAATAGGCTTCAAATACTCTCCTTATATACAATTCTTCGGGAGTAAGTTCTACGGTTGAGAATTCGACCCCATACTTCTCTGCTATATATGCAACATTATCTGTAATAAATTCCTGCCCCCTCATTGGTTTACCCTCTAAGAGATTGGCAGCATTTAGAATGTTTCCTTTTGCCCCGCATGAAAAACAGTAGAATACTTCTTCATTGGTATCTTTAACAAACCCACAGGAAGGATGCTTGTCTGGATGTGCCGGATTAATACATCTGAACCAACCCTTGTCATCAATTTCAACATTCCTGTCTGTTAGATATCTACGTAGAAAGGGCCTTACCTTTGCTATGAGATTATCTAAGTTCTCTATCTTATTACTGTTCAGCATTTATCTCCTTACTTTTTAGTGCTTCTTTCTCTTGCTCGCCAGCCTTAATTATTGTTAACTTTAGATCTACCGCAACATAAGGACTCTCTCCAAAGAGAGCATCCTGTAAAAACTTATTATACTTCTCAAGTGCCTTTGATAATTTCTTCTCTGGTATATCCAAAGTAGAAGCTTCCGTACTAGCGAAGTATTCCCTCTCACACCTCAACCAGCTGTCTTCCGCCATTAGTTCTCCTGAATTGGTATTATTGGTTTCGCATCATTCTCTACTATTTTACCACAGAAATTACAGACTTTCACATTGCTACCAAAATGTCCCGGAGCCCACATATACTGCATCCATCCGGAAACATCCTTGTGTTCACATCCGGTCTGGAGATCTTCAATCTCCGCCTGATGACGCTTCCTCATCTCATCAATATTTTCTTTCATGTTTCCTTTCTCTTACAAATTTGGTGGAGCTGGGGAGGATCGAACCTCCCGTCCTTATATACTTGAAACTTATCGAATTACGACCATGTGGGGATGACTAGGCTCGTCCGCTATTTCCCTGTACTAATCAACCCTCCACCACTAGACTAATGCCGGCTCTAGAACCGTATTACGGGTACTACATTGTACTGGTTTATGTTGCCACGCACCAGTAACGAGCGTCGCTCCGATAGGAGCAATAGAGTTTCCGAAATGATCAGAGACCATTCTTTCAACTCTTGCAAAAGCAGTTGGCTTCGCATTTATTATTTGGTTCGATTTTTAACGAGGCCCAGAACCATCCTCGAGTCGCGCATCGTCTCTCGATATACAAGTCGATACCTTTCAGCCCCTGGGGTAAGCGATTCCCTCACTCACTATTTACATTATAGCATAAGAAATAAAAAAGTTCAAGTGGAATTTAGAACATTAATTATTTGAATAAATGCCCGTTCTATGGTATACTGTATTTAGATGAAGAATAACTTATACTATACAAAAGGAGAGGTGAATGCAAATTTTACAGGTAGTTGACAAATATTTGGAGAATCCATATGAAATTCATGTGGATGTCGGCAAGGGTTATCATTACCCATCTAGTGCATCATGCGTAATTAAGAATGAGTATAACGAAGAAGTCGTCGTCGGTAAATGCCTGCGTGACGCTTACTGGAAATCTAAGAGCGTAAAACCTTCCAACCCCATGACAGCAAGGGGGGCAAGGATCTGTGCGTATGGAAAAGCAATTGAAAGATTTGAAATAGAACAATATAAACAGATTGGTATATGGCGAGGGAACAATGTAAAATTTATTGATCCTAGATATGCAATATCCGGAGAATCCGACTGTATTATCTTCGACAAGGATATTAAAGGATTAAGGGGTGTAGAAGTTAAATCCGGGTATGATTATAAATTTAGGTCTGAAGTACTTGGTACTCCCACTAAACCGGGAAAACCCAAATATGAGCATGTGCTTCAAACGATGTTTTATATTGACTATTTTAAAATACCCTTCAATATAGTGTATATCGATCGAGGAAATGCTGCCAGGGGAGAATACGAAATAACTCTTAACACTGACGGAACCCCTAATATAAACGGCCAGAAGCTTAATAATGGATTATCTATCCCGAGATGTGTATCTAGGTTTAAACAGCTCGATGAACATCTTAGTGATGGTACAATACCCAGAAGAGACTTTCAGTTAAAATATTCAAAAGAAAAACTTGATATCCTTAACAATACCAGGCGTTTAAGAAAAATACAGAAAGAGGAATTTGAGAAGAACAGGGACCTGGATCTGGGAGATTGGCAGTGTAGTTACTGTGATTACAAGGATTATTGCTGGAGCAAGGAAGGTAAAAATGAATAAAATATCATCCCTTATTAAGTCAATATGGACAGAGTTAGATTCTGTAATAGAGCTATTTGCCTACCTTGCTATAGCTTATGGGATCATGAGATTATTTAATTTAACCTATATACAGTCTATCTCTATTGTGTTTATCTATTTTGTGCTTAATCTACTCAGGTTACTTGTGGAGGCATTGAGAAACAAATACCGGTAGTACCCAACGTATCACTACCAAAGAAATAGGGGACATCACGTAAATGTGGTGCCCCCTATTTTTTATTGGCCTACCTGTTACAACTTGCCTATTGCATCTTTGATCATCCCTACCTGTGCCTTAAGCTTGTTTACCGCGATCTCTAAAGTAGTGACATTGAATGCAGTATCATCAAGAATCCTTAACCACAGGTTATCCCAATCCGTTAGTGTACTCTGGGTAACATAGTGGACAAGATCGGTAGATAGGCTAGCTTCCGCTGCCGTATTATAACTGATCATATAGTCTACGTAGTCTCCACTTGCCAAGGCCCCGGTTGGACTAATAGGAGGAAGAGGCATCTTATCTACTCCTTAATTCTATGATTAAATTATTTATTGTTAAGGTTAAACTTTCAACATCCGCAGTTAATATATTTAGTCTCCCGGCCAGAGAATTCAACTGGCTCTGCAGGGCAACTTGAATAGTATTAACATTAGACATCTGAGCTAGCTTTGCCATATCACCCTGAATACTAGCGAGCTTATTATATATCTGTGTCAATTGTGCCTGATAGTCTAGGTTAGCCATTTTTCCTTTCCTATGTAGTAGTTGTGTAAGTAATAGATATTGACTTGAATAACGGGCTCTTGGTATCTCCGTCGCCCTGAGTCAATTCTACCATTACCCAAAGAGTGTTAAGTCCAAATACACTTAAGTCCAGCGGAGCAGTCTTGGTGATAGAAGCATTGCTTGAATTCCAGATCGGTAAATTATTATTAAACTCAGACTCTGAAGTATAGATATTAACCTTATAAGTAATGTTGTCGTAGGCCGGATCGGTCCTTAGAGATGTTATAAGATTGATTAACCCAGTCTCATATTCAGGGAGCTTAAATCTGAACCCAATCTTCCCCGATGCCCTATACTCCACCTTCTCTATCCCCAACTCTTTAGCCCCATACACGAATGTTTTATAGTCATCTTCCATCTTACTGCTTCTCTGCCTCAGATATAGCTTTATCTTAGTAGGCTGTATATTATTAAAAGAGTACATTATGGATCTAGTATTGTTTTCCCCATCCGCCGGAAACGAAGGAAGCACGAGATCCTGTGACACTAAGGTATCATATGTAATCACCTGAACATCTTCCACTCCCTCCGGATATGGTTTGATGTGTAGTTTATTTACATAAGGGTTACTCATAGATGGCAATGTCACCACAAGAAGGCACCTTGAACTGGTCTTTGTCGAGTCCCTGTTATACCTAACCTTTCTTTCCCAAACTGTTTCATCCTGGCCATCAAATGCCCTATTTGGACTAGTCTCCTCTAACTTTACACTCCCAGTCTCATCTATAGGAGTAACCTCTACCTTTAAGTCGGGAGCTACAATAGATCTACCATCGGTAATATTTATAGTATAGACCTTGGAAAAACTATTATTAACCGGTAGGGTCACAACCCCAAACTCATCATTAACAACGCACTTATCTACTTCTACTATATTGGTAGGATATACTACCTGGTTCGGCATATAGAAATCTTCGTAGAATATCTTGTAGTTAGATGCAGATTGTTCATAGGAGGTTATTAGACCGCTCACAGCGTATACACGAGAACTAATGGCCTCTACCTCATGCCTTATTCTAGATTCAAGATCATTAACATCAACAACAATGTTAGAAGCTTCAGAAAATATAGTATTCAAATCATAGAGTATATCCTCTAGATTCTTATTCATATCCTCTGAAGATGTGTTCCCCCTCCACTCAGGGAGTACGGGTGAAAAGATAGGTATCAATGCCATTTTACGTTCTCCTTATTCTAGAATTTGCACTGGGTCTGCCTGAGCATAAATTCTATTTTCTATTTTAGATTCCATATCGTAAACTGCCATCTTGAGATCATATAAGCTATATAGACTACCAGATGGCAATAAATATCCAGAAGCAAGGACATCTATGCTGTCCTTAATTCCCTCTATCTCATTGAATATAGTACTTAGATCGGTAGCAACCTCAGAGAATGACTCCCTGGCTTTCTTCGATTCAGTAGGCCCATAGTAACGATGGTTCACCTTAGATGTAGTAACTATTTTATTAAAGGGGCTTATGTAAGACATCTTCACCTCTCTATTGTGTTATTGTGAGCGCCTAATTTATTAATTTGCAACTTTAGTTCATTGATTTCCCGCTGCTGTTCCTGTACTGCCCTAACTAGAACCGCAGTTAATTGCCCGTAGCTTAATCCCAATTCCCCTTCCGAACCACTGACTATTTCAGGGATTATCTTCCGCATATCCTGAGCAATGAAACCAACTTGTTTTTTATTACTTTCGTCCTGTTTGTGTACATAATAAACTGGCCTTAACTTTTCTATTTCCTTTATTCCGTACTTAAAATCATAGTCTATATCTTTCTTATATGCTAAGTCAGATCCAGCTATCCAGTCCCCGGTCCCATCGCAATAAGCTCCTCCGTTTAAATGAATTAAATGGGATGGAGATGTGAGAGTTAACCCAACATAACCGCTTGGATCAACGAGTATCCTAGATTTACCCTGAACCTGATCGTATATTTCAAACACACTAGTACCTGAAGCTATTCCTCTACCTATCCGAGTTTTGATGCCAGCAGTTCCAGACCCTGCTCCGGTATTTTTAAAGTCAATACTAGCTCCAGCATCCCAATCTCCCTCTAATGTAATAACTGGGAATCCATTGTGGAAACGCGCTATATAATCAGTCCCACCCTCTACGTCTAACGTAACCGAGGGGACAGCAGTCCCAACTCCAAGTCTTTGTGATGTATCTATAGTCATGGCTATATGATCGCCATTGGTCCCAAATTGTAAAGCATTCTGGGAACGCAAGCATATGGAACTGGCGAGCTCACCTGTAAATACCGTATCCCCACCAGAACCCAAATGGCCAAAACCAAAATATCCCCTCTTGGTAATACCATCAGTTCCCCCGGTAAAGGTCATATAGGCGCCTATATCATCAGCACTTTGCCACCGATTAATATCAAAATGACCCAGGGTTAATCTCGCATAACCCGATTCACAGGCTATAATCTGATTAAATGGGGCCCCACCACCACTAAAACTATCGGAGTCACAGAATATTGAGTTATTAAGTGTCTCATCCAGATACCAAAGTGTTATGGTCGTAGGAGTGGCGTCATATAACCCATTGCCGAAGAAATAATTGTATTTAGCATACTTCAGTTTTATCCCATAGTTATAATGCCCCAGCTCAATTGCATTCCCTGTGATGAAGTTTCTACTATTATATTCTCCCGCATCACCCAGCATCTCAAGAGCACAATCTCCCCCACAACCAAGTGCCCAGAAGTTCTTACTTATAGTTATTCCGTTGACATACTTATTCAGTAATATCTTTCTCAGGTTATTAAAGTAATTATTTTCTATGGTTGTTACATATCCCTGGAAGGGAGCGTCATTGTCTAGATCTCCAAGGTGAGCTATATTGTTCCCTCCAAGAATAATAATATCTTGTGCCAATGTCGCATCAACAGCTTCAGTTTTGCCTATAAAAGAACAATCATGTATCTTTAAGGTGGTATTGGTAGTAAAAACAAAAGGAAGGGTGCCATCTGTAGTATCCTTAAGCTGCAAGTTGGATATCTCCAATAGACCTTTTCCTTTTGTAACTATCTTAGCGATACTACCCGCATATCTTAGATCTATAGCCGAAGGAGCTGTTGGAGCGGTGAAACTAGAACCATTTAACCAAGTTGAATCTCCTCCTCCACCCATCCCGACTAAACGTATTGTGGGTTGCTGAGGGTAGACTCCATTGATGCTTAATTGCTTTCCATCATTCGCAAGAGCTATCTGGCTATCAACTCTATAGGTCCCCTTGGGGAACAGTACAGTTCCACCGCCAGAGTTATACGCGGCAGTAATAGCCGCCAATACTGCGGTTGAATCATCAGTGGTCCCATTCCCGAGTGCTCCGTAGGCCCTCACATCAAAACTGGGAGACTTGGAAACAACATCAGATACCGTAAGTACACCACTGCAGCTTATTTTTGCAACAGATGATATTGGATTTCCAGAGTAGAAATTATAAGACACGGGGACAGAAGTACTAGTTGGGTTTCCATCAACATCGATGCCTATATATCCACCTAATCTCTCTACTGAGTTGGTTTGCCCGGCCCAACTTAAATAACCTAAGGTATCTCCGTTTTGAATATCATTGGTAGACCTAGATTTATACCACTGGATCCCTTGGGAATACTGGTCGTTGGTAGAGACTGATATATTAAGAGAAGCATTGGATAAATCAACAGATCCAGTAAAGATTGGATTCAATGTTGGAGCGGCCCCTAAATCAGCATAGGAAAGATTTGCCCCATTAACTTTATAATGAGATCCAGGGGTAATATTTACATCCCCATTAACATCAATTATTCCACTGCTGCTTATTTTCATTATCTGGGTAATTGGTGTCCCAGAGTAGAAAGTAAAAGATGTTGGAATTGAACTTGCTGTCGGAGTACCATCTATATCAATACTGAGATATCCACCTATCCGAGATATAGCGCTAGTCTGACCCGCAAAAGACAAATAGCCCAGATTGTCTCCTAATACCGTGTCTCCGGTACCACGAGACTTATACCATTGGATCCCCCTACTCCACTCATCATTACTCGTAACTGTTAAATTAAGACTTTCGTTAGTTATGGCAACAGCACCATTTACCTCTAGTTTAACCCCGGGTACTGTGGTACCAATACCAACCCTCTGGGCTGTATCAATAGTCATAGCTATAAAGTCACCATTGGTTCCAAAATGCATCGGTCCATAAGACTTTAGGGCTATAGAATCTACTAACTCTCCTGTAAATATGGTGTCTGCTCCGCTACCGGTATGACCAAAACCAACCATCCCCCTGGGAGTATTACCTATTGATCCACCAAGGAAATTTATTTTACCACCAATATCATTGGTAGTCTGTATTTTTTTGCACCACCAATCGGTAAAAGCTGTAATACTACCGGTTGCGGTAATACTATTAGGAACCTCTAATCCATCATCAGCATCTCTTCCCCCGAAAATATAATTACCCTCACAAGTAACAATTGTATCATTCTGATGAATAATCCAATTATTTGTAGAATTAGTTATATTCCAGAATGCTCCGGTTACACCCGGAGTAACATCTCCTATCCAATTACCAATGAAGAACCCATCATTATGATAGTTTAATTTAACTCCATTAGTATAATAGAGCATCTCAATTGTGTTACCACAACAATAAGTCCCACCATTTGTTCCCGCGGTATTTACACCATCAGCTTCAATGGCTGCTAAACCACCACATCCGAGAGTCCACCAGCAGTGTACTATCTGTACGGCATTTGCGTAACACTTTAAATAAACACCCCTCTGGATTCTGGAGAAATAAACATTATTTATAACAGTTATATATCCCTGAAATGGGGCATCATCATATAGATCACCTAAATGTGTAATATTAAATCCACCACATATAATAGCATCCTGGGTAGGTTGGACTAAAGAATTTGCCTCTGTCTTTCCTATAATTGAACAATCATGTATATTTAACTGAGAATTAGTTGTTTGTATAAATGGAGTAGTACCATCTGTACTGTCTATTAACTGCAAGTTAGCTATCTCGACAAGACCCTTTCCGTGGGTCATTAATTTAGCTTCATAAGGACCACCAACATATCTTAGATCCAAAACAGAAGGAGCTTGCGGAAGTGGGTAAACGTGACCATCCAACCAGGTAGAGTCACCACCCCCCCCAACACCAATAAACCGGAATGTTGGCTGTTGAGGATAAATACCATCTATATGGAATTGTTTCCCATCGTTTGGAAGGCGTATCTGACTATCTATTCTATATGTTCCCTTCGGGAATAAAATGGTTCCGCCACCAGTATTATAGCACGCCGTAATAGCTGCCAACACTGCAGTTGAGTCATCGGTAGCCCCATTGCCCAGAGCCCCAAAAGCCCTTACGTCAAACCATGGGGAAGTAGTAATAATCCCCGAAGCACTGATTGTTGCACTTAAGTTTAAATTCCCCGTAAGATAATTATCAGTAATAGAACCATTGCCTAGGGTAACGGTATTACTTCCGTGTCCAACCGCGGCATACCCAATAACTATCTCATTCGTATCCCCATCAGCTTTGGCCATAGTGCTCATGCCAAGATATACTGAATTCTCTGAGGTTACATTGGGATTTACGAACCCAGATATATATCTACCGGAGTTCACTCCTATTGCCGTATTTCTATTTCCTATAGTAATATTCGATAAAGAATAATAGCCAATAGCAGTATTATCGCTTCCGGTCGTATCCCAGTAGAGAGAAGCTACCCCAAGAGCAGAACAGGTATTAGCTGTTGAGCTCGTGATAAGCGCATTCATCCCTATAGCAGTATTAGAAAAACCAGTGGTATTGTCGTGTAAAGCCGCTACTCCGACAGCGGTATTGGAATACCCCTCGGTATTTAAATAAAGAGACTCTTCTCCACAGGCTGTATTATAACTTCCGCTCGTGTTTAACCAAAGCGAGCAATACCCCGCGGCCGTATTGAAAAACCCCGTAGTATTAGAATATAAAGAATTAGTTCCTAAGGCACTATTGGCATATCCCTCAGTGTTGGATAAAAGAGAGTTTTGTCCAAAAGCAGAATTATCATATCCGATAGTATTGAACCTAAGAGCCGACACTCCAAACGCTGAGCTTCCATATCCTGCGGTATTACTAAAGAGAGACCCTACGCCAAAAGCTGAATTATAGCTTCCGCTAACATTGCCCCAGAATGATTGATACCCTAAGGCAGAGTTATCAATCCCTGTTCCAACCGAGTTTCCGGCTCCACCAAAATAATAATTATTTAGCGCGGTTTGAGCAAATCCGAAAGTTAGATCATTGTATTTATATAATCCACCATTAACAACATTAAGACTATTAGTGGTTGTTGTCCCATTAACCTGCAAGGCAGTACTCGGTACCATAGTACCAATTCCTAATTTATCAGTAAGGACTGTAGGATAAATTGATCCAGTCGAAGGGAATCGCGTAAATGGTGACAGGGGATGCTCCTGAAAAGTTCCCCAACCATTGGCATCTGAGGTCAGTACATAACCAGAGGGTACTGGACCACCTATTTTAATATGATCAAAATAACCAGAGGCAAAGACACCAGAGGCATATATGTCGGAGGATAGGTGCCACCGCTGTATGCTTTTTTCCTTGAGATCACCATTTCCCTTAAGAAAGGAAACTGAAAAATTATCTATTTTACTCGCAGGCATATTCTAATATCCCAATTTTTTATGCTTCATTAAGTATAATCTAACGCGATCAATTATATCGGTTGATTCCTCAACAAACCCCAGACAGACATTACACGCATGGCACAGGAGCCCACGCACTATTCCCGTTTCATGGTCATGATCTACGGACAATCTTTTAATATTACCAGTCCTGTAGTCTGTAACAGATTCTGGTCTCTTACATATTGCACAACATCCACCCTGGTCAACAAAGATTTTATTATAATCGTCTATAGTTATCCCATACATTACACGCAAGTCTCTCGATACTCTTCCGGACCTTACCCTATCCTTATTCTTAGCAACATACGCTGCGTGGGTAGCAGTAGCTCTAGCCCTATTTTTCCTATGCCACTCTTTCATATATTTGGGATTATCGGACATCTTAGTAACCCAACTTCACGGTATACGACCTAAGAGTCGCCGTAGACGTAGGTGAAGAGTTATCTTCCCGAGTGAAAACCGCCTTAAGATATATTTTATTTGTTGCTGTAGTTATAAACTTATATGAGAGAACATACGTCTCCGCACCGTGAGCGCACAACATATCATCATTAGAATTCGACCACCTTGAGGTCTGCGGTCTATAGTTTACTATTATCTCCTTGTTACCATCACCATCATAATCAACTATAGCATATTTAAGATGGTCCGTAATCAGAGTGTTATACTTCAATTCAAACCAGCTAGTCTCTTGAAGTTTCTCGGCATAGGCAAATTGAGCATACACAAGTTGGTATAAATATTTGTTCCCATTCACGGAATAGAATCTATCATTGGCTGACTCGGGCTCTGCGGTTGTAGTAATCTTATGCCAACCGGCTGTCAACCTTACTCTGTCCATAGAAGATATATCCAAATCAATCCCATTGGTAGTAACAATAGTATACTGTCCAGCATCAAGTTCTGCCTGGTTGAACCTAACATGGTTTATATCTATTCCATCCGAATTTAATATATAAACCTGGGTAGTATATACCGTTGGTTCCGAAATTTCATTATCATACTGATAGTCTATATATACAGTATTAGATGGAGCCAGGGGATCGGAGGATATATTTCCACCAGTTTGCCTAGTAATAACCTTTGTAGAATAATTTACAGTATAGTCTCCCGGTGTAGTAGCCCAGTAGCTAGGGTTCTGCCCGGCATCACTCTTCACCCTGACTGATCCCCTTATTAGGCCTTCACCGTCAACTGGAGTGAAATTTGGATAAGTAAGGGTAATAGTAGAGCTATTCCCAAAAACATACTTCTCGTCATAAATAGCCCTTCTCTGTACGGTATATGTCGGTGTTACCTGCCAGTTATCTTTTCCTCGGTAGAGGGTAACAGTGTTCTTAACCGGCTCATATGGAAACTGGTATATCTTATAGAAGTTTATCCCATAATAGTTTTCCAGTGGGGTACCATAAGTTACAGAATCCCACTCTATCTCCGGTACATTATTAAAGAATGCTATATGCTTAAAATCAACAACCTGTTGTTCAGTTGGCGCAGGATCATTAACGGGACTTATTACTGCCCAATTATATAAAGTTGGGTCATCCGTGGATGGATCACCTAAAGATAGATAATAATTTATTTTATTACCCAGCTGAACATCTTGATCAACAACCAGAGATGCCTTATCAATGGTAAGTGATTCTCCCCCAGGGTCAGATATAGTATAGGCTGTAGAATATAAAACAGAGGAAGTGTCATATCCCATTTTAAATATCTCGATATGTTTAAAACCTATTACATACCTATATGCTGGGTTCCCATCCAGAGTAGTCTGCTCATCTTCTATCAGCTTTTGTACTGAGAATTTAAGATATCTCACCCTTGTCTCATCAAAGTTCCATACAGCTATCTTTCCGTTGGAAACTTCCTTGGCCTGGACTCCATAACCCAAAGGAAGGGTAACAAAGTTTATATTATCTAGAGAATATAGTGGTGTTACATACATAACCTTAGAGGACTGTCCTTTTATCTCAATTCTGGTAATATATAATCCATCGGGGTCATTGGGAGAAATATCAATAATAAAAGAAACTACAAGCTCACCTGGCGTATTAGTAATTATTTCCTGGGTCCATGAAACACTAACATCAGAAAAAGCATAGCCAAATTTACTTTGAGGGAATAAGGTATTTGATAGTATACTAGCAGTATATTTCGCTTCTGCTAGTATGGGCCAATTAACTTTGTCAAAATAATGAGACATATCTATCTTGGCAATACCACTCTGGCTCTCTCTTAACGTAACTATCCCAGCATCGGTGTTAATCTCACAGCTCGTATGCTCAATATCTATTTTTGATCTATCTATAAAGCTATCATGTACAGAGTATACATATCCCTCGGTATCCGAAGCCGTAAGAACAAGGTCTGTTAGTTGATCTTCAAGGCTGCTAATTTTGTGTAACAGTTTACGCCTCTCTGTATCGTAATAATCAAAATCTTTTAGCACCACAGTAAACTGATCAACCAGTTCTTCGTAGAGATTATTGAGATCATCATATAACTGTGAGAGATTATCATTATAGACATCTACGTCAAAAACCTTCCTGTATGATAATTTATTGTTTCTGAAGAATGGGTATCCCACACTATGAGTAGCGTAGAATTCTCCTAATTTAGAAGTAACATACTCAACCGTGGGTATAAAACCATCTTTCATGCCATCCTCTACAATAGTATTAAGGGCTTTTGTAACCTGACGCGAAGATATACTCATTTTACAATCCTCCTAAGGGGTAGATCTGAAGAGCGTACTTGGCTAGAACTGGAGTATAGCTCTCAGCATCAGAAATATCTGTAGGTCTAGACAGGGCAGCCTTAAACCTAATTGAATATACCGCGTCTCCTACGTCAATATAGGCCAGTGGATTCTTCCTCTCCGCACTTGGAACATCAGAATTAACATTGATTATTTCTGGTACAGAATTTGTTCCATCCTCAGATACAGTCGTTCTATGACTAGTGGGCGAGATCCGGTTCCACGATGTCCCATTATCTATAGATATATAATATTTTATCCAATCATTCTCAGTATTTATTCTCGATGGATCTTCATAGAAGACCTTGGGAATAGTCTCATCCACCTGAAGGGCTACCTTAGAAATTGGTTTAGGACTAAGGAATGGTTTGGATACAATTTCACTCGCTTCTGAAAATTTATAAGAATATATATTGATATCTCTAATCCCTATAGCAAACCTAGATCTATCATTCTTAATTGCTGTCCAGCTCCTGGATATTCTGGCCGGGCTAACAGATGTCTCGGTCTTTTTAGTAGAGGAGAAGAATGACAACCCCAAAGCAACGAGAAATAGAGCTCCACCGGTAGCAATATTTAATGGGCTAACAAGTGCTGCCCCAAGAGCTGCGGTACCAGCTGCCGCTGTCCACCCAGCTGCAGTTAAGAGGTTATTGCTGGTTTCTCCAGTAGTTACACTCCCAGGCTCGAGAGACATTGCATCAAAACCAAGAAGATGGCCTGTAAGGTATGGCATTTCTACTGTCTTCCTTACAGTGTAACTATCAGTAGAAGTTTTCTTGCTCAATCCCCAAAACTTAGTTGTAGTAGTATTAGTAGTGACTGTTTGTTCTATCTCCACCATCAGAACTTCATAATCCTTCAGATAGGATCTGGTCTGCCTAAGATCAAATTTAATAACCCTGGTTGTCCTGGGCGCGAAACACCATACCCCCTGGCCTCCATACTTAAACTGATCGGGCGATAGGGTGTCTTTTATCTCAGATGAATTAAGTTCGCTATTGGCCTGGCTAGTTAAGGTAGTCTCATATTCGTGGTCATCGAATCCGTCTAATTCTGAGAAAACCTTTCCATCAGCAGAAGTTTGTATAGATAGAACTTCCAGATATAGATCCTGTCCGAAATTGTTTGGATTAAGACTAATCCAGTTTATACTTTCATTTTGCGCCAGATGGACAATAAAACTACACCCAAGATATGTTGACGATGAAGTCTCTGTAACCGGAATATAATTTTCAATTAAACTCCCGCGCTGATCGGTTGTTACAGTCCCCCCTGTAGTGCTAACATTAACAGAATTAACCTCATTAGCAACTAACTCATTGAACTCAGCCACACTAATCTGCTTACCGGTATATTTATCCTTATATCCAACTATTGGATTGGTATTTAGCTCTACCTCCCAGAATGTATCCGCATTATTATCAAACATGGAAAGTCTTTTAGGCATATTCTCTTCTTCACTCGCACCATGTTCATATAGTCTTGTTCCATCAGAGGAATAGGTAACATGCCAAGTTCCTCCCTCCGGCCTGGGTTCATTCTTTATACCAAAATAAAGTCCCTCATAACCCCCATACTCCCCTGTCGGATCCCACTCTGGGATAGATTCCTTAATACCCGTTACTGTCGTTACTAGACTACTCCTATCTATATTGCCAGTCCTCTTGAGAGTTATGACCCCTTGGCTCGAAACCAATTCAGCGGAATCAACTCCCGGAGTTATCTTACTAAAATCTATCTTAGAATTATCTACAAAATCATCGACTGCATAGATTGATTGAGTCTTAGACCCAGAAGAATAGAACGAATAATCTACAGTATCTGAAGAAAGCTTGATAACTTTGTTAAGCAGCATCTGCCTATCCATCTCGCTATAGTTAAAATCTTTCACTAATACAGATGATAACGAATCTGTCTCTGTATATGCCACGTGAATATCGTTTACAAGCTCTGTCATTGTATCATTATACCCAGATGACCTGGCTGGTGATTCTTTCTTAATCAACCTTTTCTTAAGTGTTGGTTTCCCGAGGTTGGAAAAGAAATCCTTAAAAGCCTTAAATAGGGCAGAGAATAGAGAATTCTCTGTTTGCATATCCTTGGAGGTATCAACATCCTTTCTCTTCTGCTCTATAATAGCCAGAAGATTATTGGCTTTCTCTATATTCATCTTGGTATCATTTAATCTTAAATATTCATTTGACATTTATATTGTCCTCAGCTTTAGAGTAAAGTCATTCAGGATGGGGGTAACAGATACATTCCCTCTATTATTATTTCTAAGAAGGGACCTAAATTGTATAAAATCATTTAAGTATTGATATTTTGCCTTTACCTCTTTACTCGCCAGTGGAGTATTGAAGTACAAAGATTTTCCGCTATGTATATACTCATAATATGGATAGGTTACCTCATCATATGCGGTTAATGCAGGCCTAACATTAGAATAATAATCAGTTTGATTAATTGAATCAAAACCATCCACAGTAACTTTTAAAACATCATAATATTCTCCAGCTGCTATCCCATGAGATGTACCGGCGGTTATATTCAACCACCTACCATCTTCTTCCGCAAAATCAGGAGATGATTTTCCGGCCTTAGTAGTATCATTAATAATAGAATAATCTATGTATGGAAAATGCTCTAATTCTACCTTGTACTGTCTGGATCCTACTCCGGAATATTGTTCAGTAGAATCAAGCAAGACATCACTAGAGAAATTAACAATTACCCCACTCGGGATAACATCTGTAGTCCCTATTGGCAAATATGTTACAGTATAAGCCGATGTTGCCATATACCATCCGGAAGATACTACGATAGACCCATCCGTAGGGTCAAATACATAATCTGAAGACGGGATTATATTATCATTTCTATATAGGCTATCTACATACCCGCTACAGGGAAATCTTATATGGCCAGTTTGGGTATTGGAATCCACATCCAGTCTTTCTTTATATATATATCCCCCCGATGGGAGGATATTCTTCCATTCACCAGACCTTGTAGCTACCTGATATTCTATACTCGTACCAGATGGGACAACTTCGGATACATCCAGCCGGGCCTCTAATACCGCCCCATTAGGAGTGTACATCGGGCTAATATATTCCCCACTCTCCATATACCATATCTTCCTGATATCTATATTATATGCCCCATATGCATACTCATATTTTCTAACCTCCACTAGTTCATCCGTTGCGTCTGACTTCTTTCCATATAGATCAAGTTTTAGTGGATCAACAACATTGGATGACCCAGTCTTGGTCATCTCAGCTGTTGCAGCATCGAAATAAGTCTCAGATAGGGATTGTGTTTGGTCGTAGTTATCCATTTTACCGATAGCTTTTACCCTATCTTCATAACTCTGGGTAGCATCAACATAAGCTTTCCATCCAGTAATATAGTCAATCATATCTTGGGTGGCCTGTATCGGGGCAGTAGTTTCCGTAGTAATAGAGTATTCTCTATCAACAATTTGCTGCCATAGCTGCGCATTATTAATTATTCTCTTTGGTATCTTATAGGTATTAATACTGGGATTTCTTTGGTTAATTACTATCTTTATTTGTTTAATTATAACTTCACTAAAATTAAACTCCATAATAGAGGTAGATTCTGTGGGGGCAACATTTAAATCTATCCAGGGCCCACCTACGGTCTGGCTATAGAATATCTTCATAATACTCAGAGGATAATTGGTGAACGGGTTATACCTTATGTTGTTTATTAAGTCGGGCCTAAAGAGTGTTATTACTATTTCACATATTGCACCAAACTGACTTTCTCCTGCATACGTCTGTCTTATCGGTTCATCAGTAAGGATAACCTCTCCCCAGAATGTTTCAGAATCACCATCTATAGCTAATTCTTTCCTATGGGATTCATCCTCTATTGTTCCCTTTATCCCACCACCGTAATGATATATATCTATATCCGCCATCGCCAGACCGCTTATACTAAGAGCAGAATGATCTAACCCTATTGGAAGCTTAACAGCATTAGTCTCAGAATCTATCTGGGCAGCAAATATCCTGTCAGTAGATAGGTTATCCGATTTATAGAATGAGTTAAACTTTACGTCGGTTATCCCACTCTTGTTCTCTTTTATAACCTTATGAACTACTATATCGTTTTCTATCTTAGATAAGGCAACCTTAATATCCCTAAGTACAGAATCATTCAATAACCTATGAACCTTGAGGGTTTTATTAATATTATTATTCTGTTTAAAAAGCGCCCCCAGATCAACATAGGCCTCATCCATGGTATTATTATAGTCCTTAGAAACTATTTTACCATATTTAGTAGCCTTCCTTAACTGGATCAGCGGATTACCAAGCGGTTTCTCTAACTGGGCAATCAAAGTCTGAAGCTGAGTCTTTAGATCTGCATCATCGGGAGTTTGATCAGTAGAATCATACCGGCTCTTAAGGACAGCCAGCAGCCTATCCTGTTGGGTCTTAGGTATTAGATTATAATAAGATTCAAGATAACTTTGCCTCATCTATGATCCTCGCATTTTTAAACATACTCTATGATTGGGAAAGATCCTAAAGCCATATGTTTCGTAACTTTTTGTTTAACCTCGTCCTCACCAAATGATCCACCATTTGACTTAAGTACTCTCTTGGGAACCCTAACCACAAGCACTCCGTTAGAGGGGACAGCTTGACCATCGAAATATCCTATATCCCAGAAGAACTCCGATTCTGGTTGTATTAGCTTAACTTTTTCTATTTCCTGAATTCCTATTTTACTCAATCCCCCTCCCCTAGTCCTAACATCCGTAACATCCAGATCGCTGACCTTACAATGGGGGCCCAGAGATACTGACCCTAACCTAAAATCAAATACTCCAGAAGGAACACCCGTGAAGTTATGGTACAACACTTCATTACTTATAACGGTAGGTTCTCCATATCCGCCCGGACCATCATCGATAATCGAATAAGGCCTTATGAATATATGTGCTATACTACCCGAAGCATAAAGATCATAATTGTGAGAAGGGGTAGGATTTAGATCTAAATCGAAATAAGGATATGGAGGAGTTGTTGGATATATCCCCCCACTTCCAACAAACCCGGTATAATCACAGAACTCTTCCTCATACATATACGTAGATATTATGTCGTCCTTATGAGTTAATAATTGGGCTAATTTTACGGTGCCATTATATATGTCCCAATCAAGAACTCCTGTCGGGGGAACCATAACATCGTTTACAAACACCGCAAGGTATCCGGTAGGAGCAAACCCCGGGTCAATAGTATTATTCAACACGGAACTTGGGTCTATAAATAGTGGAGTTCTCTGTAACTGTATAGTCTGTTGGTCTAGGAGCTCTACTCTTTCATTAGCTGATTGTTTATATGGAGGACCCCAAGTTAAATCCCACATCTGGTACGCATATTCAGGTATGGCATACTCAAAAAGTATACTGCCTGAGTATCCAGAAGGGACAACTTCTCCCACGGAATTCATTCTCCTTCTGAATCTACCATTTCTAACCCTGACATACCAATCATCAGTAGATATTACATGTTCTGGCTTCTTAAGATATATAGCGCTATAAGAATTCGGCATTAAATAATAGAATGATCTCTTTGCCGTGAAGTATGCTTCATCACCTGTTTTGAAATAACCGTCCCCATTAACCTCTAAAACCATACCATATATTCCGGTTATTGTTATTCCTCTCGTAAAATTGTGTGGAGACACGCTCCATGAATCGGTCGTGGCACTTTGAAGATATGTATCTGTATTAGCACCATACCTGTCTGAGCTTCTTTTTACAGTGAATGTACTTGGGCCAGTTGCCTTAAGTGTGTATTTTACTATTACTCCTGGAGCATATTCAGCAACATTATTTGTTACATCGGTCCTTATTATAACCGGTCCGTTTTCAAGAGACGTACCTATGCTGTTAACTAATGGAGTAAGTGTTGGAACGGGGGGAACTATTGCGGAATACATCCCATTGCTATCTGGACCCCATAATGAATATTCGTAACAACTAGTAAAAGGGTTACCTAGTTTCAATAGTGGTTCAGCATTAAGGTTCTCAGTCCATCCAGGGTTAACCTGTGTACCGTCAACCAGACACCTATTATATTTAACTTTATATTGAGTATATGTATTATTGTAGAAATCCGTTAATACATCAACTCTATAAACATTGGCCGCTATTCTTTCTATGGTTACTGTATAATTAACATCCTTCAGGATATTCCCATTCTGGTCGGTGATATATACCTGCTTACCAGGATTCTCTCCATAAGTAAAATGGTAGAATCTACAGCGATGCCTATAGAATAATGGAGTTTCGGTAATATCATTTGTACTAGTAGTAGTGACATTGGTTATAAGGAAATCGGTTACGGTTAGGGCTGGCATATGTCCGCCATTATCCACATATGAATGTATAATGCTCCTATCTGAACTGGCAACATTTTCTTCCCATTTATGGGAAAAATCCATCAATGATATATTCTTCTCCGGGTCAATATCGGGGATATCAACAACCGCAAGACCAAAACCAGATGGATCTACATATTTTCCTACTCTAAAGGTTAATGACATCTGTTATCTCCATTTACGGGGCATAATATGCATAACCACTATTATTTAATTTCAGGCTGCTTCCGTGAGCCACATTATTGTCTACCTTAGTCATATCTAAACTACTGTTCGTAATCTTGATGGCGGGTATACTATAATCTACTATTTTGTCTCCAGTTATAGTATTAGCAATTATCTGGGAGACAGAAATATAACCATCCAATAAACTAAATGGAATTTGTACTCCGTATGTCCCATTGTGGGTATGAGCATTAATGGCATCTTTAAAAGCATTCATTTTAGCTGACGCCAATCTCTCATAAACCGCGAAGGGTACTGTATAAATCGACATATTAATTCCTCCTAAGTTAAGTAATCTAGTGTATCCAAAAGAGAGAGATCTAAGGTAAATGGGTCTGCGCTCATATAGAACTGTGCAGCCCTTACCGTATCATTTATACCAGAAGCATCAAGATAATAGGCTTTTATTTGAGAAATACCAGCTTTCCTATCATTCGTAATATAACGAATGTGTGCTTCGCCTCTCGTACTGGTTGTTTCCACTATCTCGATTGCCTGTCCGCTAGCGTCCAGAGTTAATATTGTACCATCATGCGGACTTATATATCCCAGTTCTGACCAATATCCAATTGCTCCTAACGCTGACTCCAAACTCTCTATTTGGAATACCACACTTTTGTCGGGAACCCTATCAAAATCAGAATCATAAAGGGTAGCTGTCACCTGATATCCTTGATATCCATCTGCTCTAACTGAATTCTGAGACGCCGAGAGATACATTGATGCGGGTTCGGTAGTCTGGGAGAAACGTACAAACCCACCAGCAACCTCTGCTCTTATGGGGTTATAATCTATACTATCCATGGTATAGTACCCACTAGGCCCAGACTCGTACTCTATAAAAACATTCTCCGGGAGTACTCCGTTGAATACTAATTTCCCACTAGAATCAGGATGTAAAGCAAATTCTCGAGCAGTACGATCATACTGACCATTATCAAGTAAATGAAAGAAACCAAAACCAACTTTATTATATTTACCTAATCCACTGGTCTGACCCCATGGCTGGGTTGGTGTAGTGGTTTCATATCCAGATGCTGTAACAATAACCGGAGCATTCTGCTTAACAGCATTAAGTAGAGTATAAAAAGACACTCCGCTGGGAGCCATTTCCCACGCCTTCTGGGAGTATAGATAATATTCATTATATTTAAAACCTGAAGGATCTACAAGATTAAGGGTTGTCATTTATGCTCCTATAACTCCAGATGGATATGCTGAGTAGAAATAACCGGTATGTATTGGAAGATACCAAGAAAATCCAGATATCGTTGGATTCCACACTTCTACCGGATCACCCACCCAAAGATCGTCACTATCACCTATGCCTCCGCATTGCCATTTATCGTATATTCCACTTGCCTTAGGATCCCATATATGAGGGAGAAAATCATACCCATTGGTCTTTTCGTCTACCCCATCCCAATAACTCTCATCACAAATTATGTTTCCAAAGAATATGGGATTATGATCATACACTTCATTAGCGTAATCCACAAGTTTGGTCCCTATGGCATGTCCTTCAGAATTAAGTAAATTACTTGGGTAACTTGGGTCCATAAGGTCACTTAGCTTCTCTATTGTAATGTCTGTCGCAGAGAGGCCTAGTTCTCTCGATATTCCATACTTCAATCCAAGATATGTTGAGTTAGCCGGATTAGTATAGACATCTAATAGTCTGGATTTATAAGCATAATTTCTTTCCCCCTGTATTCTGGGAAGACCCAACATTAATCCGAATTCATCGAAACAGTTCCATATATTATAAATCTCTGGAGTAGATACTATTAAGTAAATGGTAGCAGAAACTGGTAAGCTAGTGGCTGCCTCGGTGTGTATGGTTAGGGCAGATATGACCTCAATATAGTTAACCCCACTCGTGAGTGCCATATTGAAACTCCACGTAGCTCCACTTACATGGTTAGGATATGTAGCCTGTGACCATGGTCCTCCATTATTCCTAATAAATATAAATAATCCAGATCCTTTTGTCCCAGTAATAACCTGCCAGAAACCATCAGCCGGAGATGTAACCGGATTAATCGTTGGGGGATATGCTCCGAATAGGAACAGCACGAACATAAGACTATCAGACCAGTCCGAATATGTCCAACCATCTGTTGACCTTATCCGCGCATAGTATGTTCCCTCTTTCCCGAGAGTAAATTCAGGGGCAAGAGTATATTTTAGGTTATTACTTTGAAACTCGCTGGGATTTTTATCTATTGTTGCAAAGCTAGGGTCATTGAAGCTGATCTGTATCTCATATAATAGTACATCACCATCCCCATAAGGTACTTCCCAAGAGAATGTTGGGTTTGTCCAGCTGAATGTTGGAGTACCATCAACTATATCCGGACCACCATCGACCATAAGATTCTCTGGTTTTGGCGGGGGATAGTTTAGACCATACTCCCATCCGGAATTATATTTATGTATTCCGTATTTAGAGGTGGATACACTTAGGTATAACGGGTATGTTCTAGCCATTTACTTCTCTCCGTTTATTAGAATAGGCTTCCCTGTAGTCTTATATACTTTTATGTCGTCAGCCAGTTTCACTGTATTTTTTTTATACCATGTATTATACTTCTCTAATAGATATTCCATATCGAACACGGTGAACTTATCCCACGCATAGGGGAATAAAAGTGGATGTTTCTTATCCGGAGATATCGTTTTGTCCTCATATCCGGTTCCGTCTAATGGAGTGAACGGGAGAAGGGCAGGGTTGACCCCAAGGTCAAGACACCGAGAGATGGATTCAATTGCATTCTCTTTTGTTTGCCCAGGATAGCCTATCATTATATAGCTTGTTATGTTCTTGAAATACTTCTTAGCTATCGTAATAGCATTGTTCCAGGCTCCAACAGACTTTTTTCCTCCCCAGAAAGAAAGCTCGCTATCATCACAGTTATCTAGAGGGAGAATCATCTCCCCAAATCCTATTTTAGCACACTTTGACATTATTTCATCGGTGACGGATGATGGCTCAAGCCCACCGTATGAACTTACCGACAATCCGTAGTCTTTTGATATTATCTTATCAAATATATCCGACAGATGGCCGCCCCAGTGGCTCAATAAATCACTATCCATGAACCTCAGTTTCTTATAGCCAGAGGCCACTACATAATCGATAAATTTTATTACCCCATCAGTATCCTTAAGAACCACTTTATCTCCCTCGAGTGTTCTCACGAAACAGAAAAAACAATTATTCTTACATCCAAGTGAAGTAGTAACTCCTATCCTTCTGGGCCTATACGGAATAAGCGACAGATCTGTGTCCAATAGTTCGCATCCATCATCGTAGAATTTATTAAAACCACCAGGTATTTTAAATATCTTAGAATATTTTCCGGAGATCATCACCTCTCCCTTAAAACCACTGTTATGTATAATTTCTGATACCTCGACTATCCCCAATTCAGAATAATAAGAAGATGAACTTGACACATCAGACTTAGAACCCATATCGCATATAATTATCTTGTCAAAGTTTTCGGAGGCCAACTCATTTGCTAGAACTGATTTTGGTAAACCCGATCTAATAATCGGTTTAACTAATTTCTCTGACTGGAAGTTACCACATTCCTTCCATACCCCGGTATCACTAATCAATAAGTCATTATCGTATTTCATGTCTCCGTTGATACTTGATACTCTGGTGTTCATCGCCAATTCAGGAGCCATATCTATAATCTTGACCTTATCTCCAGATAGTCTATATTTAGTGGCAAGATTATACATATACATAGCATATTGATATGTATTGTGGAAGTTATAAAAAGTATACACTGGCGGATTAATAAATAGAATATTCATCTTTTCTCCTGTTAGTCAAAAGCCCAACATTGTGAACAACAATTCTCTTGGCAGGTACATGTGCACGTACAAGTACACTGGCACTGACACTCACACTCACAGCATAGAGTGTGTACGTGACTGTGCAGTGTTTCACAGGCAGACCTAAGTTCATCCATATGTGGTTTGCGGATAAGAGTACTGGTAGCTGTTATTCCCCCCGAAGGAAAACTAACATCTATAGGGAGTGTTGTAGTGGAAAATCCCTTGGCAGAATGTCCATGGTTATTGATTGCAGTAAGTGCAGATCGTAATTCGGTGATATGGGAAGGTTTGATTGTAGTAGTAGAAGTTATGGTTTCACCCCAAGCAACAGAAATACTAGGGTTGCCTGTAGTTATAACACCATCCACAATGTGGTAGTGGTTATTTTCTCCCTCGAGAAAAGCCCTAATTTCATCTATGTGCCTCTTTTTAACGGTAGTAACATTGGCAGATATAACCGTGTCAGTCCATGCGTTTGAAGGATTAGGTATTGATAGACTGGTTGTCCAGGTGGTCATGTTTAACCTCTCTATTATCTTTTGATACTACACTGATCCGTCTTAGGGATTTCATTAATACCAAAATACTGCTCAATATTAAAGAGCTTAGATTTTATGATCTTATTTTCTCTAATCAGTTCAACCAGACATCTGGAAACAAGTTCCTCAAAATCATCGCATATTTCCGTTCCATCGCCCAAGTTAACTACTATCTTTTTATTGTCTTCCATAAATATAATCTCCCATTTCTGTAGCTCAATCTTCTTGTCCAGTAGCAGTTGAATAACTTTCTTTTTCAACATATTAGTGATAGCTAAATTCATGGCACAGTAACCATTGGTTGGTCTTTGTCCGGATGGATTATTTAATGACAAGTTTGTGGCATAACATCTATTACACGTATAAACTTTGCAATGCTCGCATTCTTTGTCGGCTTCGGCATGCATATTTATTAGCTTTAACCAATTCTCACAATTATAGTCTATCCCACCAGTATGAACATTGCCTAGGTTATAATCGAATTTACTCTTATATGATACGAATCTATGGCAAGGATATAAATCTCCATCGACAGTAACTCCTAATAGCTTATGACCGGCCCTACATCCGTGCTGGGAATTAAAAACTCTATCACCCATCCTCAATAGGATCCCGTGAACCTGGTTGAAGTTCATCTTTTCATGTCCCGGGAATTCCATAAACCTATCTATGCAATCACTTAACTCCTTACTATAAGTATCTATATTTTCTCTGCTCCAGTCACCTTCTACGATTGGAGTGAGGTTAGTTATAACCCCACCAGATTCCAGTAGAGCAGTAAAGTCTTTGGATAGATTGCTGATATTACTAGGGACAACAGTCTGTCTAACAATAAGTTGTGGGAATATCTCCCTTAGTCTTTTTACATTATTTATAACCGCGCTAAAACTTCCCAGTCCCGATCCGGCAAAGATCCTATTTTTATCGTGCGATTCCTCACAACCATCCATTGAAACTTGAAGTTGGAAATTAATCCCTCTCCATTTCTTTGCTTCCCTGAAGAACTTGCACATCTCTTCAGTTAACACTGTCCCATTTGTGAGTATATAAAGCCCAACTGTAATCCCTATCTCATTAAATTTTTCCTTACAATACTCCATTCCATACTTTACAATCGGAAAGTTTAAGAGCGGCTCCCCTCCGAAGAATGTAATGGAAATTTCTTGATCAGGCCTAGCCTTCTCGAGCCTATCTCGCTGCCCTATAAGCCAATCTATTGTCCTCTTCATTGTTTCGCGGGACATATCTCCAGTCCTCTCGCTTTCGTAGCAATAGGAACAGGCAAGATTACACCTATTTGTTACAAATATGTAAAGAGAGGTAAAGGTATCCCTAGAAATTTCTTCTTGCATTAATCCTCCGACTAGACTATACTAACTATCAACCCATTCTTAACTGTTATTGTTTTACCATTAGCACTAGTAAAACTACCATTTGCGCCGACGCTAGCTCCCGTCTTATAAGAAACAGCCTGTACTACATCAAAGTTACCGGAACCCAATGATACAGCAGCGGTACCGACAGATTGTGTTCCACTGGCTGTGGGTATAATATTGGCATCTATTGTATGGCCGGCCCTAGACCAAGGAAGATCGGTTAGGGTGCTATGGGATAATCCAGTCCCTCTGCCATATATATTAGTAAGATATACATTATCACTTCTCAATGTCCCAAAATTACCCTCGCTAAAGGCTAGAGCTTGAGTCCCACAACTCCTAGTCCCGCTGGCTTCGGGTAAGAAGTTACCACTCGCAGTAACGTTCCCAAAAGCGTATATATCAGAGTTCAACTCAAATCTTGAGCTTCCATCCCGCCATCTCAAATATTTGTCAGTGATAATACTGTTATTATAGAAATATATAGATTGATCTTTATCTGGCCCGGGATGATTCAGAAATATTGCAGCACCACTAGCAAATATATAGTTCCCGTAAACATTGCCTCCACGCAACTCTGTTCCAGCATAAATGTTTCCAGGAATACTTATATCTTCTATTGGGATATCTGCCAAAGCCATACCGTGAGGATTTGTGCTACTTACAACCGCTGTACCCACGGCACTTATATGTTCCTGAACAGTATCAAAAGTCCCAGCTCCCGGAGGAAGGCACGATATAGCCGACGCATCATGAGCATCTACGGTGGCTCCAATGTGGGATATTAAATTAGTATAATTACTTTCTAAGGTAGGTTTACCGACGGTAACCCAAGATGAACCCTTAATATCATCCATAAGAGCTCCAGACCTAACGGTATTGTCTACCAGCCTATTGCCATTGATACCACTTGCGGCAATTGCTGTATCTATACCATTAAGCCTTAATTGAATGGTATTGTATGGTCCCTGCGGATTCTCGCCAATGGTATCCTCTATTATTACAACCTCATCCTGGAGAGAATTAACGTGCTCTGCCATAATATCATCACCGAGACTCTTATAAGTAGCGCCTGCAGCAGTACCAGAGTTTCCGGAATGAAAAGTCAGCTTACCGGTTACATAATCAACCATGTAATGTCCGGCAGAAGTTGGGGGAGTGAGAACCTCAGTCCACGCAGCTCCGCCAGAAGCACCAACTACAGTTGAGGCCGAATCCTTAGGGACATGATCGAGATATATAGTATATGGGCTAACTGCGGGAACATTAAAATACTCAGGCCCGACAGCATACCCTGATGCATTTTTATCTATCTTGAGAGTGAATGTTTTAGTGGTTAACGGGTAAGCCATTTTGTCTCCTCCTCTTATATTACATTATATCACATAATTGTATATATTTCAATTAGTTATTAGATATAAATACCCCAGAGTTCCTATAGTCTTCCCTGAAGTAAACATACCTATTTACTTTATCTAAAGTAAAGTAATCATATCTAGGATTCAACTCAAACACCCTTCTTTTTTGTGTGTCGCACACTCGAAGTATTCTCTGTTGATCCATTAGAATCCCAGATGGTTCTAAACCATCAAATTCTCCAGTTATATTAAAGGAAGCCACCATATCTAGAGTAGATGCAATTGGCTCCTGAGTTTTTGTACTAGTTAAATTTAAGTAGTAATTACTACCGGTTTTTCCTATCCACCATAGATACCCATCCTTAAAACACATATCCAGGGGAGTGCCATATCCAACGTTTAAAGCATACACCTCATAGTCCTCCAGCGTCTCGGTATCCTGCTTCCTAAAACCACCATCCGCATAGCACCATGAAAGATCATGCCTGTTCTTCCAGACATCAAATTTCTTCTGTCCTTTATCTAATATCCCACTTGGGGACGTATTCCAGGCCGCTCCATCTATTGTGGAAGAGAAGTCCCCAGAAGATGTTACCTCTAATCTAGTTGGGACTGTATTATAATAAAAATCTTCCAATGATGTTACATCTTGAACCCATATTTGGCTTACCCCGCTAGGTGAACAACCGGACGGAGCAGCTACACATCTGACACCAGAAGCTGATGCATCCAAAAGATTTAAATTGGTAGGGACTCTGGTCCTGTACAATATGTCTATTTCATCCACCGGAGCAGTATTGAGAAACTTACTTTTAACATTATATTCCAGGTCTCTCTCTATACCTTCCATGTGTATAGCAGTTGCTGCTATGAATTGCTGACCAACTGATCTTGGATTCTGCCTAAGGTGCATCCACTCGGGGAAATCATTAGCAAGATCCTGAGTAAGATAGCTGCGATATAATCCACTAGCAGCAATATTACCATATGGGTTAACGTATGTTCTGGCTACCTGTATCGGATAATTCATATTTTTCTCCTATAGTACCCTAATCGCTTCAGCAATGCTTGTATCTGGGTAAAACATTTCATCCCAATATATTTCGACATTTCCCATGAAGGTGGGTTCTTGCCTAAAGTAATAACAATTGATAACGTGATCTGAGATCTTTGTACTTACATCCATTATCTGTTGCCTAAGTTCATTAAGGATAAAGGTCCCACCTATGGGTATATTTACAATATACTTTTCTATTGCTGTCTTAATTTTGCCGCGGATAGTATCCTTATCGGTATCGGATGTATTATCCACAAATATTATTCTGACTTCAATTTCAACCGGTACAATCCCGGGCTTTATTGCCGTCCCAGTTATTCCTAAAGCCTGGACAGAGTTAATAGCCGACTGGACATCCGATAACATTTTATCAGTGGCCAAACCTTCTACCGGTATAACTATCATATCGTAGCTTCCTATTCCTCTAGCATACGGTCTTATTATAACATCTGCAATTCCGGTAACAGATAGGGCCGCAAGCCTAATAGCCGTTTCATTTGCTTTCTCTGCCGAAAGACTAGCGTTGATGATCCTATACCTAAAGTTAGCGTCTGCTTCTGTATCCGATCCTCCGATGATAACTTTCTCATTAGTAGTAAATACATCGCTTATTCCCAGGCTATGTTTAGTTAATGTATTAACTCCCACATTAGAATTACTTCCAGAAGTAGATGCTTCTAATGGAACATATACCTGAGTATCGGCTATACCAAATGCGGTATCGGAAGATACCGTAAATACTATTGAACCATCGTCGGTACTTATCTGGGTGCCCTGTGGGATAATATCAGTTGGTATCCTACTATGGAGAGTCCCGGAAGCAACATATATTATCTGAGTTGTATCTCCAGATGAGGTTGTAGCCTTTGTAGGAGTTAATCTCTTCATACTGAATAAATCTCCTATCAAATCCAAGAAATATCCCTCTGCAGTTGATACGAATCCCATAGCAGTATTTATATCTAGTATATCATAATACTCGGATAGGTTTAAATTAATAACCTCTATTAACGAACGAGCAATACCCCCAACGGTTTGATTGGTGATATTTGACCTCGTAACCAAATGTTGTAATGACTTTTTAACTAACGATCCATAGTCTTTTCTAAATATCATTTTAGTCTCCTTACTAGTATGATAGTATCCCGCTGTTTAAATCAAACGTCATATCTGGGGTAACATTTAAAACTGCCATTCCATCCCTCACAAAAACATAATAAACAAGACTATAGAGTGATATGGGCACAGCCTTAACCATTAAGTCTATACCGGCTACTCTGCCATCTTTTGTGAGAGAGTAAACTATTTTCTCTTCACCCCTTTGGGCAGTTATCCTTGTATTTTGTTCACCAATTATCGAAGAAAGATCCGCTCCAATGTCTGGATGAGGTCCAAAATCATTAAAATCAGTTCTTAACCTAAATGAAATATCCTGTTTCAATACTCCGGATGGATCTGCCAGATCGAAATCTCCGTTGGCTGCAACAGTCAAATCTCCGCTTGGTGAAACTTTTATGTCAATTTCAGAATAAGTTATCATTATATTCTCCTATGCCCCGAGAAAAGTTTTAAAATTCTTTATCGTATCTTTCAGCCCTGATAGCATTGGTGACATTCTATACAGATAAGCAGGCTCAATAGCATGTACATGTTTAGCACTTATGGTATGCAAATGGGGCAGTGGACCAGCAGCTATATCTGTATACAACATCCCTACTCCAGTCTTAAGCATCGTAGAGGCCATATCACTTCCTATTTGCTTCGCTAGCTGAGTATAGGCGGCCTCTAAAGCAATAGCTGGTACTAGCAGGGTTTCTTGATATGTAAATGGCTTAGCACTCTTGTCGTTCTCGCTATATATTCCTTTGGTTATAGTTTTACCGCTGGAAGAGAACGCCAACTGCCCCTGGATAGATACACCACCATCATCCACACTAATTCCAAAACTCGGGTTATTGGACATTATAGTAACCCCATTATTCCTTATAACTACAGATGGTGATCTCTTAGTGGAATCTATGGAAAGGGCTATGCTGCCTATTCCGATTTCCTCTGTTTGATCTTTCGTAATTGTCTGTTCAGACATTTATATCTCCTTATGCAAATTTTCTGGCCCTAACTAATACTTCTTTTTTAACAATCATTTTTTTAAGTTCATCCTTGAGCAACATATCCGGCTCAGTAGCGTAACTATCTCCCGGGTTTCTGTATAGAAATGTTTTGGGTATTATGAGCGCCGGTCGTCCCTCTATAAGCGAAGGATTGTCTGTCAGTACATAAGCATAATACAGATCCTTCATCAGCGTAGGGAAACCATATACTCCAATAGATCCGCAGCATATTACATTATAAAGTTTCTGTGTCTCCGATGTAGCAGTATCTATAGTCATATATCCTATTGGGGATACCTTTAGTACGGCAGAGAATCCAGCATACTGGTTACATTCTATTATATCACATATTACCCCAGGAATGTGAGTCCTATAATCAGAGAATGCATTGTCCTTTATATTATTCTGTATTTTCATAATTAAATCCCCGTAGATCCTTCAACCTTTTGTTGCCATAAGTTGGAGGATAAGCTTTGACTAACAGCTTGATCATACATTTGGCTTAGATATCTTGGGGCAAGATTTAAGTGATAGTATACAAATCTCTGCCATCCCTCGGCGTATGGTTCCCACCAATCACTTTTCCGAAGCCCTTTTACCCCTGCCAGATACGCCCTGCCAGCATAATAAAGAGGAAGAAAATTTATAGGTTCTCGTCTATCGGCAGTCCATCCAAATATTCCGAACTGAAGAGCCTGAACAGAGTTTCTTATTTTCTTACCAAACATCTTTTCTGCTACGAGCGCTATTCCAGCTGCAGCACCAACTGGAGTCATAACTGCTTTTGCAGCTAGTCCGGTGAGCCCCCTAACTGCAGCAGCTCCACCGTATGCCATTAAAGCAGCTCTTATAAAGGGAGGCCTGCTTATAATCGTTCCAACCACCTCTCCCGCTTTTCCACCTTTTGCCAACAAGCTAGTAGCTCCGCCTGCCTTCTGAAGCGCTCCTAGAGCATATGATCCACCAATAACTACCCCGGCAGCAAGTAATTGTTTAGGAGTTACTCTCCCAACAAAAGGAACCTTAACATTATATATCCATAGCATACTGTTGGCAACATCATCATACCATCCCCCGGCTAGCGCCTCCGAGGCCATTGCCATTGAGTTGTTTGCGTAACATATACAGTCAGGGACGACGGTAGTGACAAACCCTGTATCATGGCTGAAATGGTGCGTTACTTCCCTGACTTCAAAAGCTCCATGCATATCAGTATAATAGTCATTTAAGAAAATAACATCATTTGGCTTAATAGTCGGATCACCGAGAACAGTTAAATGCCCACCATACATCTCATTTACTCCATACCTTAAATTTCCAATAGCATACATCCACGCTGTTAATGGTGTAGTGGCATTCGGCTCGCTGACTACTTTAGTTATGAGATTTTCTTTCCATATACTATCATCTACTTGCGCCCTGACAACTCTTAATGGATTGGGACTTGATGGTCTTATTACTGTCCCCACGAATCCAGTTTTAGCATTCGTGATGACCTCAACCCTATTCCACATTGTCTCTTCGGATGCAGTAATGTTATTAGATATAATATTTCTAAGACTATCAACATAGTGATATGATCTTATTAGTTTGAAATGTGCAGGAAACTTGAGATTATCACTCCATTTTTGTGAGACATATGTTTCTTTATCAACATACCTACCGTCTGAACTTTGATATAATGTCAAGTTGGCTAACTTATCCTCATCGGTAGAATTGAATATACTGACATTCCCCTCTGACAGGGATATTGGATCTTTCTTAATATTATCACTGTAGAATATTCCCTCTGTTTCACCCATCTTCCTAAAATCTTCTATGGTCTTTCTGTCTTCTTCCTGTCCGGTCTTTCCCAGATATTCCTCAGTTATAGATAGAATCCAAGAGGCCTGTCGATCTCCCAGGGTACCAGAAATTAAACCATCTTTTAATCCGCTAGATGTATCTCCCTTCGCCCTATTAATTATATTGTTTACATTATTCAGTAATGATTTCTTCTGGTCCAATGTAAGCTCAGTTATGTCACCAGCATTTTTAGCACTATCTATGAGCAATTCTGGATCCTCCACGTACGCCTTGGATTCTGCCAGTAATCCTCTTACTTCATTACTGTAATTATAGTATCCATCAGATGGTCCAAAATATATGGTTGCCCTCTCGTCAAATGGTAATACTTGGGCAACATATCCGGGCATTCTTCTGGTAAATTCCTGGAATATATCCCATACAGTCCTATTCTCACAAGTAAATTCCCAACCATCCCCCTTGGTTTCTTCCGCCCATTTGGAAACTTCTGGAGTAAAGATATTATCATTTCTTGGGTCATTTCCGTGGGTGAGGAAATATGAAACGCCAAGCCACGTTCTCCAGCTGCTAGGGTGTCTTAGCTTATACATATCCGGAGAATATGGACCGGTTGCCGGCTTCATCCTGCGTCCCAGTATCTTCTGATTTACATCAATTATTGGTTGCCACTCTGCGAAACCAAAGTGGGAAACTTCAGGTCTCTTAATGATCTTATCTAGTATTTTATATGCGGAATAATCCTGAAATTTAATTCTATTACCCCAGCCAGTTATTGGTTTCATTAGTTCTACACCGTAGCCCTGGGCAACAATAGTTATTATATCCCCCGTGTTAACTTCAGATACCATTCCAGTGAATACTGTTTCAAGGAACGCGGGATCAGAAGAGTATCCCATCTTAATCTTTATTCTTGCCCCAACCTTAAGAACAAACTCCTCAATAACATCCTGCTCTTCTATGGTTTCTTTAGTTTTCCAATCGGCACTCTCCTCATAATTACGAGTTAAGAAGTTAACATCTTTTCCATATAAACCAAATCTTTCCCTGTCTAACACACCCTTTGTGTTGAGTATCTGTACCACTGCAACATCAGCGGCATCTTTCCGAGACTTAGTAATATCCATACTGAGAATAGCGCTATAAGAATATAGGTCATTAAGGTTCTTAAATTCCCCCATTAAGAACCACGGCTTGTATTCCATCTTATCTTCTTCTACAAAATAAAATTTAAATGTCGGAAAAGCCCTAACCATTCTAAGTTTATCATCCTTGCTCTGACCCTTGACCCTTTCCATTATACCATTTATATGTTGCTGGCTATACCTATCAAATCTTTGAATTGTAGAATTCTTGTTATAATTTTGATTACCAAAAGCCCTGACAGCAGCAGGATATATATATCTTCCGGATATTAGCGACTCAGGATCATTGCCCTTCATTGTTTCCGTCTGCACCCCAACGCTAGTTACCTCTTGATCGTCTGTTTTATTAAGATTCTTAGCATCAGACAGAACTCCCGTGGTAGATGAAGCGGTATTATTTGTTACTGGTGTTCCCTTATTTCTTGACGCTCTAATATGCGTCTCTGCTAATATCTGCTTCTTTTCTTTCTCCTGGGCCTGGGAATTAATACTATTCACGCTATTATCACTAGCTGTCTGAGGATCTTTATTCATGGACATACCCTCGGAAGCCATGGTTGCCGCTATCGATTCTTGCCTCTTTGTATCTTCATTATAATAAGTACCAATCGCTCCCAGGACCACCTTACCATCCTTGGTAGTAAAATGTGTATTATTAATTAATGAGGCATATACCTTCTTACCAACCAGTACTTTATTGGCTATATCAGTATTTTGTTTGTCCTGCGACTGAAATATAGTTGGCTGGTTAATCTGATTCCCCCCAGAATACTTCTTGGGATTATAATCCATAAATCTTAAGTAGTAACTTTTCTCACTACTAACATTGCCCATCCCCGCGCTATTAAGGGCATTCCCGAGCATTGTGCTGGCTTTAACCTCAAAAGTATTTCCGTCCAGAGCTTTTACAACTACGAGTTCTTCGTTGGATAAAGCAGCTGTCGCGCTAGACACTACATCGTTAATTGTCTCTATGTCAACATTGGTTGCATCCTCATTAAGTGATGTGGATCTCTCCAATTGGTTTACAAAAATACTCGGGTCCAACGGAGAAGCTTCCGAAGCCAAGTTATTAAGAGCCATATTTTGAAAAGCCTTGAATCCAACTTCCATTCCTGGATTACCAAGATTTTCCATCAATGTATATATTGAATTCTTAGAATAGAAAGCATCGGGTTCTATTGCTACCCAGTCGGTTTGAGCAGGGTTATTTCTCATAGCAGTATTAGAAGTCAAAAGTCCAACATCCGCATATGTCAATTTAAACTTCTCCCCTTTCCCCCCTAAGTCATTATATGTGGGCAACTCAAGATCAGGATAACAGGTAGGATCAACAACATTCTTGGGAAGTCCAGGTATTTTGCTTGCCTGAGAGAAAACAGCATTCTTTAGGTCAACAAGCCCAGTATCCTCGAGGAGTAGCACCTTAATATTTTGCATTTCCTCTTCTGCTAATGCATGCTGGAGATACTGTTTCTCGGTATCCCAATCCATGGTCTGGCCATCAGAGAATTGAGCATTATCTCCGGACATACAATTGTAAACTCCTCGGATATATTGTTCAGTATTATCTGCAGAAACCACTGCCCTTTCCATCGGCAACTCTACTCCGGGTATCGAAACACGAGAAGGACTAGACTCCGTAACAAATTGCCCCTCTATTCTTTTTATTGCGGAACTTCTCTCTGGAGAATTATAATAATCAGAGAATACTCCAGAATCTCTCCTTTGAGTATTGGTTCTTATTACCCTGGCCATTGTGGTATTATCTACGTTATTGGAGTTATCGTTACCATATAACATATCATAGTACACTCTGTAACCAATAGTATTTGCTTTCCCGGGACTAGTATCCATCATATATTCCCTTGCCTTATCTAGTATATACCCAGCAGCATCTATAACCCTATCATTTGAATCTAGAGTGAGTCTATTCAATTGCTCACTTTTCTCAAGGCCTAATTTTATCTCAGATGCTTCCATATTAATACTATATAATCCTGGGCTTCCGGGAACTGTATCTATAGAGAAGGATTCTAATATAAAATAGTTAAGCCCGCAAAGACCCACAAGCGGATTTACTAACAGAAACATATTATATCTTCCGAGTTTATTATTAGTCCTAGCAATCCTCGAAACAACAGACATCATAGTCCTTAATTCTTTAATCTTGGAAAGGTTCTTGGAACTAATATTTACTACGACTGATGTGTTATACGCGCCCAGATACTGACATGTGGGTTTATCACCCGATAAGATCGGTAAGAACTGTACAATATTTCTCATGGTTACGGAAATACCAGTAACAAATGTCTCATCCTCTATTACCACAGTATCCGAAATAACTTCGGGAATAGAGTTATAGATTAAATCCTCATAAGATATATTCTTAGTATACCTTATCACCATATAGTTGGAAGCACTGTATGTCCCAAGAGTCCCCTTTTTATTGTCCTCCCGAAGGAATCTATTGGCATACCAGTCGACAAACAAATCACATTGAGTGATATCTGGGGTATACTTACCGGGATCATATCCCTGCACAAAACCAAAATCAAATGTATACGGATCGTAGTTGAAAACATGCATAGATATACGACAAGATAGGGTCTCAGGATACCCTGGCATAGTAGATATAGTCATCTGGGACAATACACCGGCTATCCTTTTATTTCTGAAACGCTGCTCTAGGTTCTTATCAAATAAAGTATTAATTGACCTCTCGTATGAATCTATACTCTTACTGAGGGCATCAATATCGTTAATTGACCTATTTAAGGAGGCAAAGTTATTATCTAAATTGTTGGGTAGCGTAACAACCCTATAGATGTATTTCTTTAGATCCAGCTCATATCCGGATCCATAGTCTGCCGTGACAAGAGACGCTGCCGCATCTGGATCCGCTAGAATAGATGAAACATTTTTCTGAAGATACCATTGGTTTACCAAAGAAGATATTCTGCTAGACTGCAATGGAGTTATTATCTTTCTGGACTCCAAAGATTTTACTTCTTTGATAACTTTATCTACATTTCCCGCCTTAGCTGATTCAGCTACCTGTATATTATCAATCTCATCCTTTTTCTTATTCAAGGATGTCCTGTCTGATTTTGCTTGATCAAGTTCCCCGTTAACTCCACGAGATTCGGGATCAATCACTGTTCTCACATAATCGTTCTCTATTGGGAGAAATGGGGTACATTTAAACTGAGCTATTAATGGACGAAGTTTATTGTTAATATCATCCAGGCCATTAAAATATATATCCAGGTCAATTCTAGTAGTTGATCTTCCGGATGCCGTGATGGTTTCTGCCGCACTTCTTAAGCTCTTATATCTAAAGTTATGCTTCTCCTCGGTAACCGATATTTGCGTAGGGGGAATTGATAGGTATACAGTTCCTACAGCGAAGAAATCTTCCCTATGAAATTCAGCAGAATCACTCTGTGTTTTTATTCTCTGCTTTTCTTTAGTTATAGATTCATTGCGAATATCAGTAGTGGGAGCAGTATAATCCCTGGTCCTATCAGATTGGAATGAACTAAGATTTTTAAGCTCTTCTCTCCAATCTAAACTACCATTAGTAGCAAGGTTATATTTGTAATATGAAGAAGAATCCAATAGATTAGAGCTCAGCCATTGCGATCCATCACCATATGTAACTGTAGGTTTAGTGGACTGATCATTATCGTATGTAATTGATTCTACCTTAGAGACGTGAATTACTCCTAAGTCAACATCCGCCATTATGCCCTCAACATATTAGAGTATCTATTCTGTAACTGATAGGAAGTAGCCCTATCCGAGTTGTCATTTATTTCCATATGAACACTACCTTTGGAGGTCCTAAGCGTATTACTAGCGTGCCTATTCATTACTTCAGATAGATTCCTGGGATCAACCCCAGTACTATCTGTAGTATGAACATCTATATTAGTCCTGTACCCCATTGGACCGGAATATTCGGGAGTTATATTAGCTCTATTCTGTACCGCCGGCCTACCGTTAAACATTCTTTCATCGTCGGTATTGGACCCATATGCTTCCCTGGGAACATCCTTTGGAGACATTATTCTTCTCCTACTGGAAAAAGCGGTGAGTGCTACAAGAGCAGCTGAAACACTTAGGGCCGCATAAAGCATGTTCTTCCCCTTAGGAAGCCTTCCCCCAAACACTTGCTCTGTTGCTTTTCCAGCCGTTAGATCTAAAGTTCTAGTCGCCCGGCTAAACTTCTGTCTCTGTACGGCTTTTGCGTGCCTTTCATAAGTTTTTTCTATCTTAGTAAAATATGTCTTAGCAATCGCCTCATCCACGGCCTGTCCAGTTTCTATGTCAACAAAAGCTTTTTGAGTCCTATCAAATTTATATTTTGCTATAAGCTTGTAATCCTCCCCCGTCTGATCATACATCTTCTTAAGCTTATCCTGAACATCAGCATTATACCTAAGCCTATATGCATCATCAAGATCCAAGAGACTATTTACCTCGGGCATACCACCTATGGCTTGTTCTACTGTCCCATATCTACTAGCATAGAATGGAGTTGCCGTAGGAGCCCATCCGACCCTATACTTACCCTTCCATTCAAATATTTTAGCATATGCCTTGGGTGGAACTGTTTTCTTACTGGTTTCACCTATAAGCGTGCCAGCTGCGGTGTAAGCCTCATAACCGGCCTTCTTTTTGCTCTTTCTAAAGAAGATCTCAAGAACCTGCTCGGCCTGGGCTCTTACTGGTATCTCATTCTTAAGAGAAGAGAATAACATTGAGGATGACTCTGCTGTACCCTGGAGGTAGATCTGGCTAAGCTTATCAGCATCTTCCTCAACTATGGTTTGCCATTTACCATCTATTTTTACTTTAATAGTTGATCCCTTGCGAACAATGCCTAATATCTCTTCTATTTCTTCTCTCGATTTTCCGGCAAGACTTAATTCCATTGCCTTAGCAGATGTCATGGATTTAGCAAATCCTTTTTTAAATTCTTCGCTATAACCAGTAAACACCTTCTCCTTGATAGCCTTGCCACTCTTACCCTTAGCCTCTATCCATTCAGTAATAAAAGCCTTATTGTAATAATCTTTAAGTTGGGATAGTCTTCTCTGGTGCCAGCTAGTATTCTCTATATAGGAAACAGTATCCCCAACGGTACTATATAAGTTTGTTTTGGCGGCCGCACTCTCGAGATTCTCGGCCCCAACTCCAGCACCCAGCTCTATTTCCGCCTGTCCAGTAAGTTGTTCCGCGGCTTGCAATAATTTTTCTCTTTCAGCCTCTGTCTTGCCAGTTAGTCCCTTTATGTCCCCCTCTATTGCTTCCATGGACCTGGTACCAGCAGCTACAGATTCCCCAACCAGATTAATATCCTCAGCAGGAGCACCTTCCGTAGCTTCCCTAATCATCCTCTCAAAAAACATTTCCTCATCTTCTACTTTGAGATTGGGTTTTCTTCTCCCGGGTTTTCCAATATTATACTCATACGGATTGACCTGAGTTGCTCTTTCAAGATCAACCCAACCCTTTCTTTCCCTCTTGGCTAGTTTTCTCTCCTTGGATATTTCACTTTCTAAGTATGTTCTGAATTTTGCTTTTGTTCCATATTGATTCAGGGCCGCAATATCCTCAGCAGGAGCAACAACCTTAATTTTAGACATTTGCTCTGGAGTAACAAGTTCTCCAGTACCAGCCATCCGGTAAGACTTTGTAACTCCAAACACATGTTCCATAAAACCGCGCTGTTGTTCCGGAGTTATATATGCACTCTTACCCGACGGCAACATACCGCTAAATAAAGCTCCAGGCTCTGAGGCAAAAGCTCCGAAAGAAACAATTCTGGAAGATGCTAACTTTGACATTCTCCCGGGTAAGTGACCGGTTATTTCAAACTCAGCCATCTTGGCAGCAAATACTTTCCTCAGATTCCCCTTTGGATACTTCCCACCCATAAGAAGATCGGCCTGTGATTCAGTAAAACCAAGATTCTCCATAATAAATTCCCTACGCATATTCCTTGGAGATACCTGTTCCCAGAATGGAATTCTTTTTTTAGCGAGAGCTAAAGTCTCAGGGCTATGAGCACCCATAAAAACAGATTCTTCTATGGCTCTATTTTTATAGTAGTCCAAGAGCTCTTGTCTGCTCTCGGCATGCATCTTCTCTCTTAAATAATTTACATCAGCCTGCGCTCTCTCTGCCTCACCTTGAGATGTTTCCAGACTAAAATCTATATCACCCAAATGACTCTTGGGCGTTCCTATGCCTCCATATGGTAACTCTCCGGCAGCAATCCTGGCCTTCCTATATTCCGACTGCATCTTATCAAATTTAATCTGTTGATTTAACCGATTTATGTCGGGTATATCGTGTAGCATCTTAAGTACATTTCCAATGCTAGAATCTCCAGATATTCTCTTGTCTCTAAAAACAGCAAGAGTAAGAATACTATCGGTTAATGATTGATGCAATCCTGTTGGCACTTTAATCCCGAGCATTTTTGCTACATCAGGTAGGGCATAGGATTTTAACCCAGGAATGGACTTCTTAGCCAACTGCATAACATCTATGATCTGGTGCTGTTGCTGCAGCGTCGGAGACCAACCAATTCTTTCCTGCAAGAATGGTAAATCAAATTTCTTTAGATTATACCCAAGTAATAGCCCCTTGCTTTCCGGACCAAATAATCCCGATAATTTCTGCTGAACCTCTTTAACAGAGGCTAACTTACCAGTATATCCCGGGAAGGGGGTTCCAATACCGTGTAATGAAGTATAGGCTTCACTCTTTTTATATGCCTCCAGCCATTCCTTATTTATCTTAACACCCTGTCCGGCTGGGTTAACTAATGTCTCAAACTTATTTATTGTCTTGCCGGTTACCCCAACTCCGCCAATCTGTAATACAACTCCCTTATGCGTAGCTCCGCTCTCAAGAATATCTTCCATCCATCCCGATGTCTCAACATCAAGGACAGATAATGGAGTTCTTTTGAGCAGTGCTTGTATAAGTTTATTTGTATTCGCCGGAGCTTTAGGCATTTTACCTCATCACTAGGCTGTGTTTCATGGCTCGATTATGCTCTTCAGTCCTATCCCTATTCATATTGATCTTAATACTATAGGAATCCTCCGCGGCTGGAGTCCTGGAGACATAAACCCTGTTATTACTCATTCCGAACCTCTCCATGTTTGAGACCATTGTATTCTGCAACATTGTAAGATCATTACTTGGGGCATTAATATTATCAATTACGGGAGTAAAAGGCTGTCTAGCTAGTTGCCTCTCATTGCTCTCCCACAAATTAAATTTATGTATATCGAAAGCTTCATTCTTGACTACCCTCAATTTTACCTGATCAAGACTAACATCCGGATGCCACCCCAACCATTCAGGAGGAGGTAGCTGATGATGCCTAAAATACTCTGTCATATCCCGAGATTTCTGATAATCTACGTCATATGAAGGGCCTATTCCATTTTTGGCATCCTGCTGGTTCCATGCTGTCATATAATAATTACGCATGTATGAGGGAACCATATTCATTATCCTGGTGCGTCTTTCACCGGATGCACCAGAAAAATCAGGGAAGAAAGGTCTCTCTTCTTTTGGCATAGCATATATGGCTGTCTCTGGAATATAAGAACCAGCGGCCATCGTATTCCTTGACATCCTACCCAGTTTCTGAGCTAGTTCTGCATTACCCTGATCTCTTGCTATCTGTGACAGATTAGAATACTTTATATATTTAAGTTTATCAAAATATTCCTGTATTTCCCGGCGCCTTTTAACAGCATCGGGAATATATCCGGGGTCAAACATGCTTCTAACTTTACTCATAAATGGATTAACAAAACCGGCCATTGGTTGATCCCACATTGCGTATTCTGAGCCATACAATCTAAAATCCTTATAAACACTCTCTGGAGTTTTATAGGGTAACCATTTATTAATATGTGCAGGAACCGGACCAACTGCCACCTTATGGGGAAGCATATCTAGTGGATTAGGAAAATTCGTTATAGCCGCTAATGAATGCCTATATATACTACTTGCTGGCTTTAGTAAGAATGGAACGCCCTCTGTGCTTGTGCTAAGAAACTCATATTCTTGGTTAAGAGCATTCCTCTGAGCTAATGTTTTTTCGACTTTCCTAGCCCAATATTCATCGTCCTTGACCATGGCCTTAGCTAAATATTGATACTCCTTAAACTCATTAGAATAAGGAGCCACATTAGCTAATATCATAAATCTATCTACAGCATCATATACTCCAGGAATTCCAGAGTGCATCCTGTTGAGAGCTTCATATCCCGGTCCAGGCAATCTCGATTCGCCCAGTGGAACCTTTACATAAGGATCCCCTTGTCTAAAGTTAATGAAATAATCTTCCCCCGGTAACCAGCTTGGCATGGTGTTGGGGATTGGGTTGTATTCTTCCGCTCCAGTTCTGCGATGCGGTAAGAACCTTCTAAAGTATTCAGTGAGGCCTTCATCTAGTCCGGCACCAGGATCTCCAAGTTCCTTCTCCCAATAAGATCTTTCATAACCAGTAGCTCTTCTTGCTGTTTGAAGAACAGACTGACTACCCATAAAGTCCTGCTGTCCGGTTAATTTCTCATATATAGTATTGGCAGCAAAACCGATAAGACCCATCTGCTCGGTTTGGGTATATGCTCCCATACCTAATTGATATTTTAAGCTATAAGGACTCTGGGCTGAGCTTACCCCCATACCTGGGATATTCTTAAATCCCATCGATTGACCAGCAAACGCCGGAACCCCTTTTTCCCTACTAGAAGCATTCTCCTGGTCCCCCCCCAAGTATTCCTGATGCATATAGGTAGAAGGTTTGAGAATACGCCCTATAGTGAGGTTTGCGAGCCAAGAGAAGGGCATTGTAGGCTCGAAAAGCTCTCCAGTGACCGGATATGGCCTGTTATAGTAATTCTTCCTCTCCCAGTAGTATGGATCCCACATTTTACCAGTAAGAAGGGGGGCTAAAATAGGGCTAACCGGTGTCCCCTGGGCCCAGTATTCAGTCTCTGAATCCCATAAACCACCACGGTATTGATACCGGCTTCTTAGCAAAGGATACCAATGTTTCTTCCAATAAGATATCTTTCCCCCAAAGAAAGGAGTCTTTCCCATCAACCAGAACCTTCCTTTTTTCATGGGTATTTCTTGCTCACCGGAAAATATTCTATGTAGTTCTTCTGGACTCTGAGTTATGTCTCCCCAAGATATAAGGGCTGATGCTAATCCTAGAGCCAACCCCATGGCATATCCTTTAGGGCCACCTTTTTTAGCCAGCATACTGGCCATCACAAAAGGAGTTCCCAATCTTAGGGCATATGACAGTGGACTCTTTATTAAACCCGGGAACGCTTGTTCCGCAGTTCTGGCAGCATTAACTATACCCAGGTGCTGTAAAACATTCTGTTGGAATTCTCGCGCATTAACATAGGCACTAGCGGCTACATCAGTTGGCCCCCACCCTACTACTTGGCGAGAAAGATAGTTTATGAACTTATATGTATATATAGCTCCCATCCCCAGGCCGACAATCTTCATTGTCTTCCCTAGATTACGTATCCATACATCTGAATACGAACCTGGAGCCGAACCAAATAGATTCCTAACAAATTCCGTAGCTACATTCCCTTTACCTGACACCCCCAAACCAAAAGCTTTCTCCCCAACCTTATGGAATGTTCCCCCGGAGATCATAGAAATCCATCTCTTAGTGGTATCACCTGGACCAGATATATACCACGGACCCTCACTACCTCCCCAGTTTGATCCTAGGGTTTTACCAGTTACGTTATACCTTCTAGGAGTTACTGGGAGAGTTTCACCAGATATGGGATGCTTAAAATTCCAATCCCCCTTTCCTCTTATGTGCCTCTCTAACTGCTGTGGTGCACCACCACCATAAGAAGCAAACTCTTCTGAATATCCAACTTTTCTACCAAATTGGAATATTTTGAATCTTGCTTGGGCGGACTTAGTCTGAGCAGCCTTAGCTGAGATAATCTTTCTAGTCTTAGCTGATTCCTCTAACAGCAACCTTCTAAAAGTTAGGTTTTGCCTAGGATGGGGTTCATAGGTAGATACCTTCTTGGTCATAAAGGCTTCCAGTGTAGGAATTCGTTCTTGCGTTCTACTTACCGGATTTTTCCACCACTCAGAGCCTGTCCCTTGTAATTTTTCATGTTCAAGAGCTGCCATACCCTCAAGTTCTTTGGAAGTCATCCCGGGCTTCATACCGGTACTAGGAAAGAACCTGGCAAGATATTCCCTCTTTATAAATTCCCTTCTTTCGACCTCATAGACCGATTTGGGATCTAATTCTATTTTCCGTACATATTCCTCTGTAGTCCTTGGATTGAGGGGTTTAATTACACCCCTTCTCATTCTCTCAATATTAGCTCCCCAAGCATTAGTAACACTAGCGTGCATTCCTTTTATCGCAAAGCCAGAGAAATTTCCGCTAGACAATGCATCCTTGGGATCTTTTAGAAAGTGTAGTTTATCTCCTATTAATATACCACCATGCTTACCAACTTTAGCTGGGACACCGGGCCTGCCCACAACTCCTAGACTAGTTCCACCCCTAAACGGGACTACAGAAGGGCCATATAATAGTTGCCTCAATATGCTGGGTTCTTTTATCCCTAACGTACTCCAGGCAGGGAATACTGACTTGGGATACTTAAGATGTTTCTCTAAGAAGTTCTGTGCTATATGATATTGTTCTTCTGCGCTGGGAAGTGGTTTAAAGATATCCCTGATGGTATCCATCATACCGGTACCGGCATCTTCGAATTTATCCAGGGTTGCTTCCCTTATAGTTTTAACATTACGAGAAGTAGTTAGCCTGGCATCAGAAGCAAGATACTTTTCAAACCTGGTTGATTTCCCTAGCCCCGCTCTTAGTATATCCCTTGATACACCTCTAGTAAGAGCAAGTTTCTTCCTAGCGGCAATAAAAGCAACTATACCGGCTACGGAAACTACAGCTCCCATAATGTCGGATTGCTTTTCTTGATTACTCCTGGTATCTTCGTAAGGACTAAAGGAAAAATCTTTAAAGGCCATGTGCTCTCCAAAAAAATAGGAGACAACGGGGGTTACCCATCATCTCCTCTATTTTTTGACATTAGGTTTACCGGTAAACGCGGATTGTATAAATCCTTGTTCCCTATTGTCTTTTTCGAAGTCTATTGTCTTTGTATTGGTTTCTGTCTTGGATATCTCTAGTTTTGTTCCGAGTAATTCCTCTGCTAGAGATATATAATGTAATGTTGTTGGATAATCGAAATTGTCTATATCAGTTGGGGTAATATGAGGAAATGCTTTACATATAACTAAAACTATCTGATTATCTAATAGCTGAATTTTTAGTCTCTCCTTATCAAGATCAGCCTTAATATTCTCAATATCAGAAAACCCAGATAAAGACAAAATCTTATCTACAAGAGTTGTGACCTCCCCTGCCAATAAGTTACCACGCTGTTCCCGGCTGAAAGTCGGATACAGAATGCACTTATCAAGCAAAATATCTTCCGCCTCGCTACTTATATGGAACTGCACAAAGTACAGAGCGAGATATTCACCCTTGGTTAATAGTCTAAAGACGTATTCGTGATTTCCAATCTTTAGATAGTATATGCTTGCATACTTTCGCTTCCATTCAAGTATATCCGCGGAGAATCTTTTTAATTCTTCCGAGATCGTAAGATTCTCAACTTTTTCTTCCATTTTTAGAGCTTTACTGGTTCTTCTGTTATTCCAAAGTTAGAGGCCGCCATAATAAGCTCTACAAGGGTTGAAATTGTTCCAGCTTTTAACGTAGGCAACTTAGCTACATCAATAACCGGAAAGACCACGCACATTTGAACAATCTTCTCTTCATTAAATGCCCGAGTAGATTCAGGGTTAGCCATAATAGTCTTATATTCAAACCTTTTAATTGGCCGGTAGAGATATTGCTCTTCACCAAGTGTTATTAAATAAACCTCACCATGTTTCACTTTCCATTCCTCGATCTGTTCTTGTGTAACTCCCTTCACTGCACTTTCTGCCATTTCTATCTCCTTTATCTTGATGTTCCAATAAACTCGTCCGTATTTCTAGCTATAAAGCTATAGTGCTCTTGAATGGGCTGTCCGCCCACCTGTATCATTTGTGATTCTCCCATAAGATGAACACCAACCAGGGTTTTCGTGGTGGATTGCATATGATCACTTAGGGTGGTTGTCTGGTTCTGTGATGGATTACCATAAGATATCATTATATTAAAACCATCAGGAATATCTAATGACTGCTTTACATCCGGAGGTTCCAGGGTAGACGAACTAGCACTTTCTTCTCCCCATATAGAATCTTCATATACTTTTGCAAGACTATAGAAATCCTGGCTGTTACCTAATTCCTGTATCTCTGCTACCGAGCTTGGGCCAAAAGTACCGTTCTTAAGGTGGGCCGCTATGAGATCCTTGATTACTGGCCACTTAGTCTGGTCAAACTGCTGTTTACCGGTAGGATCATCAGCTGCTAGGGTCTTATATAGACTACTAATGTTGTCTAATACCGCGGCTAAGTATCCCTGCTGTCTGAAGTTTATAGTAAAAGAACCCTGGATTATGACCGTTCCCTTGGCTACTGAATCAAATAGTTGAGAAGCATACCCATAAATAGGCATCTTACCCTGGGTCCTAACCCATTGGATTGAATTAATATCGTCAATAAGAATGTTCCCCAGCCAGATAGTTATCTGCGATCCGGAGTAAAAGTCAAACTTATTGATAAATAATTCCTGATTCTGGGTAGTTGTACTCATTATTGTAATGTACTCCCATGAGAAGACATTCTTTTCTTGGCCTCGGCAATAAGAATATCGGTTCCAGTCCTGAGGCCGGGCAATGTCTTGCTTTTCCTGAAAGGAGGCCCTTTATGTAACATATCAATATCCGCTGCCACAAAAGAATTAGTCTGTTCAGTAATCATATCATCTATACTAAAGGTAGACCCTTCATTAACGACTCTTACCCCATATATACCCATGGTAGCCACATCGCCATATTCATTATTGAATGTTATAATAATATTAAATGGAGGTATCTGGTCTATTAATATGGTTGTTGGATCATAATTATCTACATAGGAGTATTTAAGAGCCTCAGCTAACACATATTGATCCAGGACTGTCCACACAAGAGTACCGGCCACTGTTCTTGGCCCGCGGGTATAAGCATCCGCATAAGTCTTACCTAGGCTCCTTACTGGATCAACCTCTCTAAAAGTACTGTAACTAATAGTTTGGAGATTCCCCAATATACCAACAACAGGTTCAGTCTCTGAATTAGGTCCAGCTATTTCATCCCCGCCTATTTTCTGCGGAGGAATATGTATATAAGCTATAATGTCTGCTCCCGAGAATGAATTAAAGAATCCATACGCATTGCTATAGTAGCTCTGTGTACCTTCTTGGGCCCTTCTCCGGGCTATTTTTTCATTCTCAGTCTGATTTTGGGAGTATCCCTTATCACCCAAGGGCCACCAGTAGGGTGTAGTAATAAGGCTCCCCGCTGAAAGATCATCAAATAATCCCATAAATTCTCCTTTTGGAATGGGGCCATAGAGTTAACTACGACCCCATTATTTGTATCTATTAAACTCCGCCTGCTCCCGCCCATGTTTTCGTAGAAGAAACATCTGAGTACGATGCTTTCCACGGGTTAATTTCCCTGGCAACAAATGTCATAGACTGTTCAGTAACTATATCATCTATAGACATACCAGAACCTTCATTCAAAATCTCAACACCCCTGATAGACATCTGAGCTACCTGGCCGTATTCATTGGCCGCGGTAAGAACGATATCAAACGGAGGTATTTGATCAGGGTACCAAGAGGGTTGCCAAGAATTGTCAGTATTCACATCCTGCCAAACCTGAGCACCTTTAACTTCTTCGGTACTATGTTTTTGAACGTCGGTATCATGTGCAAAGAACCAACCGGACTTGTCTTCCATAGTCTTAAATGACTCTAACAGAGCACTTCGGTCAAATACTGTGAACACGAGAGTACCAGCAATTCCTCTCTTACCCCTAGAAAAGGAGCGAGGATCAGCTGACCCCATCGTATAGATGGGAGCTTTCTCTCTCGTCACAGAATAAGACACGCCCTGTAGTTCACCAATAACCTTCCCGCCAAACGTAGCTTTGATATCTACGCCGGAGAAAGAATTATAACTCCTGGTATATTCGCTGACTGGCATGTTTTTACTCCTTCGTTAGGATTATTCAGAGGTTAGCGCAACGATCACAGTGATCTGTTGCAATTCGAAAGCCGGTACCAAGATTAACTCTACAGTAGCCTTACCCAATACTTGATCGGTAGGCGTTGCGTATACGTTAAAGTTGAATCTCCTCAGTGCACCACGTTCCTGCATGTTCTTGAGAGCATTTTCAATCGCAGTAGCCATTGCATTTCTTTGAGGCGCGTTATTGGGTTCACCAATAAATTGATCAGCAGTAGCCCTGACGTAGTTGATTGCGTCGTGAACAATTCTCACGGTTGACAATCTTACAAAATCAGAACGGGAGTACGCATCAATATTATATGCACCTGTCATAGCACTAGCCACAACAACACCTTTCGGTTTTTGAATAAAAGTAACATACCTTCCACCAGCCAAACGATTAGCCTGGTATTCAGATACACCCTGATTGAGGGTCACTCCCTGAACAATCTTGTTCGTAGGAGCACTCTTAGATTCCAAACCGCTTATTAAACCAGCATACACAGCAGCACCATTCGTATTATAGTAACCAATGGTAGGATAAAGCTCAATAGCTGCATCATTTGTCGCCCTGACATTAACCGCGACAACTGAAATATATGCACCTATATCTACTTTATTACCCTTGGCATCTATAACATCGCCACCGGCATAGCTAGCAGGCATCTCTTCTGTCGTAGTTGCAACAAACCTATAGTTACCGGGAACACCTAAAGCAGTAGCAGTTGTCCCATCATAACAAGCCAGGGCCCCCTGATACGTCTCTAATTTCTTAACCCATGTTTCAACTTCAGCAAGGGTTGGCGCTCCTGAAGCGCTAGTTGTTGCACCCGTAGTACCGATTACGCCTATACAAGTGTTATTATTTTTAGTAGCTTGATAACAGAAATTTGCTAACTGATAACCAAAATTCCAAGAAGTACCATCACCACCATGATAATTCGCTGTAACTGAATCATCCATACTAACACCAACCGGGACTATAATATCGACATTATGGTTTATTAGAACATAATATGCATAGTCTAAGTAACCATACAAGTCATTAGCGGCAATAAAAGCTCCAGAAGCAGCGGGAAGAATATTCAAAAGTTCGATATCCATTCCACCTGCGATATGACATTCGTACAGAGCTTTACAAAGTTCGCTGACTGAGCCATCTGCATTTTTGAATGCCTGATAGGCAGTAGTCATTGAGCCATCCGAAATAGAGTATGGTACATACGGCGTAGCTTTAGTATTAGTTGAAGTGGTCTTTCCAAGCAGGAGGATCGTAGGGCCAGACGGCGGTCTACTTACACGTAAGCCTTGATCTAATATTTCTACCGTTGCTCCTGGTAAATTCGCAAAGGTTGGCATTATTATTTCCTCCTTTTAATTAAACATAGGCCCTGGAACCTTTATCCAGAACCTCTAAGTGTCCGGAAGCTGTAGGTGCATTCCCAAAAGTAACCCCATAAAAACCAGATGGATATGCATTTTCCAACTCCAGATACAGGTCGATCTGTTTGAAGTCGTATTCCTTAATAGTCACGATCTTCTCTGTCTTGAAGTAATAGGTGACAGTTCTTACTGCAAGGTCATTTCTCCACTTGCTGCTTTCTTCATCAGTATTTCTCATCCAGTACAGTATTTCATTGACCCCATTTTTCTTCCAAACCCATGTGTACTTATATACAAAATCTTCAAACCATTCTACTAAATCATCGGCCCTGTTATTATACTTGGACCAACAATCAAACTGGATCAAGTTATCAAACCATTGACCCATTACCATAATATGGCATCCAGGATGATCTGGATCAACTCGATACTCTCTCACTCTCGGCTTTATCTCTGTAGGGGGATCGAATGGGTGCTTGGATATAGTCCCCGGCTCCCTCCTTTTTACCCTATATACAATAGTGTCTCTCCACTCCGCGATCGGCCTATCTTGATAATACCTAGAATAAGATGATTCAAAATTAATAGTGTTTTTCTCTTCCAGCCCGAGAAGATCTCCTTCAATCGGGGCAGTAGAACCGAGAGTGTTTAGTCTCACCATTCCGCCATTGCCTGACTCGGTTATTACTTCTGCAATTGTATATGCCTTCTTGGTCGTAATATTAGTTATCTTATCTCCCGCGGCCAGATAACGAGCATTAGGTAGTGAGATTACTAGGCTTCCCCTGTCCGTAGGATACCACTTACTCTGGAAATCGAGTAAGCTTTGGTACATGTATGTAGTTATCTGATTTAATGAAGCATTCCTATCAGACTGCCGCATATCTTCTCTTGTAGGATTAAGAAGAAAGTACGGTTCCTCTGTATAAGATTCTAGTTTTTTACCCAGTTCAGCCATCTAAATAACCTCCAGTTTCGCTGCAGCTCTCCAAAACTCAATCCTCCCGACCTGATCCCTAAAGGGCTCAGCTACGGCAATTCTGTAGAGTTCTTTCATAACATATGGCCTGACAGGATTCCCTTCATCGTCTAACTCTATTTCTATTACCTTATCTCCCTTGTCGGGAGCAACATAGTATTGAAAATAAAATACTATATAGTTTATATTCATCCATCCTATTTCAGTCTCAGTTTCAGATGCCGCTAATCCTATTTCAGGAGATACTAGCCGTCTCCTAACTAAATGAAGTTCATCTTCATAAACCCAGCCCTCTCCGTTACATATCGGACATCTCAGCTCAGGCTCATTGTATTTACCCTTATCTAGACTATATTGTTCAGCATCCTTACCTTTTCTATTCCAACAGATACACCTTTGTCTTTTATCCATCCTCCGGAGAAGAATCCAATGCCCTCTACGTGGAGTATACTCGTTTCCCTCGAGCATTATCTTCATCTCGGCTCTAAGGTCGATCTCGGTCTTCTTCCTAGTTGTTGCGAATGGAAACGGAGGAATATGAAATGTCTTAAACCCATCTTGTGGAAACGGTGGTAATCCCATTTAACTTACCCCCTTCAGGTTATTTTCGACACACCACATGGGCTGTAGATTTTTATAGTTACAAGCTTCCATGAATTGCCTCCTATTGGTTAAATCGAAATTTACTAAAGGTTTTATATGATCAATGTGCCACACTTTTCCCCATCTTCCACGATTATTCCAAGACATCCCGGGTTCAAACTTAGACTCAATATATTTTCTAAAGTATTCTATCGTGCATCCTAGATCCCGGACAGCCGATCCTGCTTTATAATTACTTCTCAAGGCCTGATTTAGGCGCGTCCTAAGACTGTGCGCCAAAGCATAATCAGAGTTAGATTCAAATTGTTTCTTCTGCCATTTTTTAGTAGTTTCTAGATTCTTCGCTCTATTATTACGCTTCCACGTAGTTGAAACATTATTACAACGAACACTGTTCTTATTATACCATGCAGCATTTTTGATTTTATGACAAGATCTACACTCATCCCTGTGTCCATCCTTAGATTTAGAGTTCCTATTAAACTCACTAATATCTTTTCCTATATTGCAACAATTACATATCTTCATAAGTACCTCGTATTAATAGAGTTAGCTCCAATCTGAATAGATCCCGGGAGATTTTATTCTCCTAGTCAATGTTTTGTTTGCACCCAGAGTATCCCTACCTGTCTCTAGTGTCCACGTGCGAACACCTCTCATTGGCGGAGTTGCTGGAGAAGCTACCCCCTTAATCGCCATTTTTGACTTAGCTCTCCTATATTTTCCCAGGATAAGCTTAAGCCAGGCATTCGTACAATCTAGAGACTTCTGTAAGGCACCCTTCACCCCGGCCTGTATATCGGTGCTCTCTTGGATGGTAAAGTCTCCAAGTCTCTTTATCATCCCGGGTCCTGCGCTAGCCATATCAAGCAACTTGGCATACAATAGATCGTATTGTGTTTTGCAACAAACCCACATCTTAGCTGCAAATGTTGGATGATCTGTATCCCAAAGATATTGGCTATATATAGTGTTAGCTATATTATAGGCTTCCAAAGAATTAAGATATATATTACGAGAGATAGTGTCATCAGGAATCTCTCTTATAAATGAACCAATTACTGACCTTATTTTGGCGACAGTACAATAGTATGGTCTATACGCGGTAGTAAACATAAACTTATACTGGCTTCCCAATTCTACGGATAGATAATCTTTTACTGATTTAGAAACGGTTACGGTAATCTCATTATTGGTCATCCAGGTATAATCGTTACCAGCATATGTTGATGGAGTCCATGTCAATGTTGGACCATTAATATTGGTTAAAACTCCACTAGGCATATGGGTTAGAGTAGCCGGATCACCATCAATAGGTTCGATCTCAAAGGTTAACCAGGACTGGTCAACAGCAACCCCACTTGCAACTGCCCTATTAAAAGTTACCGATACTGGCCCACCATAATATACTGTTTCATAGTCACCATTAATTACCCCTAGATTAGATGAATAGTTCTCTGGTGAAGTTGATACTATAGAAAGAGAGGTTGTTGCCTTAGGCTCTAAAACCATTGCCACCGGAGAATCTGCCGAAGGGGTATCCGGCATCTCTTCCTCGTGGACCTCTCCCGGCTGATCACCTGATTCTGTACCAGTTGTAAAATACCACGAGGATGAAAGAGCTAGGCTTTCTCCCGAGGAATTCTTTACACATGTGGAAGATTGATCTGCTCCCACTATCACTACGTTATATTGCGTATTCTGGTCAAGGACTATATCGGGAGCTATCGATAAGGTAAAACTTGCTACATTAAAAGTAGAAGTTTTACCAAGTATCTGAAAATCGGATACCCTATATAGGAGGATAGTATTGTCAGTTAAACTAGCGGCATCTAGGGCTTGGTCAAAGACAACCTCTATATACTTATTTACATATACCCCAGTTTCATCTGCTGCCGGAGTTCTAATGTTAATTAAAGGTGCTGACATGTTCTCCCCTATTTAGTTTCTGGTTCCTCATTATTCCCAGAAGTTAATTTAATTTCTACCTTGGCTTGCTCGGTTTCTTCCACAGAAGAAATCCCACCGATAGAATTAAGAATATTCTCAGCTATCTTTAGAATACTCTTACGATTTTTACCTAATTTCTCTAACTCAACAAGTTTCTCTATTTTGGCTATTTTGTAGCTACTTTTTACATTCTTCTCATCTTTTAAGGCATACATCCATTCATCTACTTTATTTCTTCCCCCATTAAGTAGATTTTGAATATCACTATCCTTATCAAGAACTTCCACTTTGTCCTCTGGCCATCCGATACTTAAATGTTCAACTTTAATAGCATGATTAATTTGATCTAATTGATGGTCAGTTGCATTCTCTGGGATAACGGCCATTCTGTTCTCAGCCGAAAGATTAATTCCACCTTCACCTTCTTGAAAATAATACAATCTCTTGTCTATATTCAAACTTACTCTATCGCCTCTCTTAACTGACATTATTCCTCCTATATATTACTAGTTCAATGGATAACCTGGGGCTAGGCTTTTACACCCAGCCCGCAGGTTAAACTCTATGACTCCTCTGCACCACTCTGATCTATGGGCGGTAATCCACCCTTCCCAGAAGTCCATATGATGCGCAGATCTACCATAATGACTAAACTCCAGCCTGGTTGATAGTCGGAAGTGCACCAGTACCGGCCTGCCACCTGAGTACATCCTCGAGGTCGTAAGCTTTAGTAATGCTGATGTTCTTTGCAACTGCGATCGCCTTACCTTCGTTCAGGATACCAAGACCATATCTTTCGCGGAACTTTATGGTACGGATATCTCTGCTCGGATCATCCCATTCCTCGTTAGTGACATCTTCATCTACGACTATAATACCAAGTTCATTGGTATCAGCCATGATGATGTCAGTCTTAGCCGCAGTAGCACCAGAAGCTGCAGTATAGGACAAGAATGGGCTAACTATGATCCTTAAAGGAGAAGGGAACATGTTGGGAACATTAGCATATGTGGTCGCAGAATACGGGGCGCTAGCGACCGGACCGACGTTGATTCCGCCCTGATACCAAGATTTCGCCACGCCTGGCTGACCTTGCATAGGACCAAACATCGGACCACCGTTTGCAAACCCAAAAGCACGCAGGATCGGATCGCGAGCAAACAGCAACCATCCTAACGGGCTCATTAAGAGAGCATTCGGCACAAAACCATTTGCTACTATCTTCGAATACATGACCAGCAAGTCATCGAGCGTGATAGTCCCGTTACCGGTTCCATCAGAAGCACGACCAGAAGTTTTCTTATTGCCAACATTGTTGTCAAAAATTACAGAACCTTCATTGCGGATCATGTTGAAGATCTTTGTCTCTTTATGTCTTGCTAAGGCACGACCTGCGGCCCTAATATGCATAGACATTACATCATATTGCGAATACCTGAGCATCTCATCAGTGATCCTTACCTTGACACCAGATTTCCCAATGAACGCGGTTACTGTACCGGCTACTTCGAGTTTCCTCTCCGGATACTCTCCGCCTTCTGGGATGTCCTCAGCTGTAAAAGCACCAGCAGCTGGGAAAGTGATCTGTTGTCCGGCCGAGAATCTGATGGTATGCAACAGGCTGGTACCTACCAGCAAGGGTTCGATAGCTTCTTTCACTATATTGGAAACGACTTTACCAATAAGGATAGAGGCATCGGGAGTAGAAAGAGCATCGCAAAGGTCCTTGTAACCGATTTTCTGATCTTTTTTAGTAGTATCAAATTGATCCTCGGTATTCTCGAAACCATTGTTGCGCCATATTTTGTCTGTATTCTCATATTTAGCCTGCAATTTCGAATCTGAGAAATACTGACGAGCGCCTTGTTCTTTCTTCCCGATTTTATCAAACACCTTGGCAGCCACGGCACCAACTAACTCATCCGTAACTTCCATTTTCTGTTCTGCCATTGTGATTATTCCTCCTTAGACAATACGGCTCGTTGGTAACTCTATGCTACCATGAGCTGGATTAATAGCTTCTCTGCATATGCAGAAGAAGTAGAGTAGTTATAGAGATGTTGCGGTACACCAGCGGTATCTGAACCGGACAAGCCAAGGCCGGGAACGGTCTGGACTTTATCAAGATTATCCACTGCAACTACGGACTTTCTCTGAATACAACGACCGACGATCTGGGTGACATCATGCGTTCCGTTTTTCCACAGGATGAATCCGCCATTCGCGTCAGACTGAACTAAATCACCAGCTTTGACGGTACCGGAAGCATCAACTGCAGTCTTAACAGGAACTTCGATGAGATAGTCGCAAAGAACAGCAACTTTATCCTGGATCTGGTAGTTGGTGTATTTCGTTAAACCTGCAGGGCTAGCAGAATCAAAACCTGCATTTATGTTCTGGAAATAGTCATACGGCGCAACGCCGATAGGCTTATTACCAGCCATTAAAACAGATGAAGCACCAGCTGCGGCAACATATTCGTCATGACCGTTAGCATCGAGATCAACAGTCAATCCAATATCGTCAGCAGTATAAGTTATTGTAGAGCTTGCTCCACCGTTCGCATGTACTAGATCACCACTGGCGTCAACCGCGACGATTGTGCCGGCAGTAATTACAACCCAATCATTCAGATAATGATCTTGATATTTTACCGCTAGATACTGGGCAGGTCTAAGTTCAAGTGCCGGCCTCTGACCTTCGGAAATCTCAAGGAAATCTCTGACTAGATTTGAGTTACGTTCATAACCTCTTGGAATTCTCGCTCCGCTCATTTGTTATTCCTCCTTTGGGAATTTGTAAACTACTTAGATTTAGGGAAAAGACGTGTTAGAGTTTCCTGCTTACCCTCGCGGGTTTTTTTCTTGTCTTCCATGACTTCATTGGTCAAGTCAGACTGAGAAATAGCGGGATTATCTACATCTTGCCCATTCAATCCAGTAGATAGAGCCGTTTCCTGCTCTATGAGTAAATCTCTGATTTGGTCTTTTAGAGAGTCTACGCTCCTCTGAGCGAACTCTTCAACCTTCGCATTGCGTGCATCTGGGGTCGAAATGCCCACAACATCGGGTTTTCGGAGTACTTTCTTTAGATCGTATAATCTCTCAGCTACCATTCTATGAAGCTCGGAGTTGATCTTCACATTTTCATCCAGAACTTTCCTATTTGCATCTTCTAACTCTTTCACTTTCTCAGTGGTTGCAACAGCGTCTCCGGGATCTTCGCCTACTGGGCCTTGATTACCGGCGCCATGCTTCACTCCACCAGTTTTACCTGTTCCTTTATTTTCGGCAGGTGACTCTTTCTCACCCTTCTTTTTCTTTTTGTCTTCCTCTTCTTCCTCTTCCTCTTTTTTCTTTTTAGGATCTTCTTCCTCCTCTTCTTCCTCTTCTTCTTTCTTTCCTTCTTTGGGATCCTCTTTCTTCTCTTCCTTCTTCATCTTGGCATCCTCTTCCTCTTTCTCTTCTTCCTTTTTCTCTTCCTTAGGATCCTCTTTCCCCTCTTCTTTAGGGTCTTCTTTTTTCTCTTCTTTTTTCTTTTTTGCATCTTCTAAAGCCAAATCATACTCATCTTTCATTTTCTTCATTTTGGCTTCGCATTCTTTTGCAGCATCTGCGCAATCTTTCTTTGCTGCTTTTATGGCTTTATCAAGTTCCTCTTGGACCATTTGTTTAAACAGATCTGAGTCCTTTAGCTGCTCTCTGGTTAACTCTGTGAGTTTCACGTCTTCCTCCTTGTCAATTTTCCTGGACTTGTTAGACTTATCTAGCAAATACGTAACAATATTATCACTGTCCTCTGCTTCTGAGTCAATCAGCGCATAGAGGTTACTGCCATTACTAAGGTCGGCAAGAACCTTCTCAGAATCGTTGTTAGCATATATGCTTACTTCTGCGGCATCCTTCTGTTCAGAAATGATTGCTTCTTTGACCCCAGCATATTCATCCGCGGGGATGTTCACAAAAGAGATTTCTCTATATGATAGATCTCCTGTAGTTATATATGCTAGTTTTCCATCATATTTAGAACCGGGAGTATGTTCACATGGACCATCGCCCCCACTCCAATCTGAATCGCATATAGAACAATAACAATGGTCAGTAGTCATCCTCACTGATACGGTCTCATATCTACCATCTAATATCTTCTGGATAGCATCCTGATCAGTCACCTTAATAGTTAATTTCTGATATCCATACCCTTCGCTTTCATGTAAGATAGGTTTGTATTCACTGAGATCAAACTTATTCTGGGTCTGAAAATACTTAGCGGATATTACCCTACCTACTGGATCCTTAGTGTCATCATGGTTAACCAATACCGGTTTCTTATACGGAGAAGTCCAGGTTCTGATACCTTTCTTCATAGACTCGGGAGGATAAATCCTGTTATTAATTAAGGTTCCGGCATGGGTGGCATTTACCTCACACACCAAACTGTACCCCTTCTTAATCTCCTGAGTGGAATCAGACATAATGGATTTCTTATTCTCATTCCTTATTTTGAATGTAACCGGTATATTATCAATAAGCTCGAAATGTTTGGTCATTTTGCACTCCTGTTATTATATAGCAACCTTATTGCCTTTTTTATAAGGAGGATTCTTACCCATACCGTTCTTTCCATATCGCTTAGTCAAATCCTTCTGGACTGCCTTAAAATATTTAGATCCAATACTAGTCTCCTTCTCGGGATTATACGGACCTATTCCTGCTCCGCCCTGTCCCATAGGAGCGCCATTTTTAATATCTGCCATGCTTCCTCCTGTTATAGTAAAACCTGTTCTGACAAATCGTTTAATTTATATCTTAGGGATTCAAAAACTCCAGAAATCCTAAATACTAACTCACCCCTCAACTCAGTATCTTTCATATTCTTGCAGAGTAGTTCCCCTAATTCATTGAAAATGTTACCCATTTCCTTATCCAGCATTACATGGTCAATACCCAGGCCACCAGTCTTGTTTGCTATTTCGGTTCGGGTAATATCTATCATTGGCTTAAGTTTATCTACACTAATATTTCTCCAATCATCAGAATCCTTAGCCATATCCACTATATCGAGTTTTGTCAAATACCAAAGATGATCTAATAAGCTAGACAAATCACTATAATCCTTTTTCTGGGTTGTCTTAGCCGGCTTACTTCCGTGTTGGTTAGCTGGCTTTTCTCTATTCTCTGTAGCTTTTTTACCCTTTTCAAGTTTCTTACCAACAGGCTCGCTGGTCTTTGTTGCTCCCTGAGAAGCCCCGGACTTAAGTGCAGACTTAGCAGCGGCAGTATAGGGCTCATCCCTGGCCATAATAATTGCCCTCGGTTCCTCTACTCTCTTAAAGTACATATCCTCACGTTGGTCATCCGCGATTGGATCTCTGGATATCTCTTCTCTCATTTCTGTTTCAGTAATAGAATGATGTTCATATTTAAATACTGAATGATTCTGAACCTTAAGCATAAAGTCTATATCTATTTCGCGGAATTTGATCTTAACGAAGTTATCTTCCCTCTCGTCGATCAGATAGCCACCCTCAAATAAAAGTTCTTTAAACATATATTCGTTGATAAAGTTCTCTACAACTGATTGAAAATCCTTACAGCGATCTGTCATAGACTTATCTATCGTTGAAGCAGTAGCTCTATTAGCCGTGTCTCCCCTACCAAGAGCAATCTCGGATATTCCAAGACCAGCTAAAACTCTTTTTTCAAAATACCTAAGATAGTTATCGGCATCTAGGGCCTTGCCTTCGGCACCTAAATTCTTAATCTCATGTCTCTCTGGAGTTACAATACTACCTTCTGTGGGCATCTTTTCTATCTGTTCTTTAATTATATCAACTTCACTTGTCCCGTCCTCATAAATCTCAGCAGGAGCAGTTTCTGTACCCACTATGTATTGATATAAGGGGAACAGATGCTGGGTAACAAGCATTTCAATATTCTCTTCCATCCTACGCAACGACCTAATATCATCCAGAACGGGAACTATATATGGAGTTCCGAATGCAAAACCCTCTTTCTTGTCGTAATATATATGGATAATGTTCTCGGGAATAAACTGAGGCATAATCGGATTTCCCGGAACCCTCTGCCAGTACTTAAGAACTTTACCATGAAAATCTCTCTTTATTCTTAGGGATGTGGGATCCATCGGAAAATATGCCGCTACTGGAGGAAGTGATATTCCAGCAATCCTTTTTACCGGAGCTCCACTTGATTTCTTATAATCCCTGACCTTAACCATAAAAGCATTGGCGTAAGCTACAATATTTTGAGTTATACTCCTCAGAAGCATATCAAATGTTAACCCGGAAACTTCTGCCATCTCGCGGAGCCTTCTCTTTATATATAACGTAGCTTCTTCATTCCTGGAGTTAATGTCATAACCTTCTTTTAAGCAAAGTTCAACATGTTTATTGAAAGCCTGTCTCACATAGGATTCGATATCCATTACTTTGGATATCTCCCCTAAGTTATATTCGGCAACTTGGAAAGAAGTTCTGCTCTGAGTAGGACCCAGTACGCCATACGCTACCCCAGAACTAGATACCCTGGATGCTATAACCGGCTTCTTTTTATTAAAGTTTACCTTTGTTTTATCTGACAGACTATTGCTTATAGAAAATAGATTCATTTATTCTCTCCCTGGGAATTTTTAACAAATTCTTCTAACCAAACGATGCCTGTTGGCATATCGAGATCCGTTATGTTTTTCCTACAGTCGTCTACTCTTTTAGAAATTGCTGCTTTGTCAGCGGTAGTCTTCTGGTTCGTAACCACAGATGGCGCCGATGAATCACCAGCAGCAACCCTGGCCTCGATTTCCTTCTGCTGTTCTTCCGTTATAAAACTATTGTATACATTAGGGGTAGCATCAACTGGATAAGTATAATCGTTATCCGCCAGATCAAACTGATCCATCATCTTTTGAACATCTTCCGCATTCGGAGTCCCATTTGTCGCACAAGAAGCTGATAACTCCATTATTGCTATTACTGTATCAATAAGTTTTAATGCTGTATTCACCCACTTATTTTCTTTTGCTTGAAATAGTTTAGAATCTTTATATACCTTCTGCATCTCTAAATCTTTATATATTTCCATCAGAAGGTCCTGGAAGAACTTTTGTATGTAATCTATAGCATCAGTTATATACCGCTGTATCAATTGCCTTAAGGGAGTACATTCAAATATCTTCTGCCACGTAGGATCATCGGGATTGTTTATCCATTTTTTGATTGGGTCAACCATTCTCTGTATAAGCTGGTTGATAACTCCCATTAACTGGTTCAGGATTAGCCCCCTCATGATATTATTTAGAATATCCTTGAAGGAATTTAAAATATCCTGAAAATCAAAATTAATCCCACTCTTCAGAAGCTGTAACATGGCCCGCAGACCCTTTAGTGTCTTGGTGTCTAGGCCTTTAGCAAACTTTATAAAACAACAAACTAAATCAGCTGACCAGCTTTCGTTGAATAAATTATCTAGACCATTTAAGAATTTGTTGGTATAGTCTAAATATCTATCTGTGACTCCTGCTATGTTTTGATCAGGCTTAAGCGCTACCAGATCCTTGAATGCTCCCCCCAACCTTGTTGCTTCAGACTTCCCTATCTCTGAAAAATTGTTCCACAGGTCTTTATAGCTAGTTATTTGCTCTTTATCAAATAGTGTATCCTGCTTAAATGACCAGGGCAAATATGCCGGATCCGGGAACATTCCAAGATAATTATCTGAAAAATTAATTATCTGTCTTACGTTGTAATCATTCTCGTTCCAGGAAACTATACTATTAAGATAGCTATTAAGATACCTCTGGGCATAGTTATCTTTAGGCGCAGAATTGCTAGTATAATTAGAGTATCCAGTGTATAGCCTATCTTGTATCAGCTGAGAATTGGAGTTAGCGTCATTGCTGGAATTATCAATCAGGTCTTCTACCTGTAGATTGCTTACCCCGGACTTTAATTGTTCAAGTAGGCTCTTGTATAACTCATAAGTTATATACTCTCCGCCACTAGCTTCATCGAACGTACTCACTACTGCTGAAACGTCTGGATCGGTTGTCTTGTTTACTGGGATCCTAAGTCCGGCGCATGCAGCATCTATTCTCTTATCTAACTTATCTGCTTTTGTATATAGATCATCAAGATTCTTCCTATATTGCTCTGGATCTGGATCTGAAACTGCAGCTGATGGATTTACAAAGCCCTGGGACAGAGATGCCATTCTTTCCCTATACCACTCTATCTTGGCTTTATAATTTATTTTAGTTGTGTCTGACTTATTCAATGACATTGTTCCCCTTCGTTAAGATCGGTGCGCCGCTGATAGAAAGCAGGGGGGGATAGACTCGCTACCAGCGGTTCTCCCAATTAGGAGACGGACGGAACCTGCGCACCTTAAAAAGTTGCCCTACCCTCTGGATTTGCACTTCTAGTCCGTTTCATATTAGCAACAGAGAAAATGGATTTTCGCCCCTCCGTCTTTCTTTGTCTTGCTCTCATAAAATCCAAAGTATTTCTAGCTGTTGTTTCTGAAAAAGTAGCCTTCCTGAACCACCTAGGAGTAATTGAAAGTCTTTCTTTTTTCTCTTCCTCTAACTTGGTTTTATTTAATTTAAAATCCTGATCAGTGGTTTCGCCGAACTTTCCAGCGAATGCAATAGTGGCTATTCTATTTTGGCGATTCATGTCACTAAATTCCATTGTAGCTCCCAGGATTGATAACATCCAAGCTACAATTGCGTGATCATTCTCATCGCTATAAATTGGTTGACCAAGAGCTGTGGTCCTAATAACAGTGTAATCTCTAATCTGACCCACTAGACCGTTCTTAATATCTTCGGATTCGGGGAGTATTATCTGGCCATCTTCCATCCTACGAGCTGCAAGATTTACCATAAAGGGTTTCATGTGTTTCTTGACTATTTGTTTGGTAACCGGATCTCTTATTTCCATCCTATCGCCAAAGTATATACCCTTTAACTTGTTTGCCAAACCTGATAATGGATGCTCAAGTCCATACTTACGGAGCATTTCTATCTGTGTATGGCCATACCCCTGATCTACATATATATATTCCGGATTCCATATATCGTTTAATCTAATAATATCTTCGCAAGACCTTACCTGGGTAAACTCTTCCTGGGAGATAATATGTTTTAGTACAGTCTTAAACGCCCCCCTGCCTCCCAAAAGATTCTTATTCCACTCCGTGATAATAATGCAGGTACCATTCCCTGCAGCATTCCAGTCCACCCCCATGGTGTATAGGGAATCCGCATTTCTCCTAACCCTATTCATATCATAGTCTTGCAAGCTTGCATCTATATGTTTCCTAAGGAATACACCCTCTGCTACATCCCCGAATTCAGCCTCAAACTCATGCATATATCCAGCATCTGAATACTGGGCCCTTTCTATGCGCTCTGTTTGAGAATTCCATGTTGGAGATACACTAGAAGGAAAATGGAATTCCTTATAACCTAACTCTGGTTCAGTACAAAATCTCCAGAACATTTCCCTCTTACCGGTGGGGGTAGAGGAGGCCCAGATCATGACATCCGGCCTGGATGCTTGTATAGCTAGGATAACTTCAAAATCACTTGTGCTTAAATAGTCAGCTTCATCTATCAGGATCATATGGGCGTCCTGGCCGCGGATACCGGTTGACTTACTTCCAGTTCTTGTACCAGATGTAAAACCCAAGATCTTTGAACCATTGTGAAACTCAACCCTGTAAGGGTTCTTAGTGTTCCTCTTGATAGAGGCCTTGAGCGAATCGCTCTTTCCTAAGAATTGGTCTAACTTATCAAAGATAAGACCAACCTGATTTTTATATGGAGCGATAACCAGAACAGTAACATTCTCGTGAGTATAAGCATAATGAAGCATATTAACACTGATTGCTTCAGTCTTTCCGGCACGACGTCCTATCCTGCTTACCTTTCTAAACGCGGAACATTTAAGCATTACATCCTGATACCATCTTGCGTTCCAGGATAGTTCCGTTCTTGTCCAGAGAACTGGGTTAAAGAGAAAGTTGGCAAAAGCCAAATCATCCTCTCCCATTAATTTCTTTATCTCTTCATTGGTGTCTATTGTCTCATGGATAAGGCCACATATTTGTAGTTCATGATCAGAGGCTATCTTATCTTTGTAATAGACTTTCCCACCCTTGAGGCACCACACCTTGGCATGTTCTTTAAGACACTGCTGGCAATAGGGATGTATCTCATTCTTTTTCATAATATCTGGGTGGGTAGAGAAGCAACAGACGGTCCTGCATATATTCTATTTATGATATTCGACCCGGCTCTCAAACCCAACACCTATTACCTCTTTCCTTTTTTAGCAGTCCATTTACTCTTAAACATTCCATAGCATTGTCCAACCGCTTGCTCTTGTGTCTTTCCTTCTTTCTTAACAACCGGTATACATCTTGACATATAACTTTTAGATTTCTCGCCCCTTTGTACAGATGGCATATTATTTACATCCCATTTTCTTGGCGGCTCTTTCTGCGCACCTTGTAATCCCAGAAGGATTAGGTGCATGATGAGCCAATTTCTTTGCGGACTTAGTCCTTGCACAACTATTTACCGGATAACTTCCCGATGGAGCCCCACCACTTGGACCACAAAAACTCTTTACTCCGGAATACTTACCGACATTCGATCCACCTGGCCTGTCTTGCGGACGCTTTGCTTTCCTAGTATCTTCAATAGTCGCGTATCTATTCATATTATACCTCATATCCCCAAGTAGTTATATCACCAGAACAACCGGCATAAGTATCACAATATAATGTAGTATTTATAGCTGAGCTGGGATACGGTTTCCTACAAGGATGTTGTATTGTCGCTCCTGACGGCATAACTAGCTGCACCACGGTATGGGTAGCATCATTTACCCCGTCATACAATTTAACAAAACCGGTACAACCGGCGCTGATAATCATATCAGTAATTACAAACCTCTTTCCGGTAGCAGGAGTCCAAACGACATTAGCTATCGAACTAGCCGGAAGATGGGCATATTTATGAGTAAAGTCAGCAGCATCAACCGGATTAGATACAACTCCGCTAGATGAAGGATCTGAATATTCAGGAAGCTCTACTTTAATTCTATCTGTTAAGTTATTATATCCCAATTCTTGACTTGTTGGGTCCCATCTTTTTAGGGTATCATTTAATGCGTCTGTCATCTTGTGCTCCTTTTATTTTCCAGCCTTCTTAGCTCGTCCCATTTTTTTAAATGTTCTGGCTAGGGCTTTCCTCGCAGGGGTACAAGTTTTTTTAGTCATTGGAGTACAATAACCCTCATGCTTTGGATTAACTGCTCCCCCGATCCAATTCTTCTTTGATTTCTTGGCGTCTTCTAATGTTTTAAAAGTTTCCATTTAGTCACCCTCTTCTTTAACTTCATCTAGTTTTCTGCTCTTCTCTATCTGGTTTAGGGCCTCAGTGAAATGATTATCTTTTAATACAGCTGTTCCGTCTGCAAGCACTGACTTATCCTCTATAGCAAGCATTATGGTCGCTTGAACTAACTCCTTAATATAGGCTCCCGTATAACCATCAGTTTTCTTAACCATACTACCAATGTCCAGGGCTGTAATATTAGATTTTGATAGAAATTTATCAAGCATTTTCCTTCTTAAATCCTCATCCGGAAGTTCAAATCTTACCCTAATATCAAACCTACCGGGACGATTTCGTAATGCCTTATCAAGAGTCTTGGGATAATTGGAAGAAGCAAGAGTTATAATACCCTCATTGCTTTCCACGCCGTCCATTTGGTTCAATAACTCACCGGTTATTTTATCATATGATCCGGTATCTCCAGCTCTCTTCTTTCCGATGTAATCTATGTCCTCGAATAGAACTATTGTCGGGGATAGTTCCCTGGCCATATTATATATAAAGGATATATCACTGGGATATACAATGTCATCCGCAGTAACCCAAATAAATGTGCTATCAACCTGATTACACAGGGCCTTGGCAACCAATGTTTTTCCAGTTCCCGGGGCGCCTTCCATCAGTATTCCCCTTTTTATTGCAATATTATTCTTCTTATATAATTCAATATTATTAAGCATATCGACGGTACCGCTCTTAATCCTTCTCTTTATCTCATCTTTTAGGATTATGTCGTCCATGTTTGTTCCGTCGAGCTTTATAAAGTTTCCACAAGGAGTAATCTTAGCTTTCTTGAAGAAATTATTTTTTACCGAGTCTTCTATTATCTCATTGATTATTGTGGATGCATACTTTTTATCTTTCTCATTGCAGTATATCGCAATGTAACCGGTGTTCCACCCATCTATAAAATCTATCGCAAAGATTAACTTTGTTTTAGTTGTTTTATCCTCAAGAAAAGTATACCCTTTGACCATCGCATTCTTGAAAGCATCTATAGCAACCTGAACCTCCTCACTCTGCGCGGTCTCCACATCGCCATAATAGTTGAACCATAGCTTCTGTATCTGGTTAAACTTATTAGCGATTATCTTTTCTGAAGAAACAGACAAGAGCGGCTTCTTATATTTAGGGAAAGTCTTAACGTTTATAACCTGGCTGAGGACATTCGAAGTAAGGAATTCGTTAAACAAGGCTACCCGGCTGCTTTTCTCTTCAGCCTTCTTGATTAACATGGAAAGTCTAGCGCTATCTCCGAGTTTCCTGTCTTCCATGCGCTGTACATCCCTGAGTAATCCACTATTATGTTTCTCTCCCTTGATTACTCTCCTTGTTCTCTCATAACTATCTTCTATAAACATTGTTTTATCCCCTTATAGTATTTATATAGTTTCCACTTTTCAAGAGATCCAAATAACTTTGTTACTATTATAATAACAAACTGCAATTCTTTTTTGAATGTTTTTCTATGGCATCTTCTGCACAATGTAGCACCATTACTAATAAGGTATTTTAATTTTGGAAAAAGAGATTTTGGTAATATGTGATGCGGATCAATCCTGCAGTTCCCTCTCCCGCACAATATACATTTATAACCGTCTCTTTCATATACCTTAGTACGCCACGTAATCCATGATTTACATCTTGGTTTTCTTCTCCACCACCTACCTGTGAAATAATTGCGCTTCATTACCAATCGCGCTCCTCGCTTGCAAATGAGATTCTGCAATAGCTCTCACAGCTCTCTGCCTTGATGTAAAAGAAGCCTGAGTTTCGGGAAACATCACATTCATATCTACATATCTAGTACGCTCCATGGCCCTAGCCGTATTCTGCCATAATGCCGCGCCACCAAAATATGCTACTCCAACTCCCCACATGGCCGGATTAGTGAGATACCGAAATGCGAAGAACGCCGGATCGGTCCAGGTCATGCTTGCTAACCCAAATCCTACTGCACGGGAAGCAAACAACTGGGTAGCGCCGAGAGCATTTTTGCCTAGAAACTTCTTTCCAAACAACATTGGCCTGTAAGCTTGTTCGTAGGCCACCTTAAACGCAGAAGTACTGCCAATCGCTGCCGCCTTAGGAGCTTCCCGTATTCCCCAGCTCTTGCCAAGAGCACTTATCTTTATCCCACCTTTTTTAATCATCCCCGCCCAGGGAACATAGTACTCTCCGGTATTACTAAATTCGGCAAGCATAGATAGAGCTGACCACTGATAAAGCGATCCCACTACGCTACCCAATCCACCGCCGGAATATTGATCTTGTTCTCTGTCAAGGAAGTCGCTTCTCATGATATCTCCGTTTAAAGCTTAAATTTCATGGATTTTATCCCACGATAACCGCCATAAAGAGCAGCACCCTGGACACCACCAGCTACGGTACCACCGACAGCACCACCAATAGGATTATCATCGCCAGACATCATCCCCCTGGCAGCTCCAAATAAACCCATTCCGACTACCCAGTTCCTCATCTTCTGATTTTTAGTAGAGGACATAGTGTTCCAGGCATACTTAAGATTATCCCTCATATTCCTGGATTGTGTAAATCTATTTAACCCTCTTGAAAACTTTGGATTGAAGCCTCGAAGAGCTACCCTTGATGCAGCACCCACAAAAGCACCCTTCATCGCTCCGCCTACAATACTCTCTCTGTCACTCACTGCGCCCCACGCAGCCCCAATACCGGCACCGATTAACCCGCCGGCCATGGCCCTACTAGCCATACTCACAGTTCTTCTGGTTTCCATAGCTGACTTACCGGCTAACCCCGTAGATTTAAGGATTCCCCTAACTTCACTGTATCCACCCGTAGCCCTGGCAGCTCTCCATGCGGGACCAACGTTTCCCTTTACAGCATCCCATATTTTATTAAGATTACCAGGCATTATCTCCCCCCGAATATTCTCCACATACGTGAAGCTTTTTTAGTCTTACTGGCAACATTATGCATTATCTTGCCTTCATGAAGAACCTTATTAACTAATCCCTGGGTTGGTTTTACCTCTATATGTTTCTGGACTACATTGCTTAATGCGGAGGCCTTAACTTCCTCAGCTATTAGGCGATTATCTCTAAGATATTGCTGTTGTTTTACTGGATTGTTAGTACCCTGATACCACTTACCCCAGTAAACTGCTCTTGCTTCTGCAGTTGAAGGTATCTTTCCCGGGACAGATAAATATTTAACTCTTGCTATTGCAGCGGCAAAGTGATCATGCTGCATCATAAAATCTGCCAACTGCTGTCTAGTCATGGCTGTAAGTTCTTTGGCTGTCAGACCAGACGTTGTAGTCAACAGGTTCATTGCTCTTGGTTTTGTTGACGCCCACCTTACCAGGTTTTTGGCCGTTATTGGTTCAACCATGAAGATGCTTCTTGCCCGGCCCTTCTCTACCAGCACCTTACCCTGTTTAATAACCTGTCTTTTATGGGTTAACCTCTGAGACTCATGAACTGCAGTTTCAAAGAGCATATCTGATGCATTCTTCTTGGCTATATCCTTGGTATCATAGATACCGGATACATAATCCGTTAAACTTCGTAACTGTTGTACCTTTTCCGATACAGGTGTAGTTCGGTTTGTAACAACTCTGTTATCAGCAAATGCTCTTGGTGCGCTGCCGGCCAATAGAGTAGCGGCTATAAATACTGATATAGCGCCTTTCTTTCCAAGCCTCTTAAATCTGCTAAGAGAACCTGACTTTCTCATCATTGCTGATAAACCACCTTTAATTGAACCTCTTGCCATCCCCACTGCTGCTGCCCCGCCCATAAGAATTCCCGCAAGAACTACATCGTCCAACACCATTGCGGTGGCTAGAAGTCTTTTTTCGTTGGGTCCTTGCTGATTATTCTGTTCGGGGTTCATTAGGTACCTCACTGAAGACTGCGGGGGTTACATCAATCAAACCTGCCTCCGCCGCTTTACGTGTGAGTTCCCTGGCCTTCTCAAGCAACTTCGAGGCATAAGTACTGGGATCTGCCATGATTCTATTCACGTCTTTTGCCTTGGCTTCTCTGGTAGCAATCAGAGCATTCATAATCTTTAATTTTTGTCTTTGGGCCTTCTCTAAAAAATTAACGATCTGATTCATCTCGTCTCTATAGACAGGCTTCAGACCGTCGGGGGTATTTTGAAATCCAGCAACATTCTGTTGTATTATTCCAGGTTTATTAGCCAACTCCTCCGTTGCTCTCTTCTCGAGAATTTCCCAAAAAACTAGGTCCCCCACCAATGCTCCATCTACCTTGCTATCAGGATCTACGCCAAGTTCCCTGACATAATCACCATGCCACATTTCCAATAGGGTACCCTCTACCGGGCACTCTTTTCCGATAGGATATGTATTATTTGAGCCGAGAGGGCACTTTTTGGAGTAAGGGCAAACCTCGCCCATACACATCATTGGAGCAGTAGCAGCAAAACCGTGCTTTAAAGTATTTAGATATAAGATCAGCTTCTTAACTTCTTTTGGAGTAAGCGTTATCTCATATCCATCGCTTAATCTCTTTGAGAACCTAGCCAGCAATGAATCCGGTTGTAATCCCTCACAGGTATTCCTTAGGGTTATTTGCTTATCTTCGGTCTTTTCTTCCATAATAGTCCTAACTCTCGCTTTCGTATTCCTTAGGTAATCCTGCTTTATAGCTGGTAGTAGACTGTTTTCTGTTGGGGGCCCTAACCTTAATACCTTTTAGGCCGGCAATAAGCTGGGCTTTTGTGAGACTCATCTTGGATGGTGCGTATGTACCTGAATATGGGCTACCTGCTCTTGCCATTTATCCTCCTGGACTTTTAGTTACCGTATCACCTGTCTGTTTCATGTGTTCCTGAAGCATGTGTTGGAGAACCTGGGTCTGAGTTGATATGTTTTTACTCTCCAGGCCCACACCAAGAAGCCTCAGTATTACCATTGCTATAATGACAGTTATACCTACGATGGCCACGAACCATTTAGTGTGCTCAATATCCTTGGCAATACTGCTATTATTAAGCTTCTCGGCAAGGGATATTGGAACTTTAGAATTTACTGCTTCCAAAAGATCCTTTTGCATACCCTCTATCCTGCTTAGACTGGCGACAGTTTCTTTATGGGTGTTATCATAATTATTGGTAACCCCACTTATAATAGCCTCGCTGACCCCATTGGTCATCTTATCTATTATCTTATCCTGTTTCTGTGTAATTCCCTCCAAAGCGTCAGTAACCCGCTCAAGCGCTACAGCGGATTTAGCGTGGGCCTCGGCGAACGCACTTAGCTCTTCCCTGGAAATTTCCGACATAAGTTATCCTCCACGAAGTAAGCCATCTCTGGGGGAACACAGATACCTAGAATATGTGAATTATCATCTATGGAGGTTACTGAGTGTCTGACTCCCCGGGGGATAGAGGCGCATTCTCCTCTAAGCATTACCCTGGGAACTCCTTCTATCTTCAATAAGACCTTCCCTTTTGTGATTATAAGATATTCAACGCTATCCTGATGTGAATGATCTGGCCAGAAGTCCCCGGAGTGTGTCCATATACCCTCAGTCACGGTAACATCTTCAGTCTGAAAGATAGAGTGTGCCTCAATAGTAGTATATAGCTCAAAACCCGTGGGCTTAGTAGCTATATTATTAATAGGTGTACTATCAAAAAGTAATTTCAGAGAGTCTAGCCTTGTAGTTATATTATCTAGAGCCTTATTGTTCTTATTAAGGTTTTCTAATACAGTACCACTTAGCATAGGTAAGTCTCCTTAATATGACAAAGTACTGTTCAAACCTTACTTAGAGGGTTCTACAGCTATTGCAGTTGTGGTAACGTTGGCTGCCTGTGGGCCTTTTTCGCCTTGAACTACCTCAAACTGTACTTCATCGTTAGTTTTTAATGTTTTATATCCATCCATGGTTATCGCGGAAAAGTGCACAAAAATATCTTTGTCGTCCGATGCTTTCTGAATAAAACCATATCCCTTTTTGTTATTGAACCATCTTACCTTGCCTTTTTCTAAAGCCATTTTATATTTCTCCTCTGTATATCAACTCTCTAGTACTATTACTAGAAGTAGTTTCGGGCGCGAAGCGCCCTGTTTTTGAATTTTTTCGATGGATATACCCATACCTTAGGGCTATCCGCTGGATTCTAGTGAAGGGATCTGCCAGTAGAGCTTAAGTACAGGCTAGTTTTCCTTCCTTTTCTTCCTTCACCTATATAAGGAGTGGTAATTCGTTGGTTTAGAACAGTTTGTGGCATTTATTTAGCAAAAAAACGTTGGGACCTGATATTTTGGCAAAAATTACCAGCATTCTAGTGCTTTTGTAGGCAAAGTATAACTTTTCCCGCGGCCGGGATCAAAGTGAAACACAAAATCCTTATAGGCCGGAAAATATTAGGAAAATTTACGTAGGTCCTGAGGAACTATAGGGTAAGTAATTAGTATCAATTCGTGCCCGACTAGTTAATATAACAAAATCAACAAAAGAAAGGAGGTGAGAAAAATGAAAACAATAATAGATATAACTAAAGTATTAACACTCTTAGTTATAGGATTGTTATTAGGTATTCTGTATATGAAGCATGAAGACAGAATAAAGAATACAATCAAGGTAGCTAAAGAAGAGTGGAAGAAAGAAATAAAGTAAGTAGAGAGTAGTAAAGAGAAGAAGGATACAGTATAGTATAAGTATAACAATATAGTAATAGAGAGGAGGTGATTAAGATGAGATTATCTACTATAGTACGTAGGGTAGAAGATGTAGTAACAGCTGCTACTAAGACGGTTATAGAGGATAGCAAGATAGCAATCAAAGCTATCAAGGATAAGCATAGCTGTAAGGCAATAGTAGTAAAGGAGAATAAGTAACAAAGGAGAAACACAAATCTACTGAAGGAGGGAGGTGAAACTACATGGATATGTATTCTGATTATGGCCCGGGTCAAAAGGACCTGGAGGCCAAATTGGAAGAAGGCCGAAGGCCAACTTCAAAAAAGCGTAAAGTTCAAAATCAATGCTCTTCAAGGCCCGGCCTTGTAAGAGAGGACTGCCCTGAGTATGTACCGGCTGATCTTCGTAAGAAGTATATGTCAGGCGGGGAATTCAAGGCTAGTCCGTTTAGTAAACTAAAGGTATAAGAAAGGAGAAACATGAGATACCTAAGGTTCATGTGGTGGAAGTATATTAAAAGACAACCAGTGGTAGCGGCTGCTATCCTGGTATTTAATGGGCGCGTCATAAAATGAAAGGAGGCAAATCATGGATAGAGACACAGGAGTACAGGTAGGAGAGGCTATTGTGGTAGGGATAGTCATATTTCTTGTGTCCGCTATAGTTGAGTCAATGGTAACTATGTGGATGTTCAAGAAATTTGGCGGATGCCCTATGGATCCATCAAAGAAGAAGCAATAACTACAAAGGAGGCAGCATGCCAAGGCTGTTTGTGTATACAAGAGTACGTAAGGTAAAGCATGGCTATCTTGTGATTCAGATAGAGCCGCATCC